GCAGCATCACTAGCTGTTAATTTTTGTTCTTGTACCCAACTAGTTCCGTTATATCTATATACATACGCACTACCAGCATCAGTAAATCCACTATGATCGTTGTAAGCTGATCCAACTACAATAAGATCACCACTTATACTTACTGAATTTCCAAAAATATCACTTTCAGCGGCATCACTAGCTGTTAATTTTTGTTCTTGTACCCAACTAGTTCCGTTATATCTATATACATACGCACTACCAGCATCAGTAACTCCGCTATGATCGTCGTTTGTTGATCCAACTACTATTACATTACCACTTATACTTACTGAATATCCAAAATAATCACTACCAGCAGCATCACTAGCTATAATTTTTCTTTCTGTGTATTTGTATTTAATAGTTTCAAAACTACTATAAGAACTTGCGGCTAAAAGTGATCCAGACATTTTTTTACCTTATACTATATTTAGTACACAAATAAAAAGAGGAACCATCTCTGATCCCTCTAGTCTTCCCATCCCGATTGTGAAGATACAGTATTTATTCCGTTTGACCAAAATAATTGATTTAACATGACGGATTGTGTATTTTGATATATATTATAGAAAGCAGATACGTCCATGCGTGATCAAGTACTTGAAATTATTAATAATCATCCGAAACACTATAGTTTACTGATTAAACGAAACACTGCTCTACATAATTGGGTAAAAGATAACTCGCAGATTGATTGCGATCATTTTCCAACTATGATTTACAGCGCTGTATACGGAGTTAATCCAATCTGTAATAATAATAAGCTAAAAAAGCTAACAAGATGGTCAAGTGGGCTTGTTAACTGCGGCGCGGCAAATGTCTGTGCGTGTACTAAAGCTGATATCTCTAAAAATGTAAGCACGACTAAACAAAATTATAGTGAGCGGCGCAAAACAGAAATAGAAGACAAAAGAAAAAGCACAATGCTGCTCAATTACGGGGTTGAATATAACAGTCAGCGTGAATCAGTAAAGACAATATTAAAAACATCAAAATTAAAAGAGCATCAATTCAACACATTAATTGATCGTGACTGGTTACAGCGTGAATATGTTGATAACAAACGAACCGCAGTTGATATTGCGAAAGAATTAGATTGTCACGATAGTGCGGTTAGACGATATGTAGCACTACACGGATTTGAAGTTAGAAATTACAGTCTTCGTAGCTCACAAGAATCAATGATTTGTCGTTGGCTAGATCAGCATAATATCAACTATGAGTTTTGTAACAGAACTGTATTAAATGGATCAGAAATAGATATATACATACCAACTCATAATTTGGGCATTGAAGTTAATGGGTTGTTGTATCATAGTTATAATCCCAATTCCTTTCATATTCTGAGACAAAAAACTCAAAAAGAAGAACGAACGAGACATCTAAATAAAACTTTACTAGCCTCAGAAAAACAAATTCAATTACTACACTTCAATGATCATCAAATAAAAAATAAATGGGATATCGTAACCAACATACTGTCAAGTAAATTAAAGTTACAAAATAAAATATGGGCTAGAGAATGCGAAATTATAGAAGTTAATTCTGCTGAGCAACGAGAATTTTTTAATCGTGTTCATATTCAAGGATGGGTAGCAGCAAAAAAAGCGTATGGACTATACTACAACGATAAGTTAGTTCAATGTATTAGTGTTGGAAATAATCGGTATCGTTCTAATGAGTTAGAGATTTTAAGATTCGCTAGTGAAATGAATACTACGGTAGTTGGCGGATTGAGTAGATTACTAAAACATATTCAATCAATATTCTCAAATATCACTATAACAACTTACTGTGATAGAGATATCAGTAACGGTAACGGGTATATCAGCGCTGGATTTAAAATTATTGAGTATACTAAACCTGGATATTTTTGGACTGACGGCACAGAGATTATTAGTAGATACAAAACTCAGAAGACTCAATTAAGTAAATGGCTACCGCAATACAATCCTAATGAGAGTGAAAGTGTAAATATGTTTCGTGCTGGGTATCTTAGATATTGGAATACTGGTAATGTAGTATTACGCTATGAGAAATGAAAAAGGGACCCGAAGGTCCCTTTTGTGTGATGTATTCCAATATTATTGGAATGTAACATTGGAAATGTTAATTTCGCCAACGTAGTCGGCGGCATTGCCAAAACTGCTTGCGGTATTGGTAAGCTCAACGTAGCCATAACGTGTCATAAATGATACGACTGGCTCAAATGTTGCTGGGTCTAGAACAACACCACTGCTCATCAATGGGATGTATGGGCAGTAGAACGCTGCGGCATCAGTTTCTGAAGAACCCTTGTAACCAACTAGTACAGGAGTTGAATCAGAAGCGTAGCTGTCAACGAATACGCGCATAGCGTTGTTTAGTGTACCAACTAGCTTGGTGTTAGTTGGAGCCTCAAATGTGCCCTCTGTTGTACGAGCGAAAGCACTTGTTGTAGCACTTTGTAGAACAGTTAGAGCTTGACTACTTACAACAGCCCAGTTACCAGCGCCACGACGAGTACGCTGAGCAATTAGGTTAGCAACACGATTGATTAGAACAGCTAGAGCAGCGTGTTCGTCACCAACGAATGTAGCGGTACCACTTACGGTAGCCTGGTTGTATGTGAACTCAGTAGCAGCAAGACTGCGTAGTGATAGGAGAATTTCCTGATCAATTTCAGCAGTGATTTCTTGTGCTAGAGCGGCCATGATTTCAGCTTCAACGTCGATGCCGTGCTGTGACTGTGCGTCTTGAGCGGCTTCGAATGTCCAGCGAGCTTGTAACTTGCGTGACTTGGCTTCAACAGCCTGACGTAGAATCTGAACGCTGATTTGCTTACCGCCATTGCCTTCTAGTGAGGCTGTATCAGCACCAGTGTATGCGCTTGTAGAAGCGGCGCCACTAGCGGTGCGTGAGTAAGCCTGAGCAATCTTGAATGGGCTTAGTGCCTCTTCGCCAGCCTGTACACTTGTAGCTGCTGCGCTGTTGTCTGTTAGACTGTTAGCGTAGCGAACACGTAGTGTGTGAATCTGACCAACTGGTCCTGTCATTGGCTGAACGCCTACCAATTCGTTAGCAATAACGGTTGGCATAACACGACGAATAACTGGTAGAATTACACGATTTAGTGTAGCAATGTTACCAGCTACGGTTGTACCAGCTGAACTTTCAGCTAGTAGCTGCTTGCGAGTGTTTTCAAGAATAACACCCATCATTGAACGACGAGTTCCTTGGAGACCTTCTAGGAGGGCTTCCTTTGTTTCGCCCCAACGGCTCTCTAATAGTACTTTTGACATTTATTTAATCTCCTTATTAATGTCTGTATTAAAGCCCTGCCAGACGCTTGAAAGCGATCAGATTTTCTTGATCTTCACCCTCAATTTCTGTTTTCTTGGCAGATTTATCACCAGTCACAACACTTTCGGCAATTACTTGTTTCTTTTCAGCAACAGATTTGCTTTTACCATTGTTTAATACGGCTGGTAGATACTTATCAAAAGCGTACTTTAGCTTTGGTGTTTGTACGCTTTCTAGTAAATTACGCATTACTTCGGACTTTTCTTCATTTAGTGTACCTAACAATTCTGTCATGGTACGCTCACGTAGATTAGATTCCTTAATAATACGAACTTCACGTTCCTTTGATTCAACCAATTTCTTGGCTGTACTAACTTGCGTGGCAGATTCGGCTAATTGTTTATCCTTTTTAGCTAATTGTGCTTGTAATTTACGTACTTCAGCTTTCTCATTGAGATGTGTAGCACCAAATTCAGCAGCAAACGCTTCAAATAAACGACGACCAAAGGCACTCTCACGAGCAACTTTAATGTCTTCCTTCAATTGTCCGATTTCACCCTTTAACTGTCTAGTAACATTTTGGTTGAGCTTTTTGGCACTTTCAACAATAAAATTTTGTTTGAGTGATTCCAATTGTGTTCTTGCTTCGGCTACTAGTTTAACTTTAGCCTCAACTACCGCACGCTTGTCTTGCTCAAATTCTTTGATTTCACGAGATAGAGCGTTCACTACGAACTTCTCTAGTTTACCACGGCCTTCCATTTGTGTTTTACGATCTGTACGTAATTCACGAATTTCTTCTGCCAATTTGGTTACCATGAACTCATTGAATTTTTTAGCAGCTTCTTGTAGTCGTGTTTGAGCACGAACTCTGTCTTCATTCATTGCTTTGCGTTCCTCGCGAAACTCGGCAATTTCTGCTGCTAATCCTGATGATACCATTTTGTCAAGGGCTTCTACCATCACATTTTTATCGTGCTCGTACTTGTTAGCGAATTCTTCACGCAATTCAGCACGAACTTGTTCACGAGCCTCGTTTAACTTTGACTGCCAAGCTTCGTTAATAGCCTGAGCAGTTTCGCTATTAACGATTCCGCTTTCTAGTAATGGTTTGATAGCATCTAGCATAATATGCTTTCCCCTTATTTAATTTTCAAATCCTTGATGAGTCTCATTACTTCCTCACGCAAGTATTTTTGAACACGAGCATCATTACCAGCATCTTTAATGTTATCCAACACACGATGACCACCACGCATGTTCATTAAACCTTCGTATATGGCCTTTGGATAAGCATTTGGAGCGCTGGGCTGAGCCACAATGTCCACGGTTACAATCTCAAAGTCACTAACTTTGCCAGAAGAATCGTCAACGTTACCGCTTCCTCTGCTACTGACTCCAAGTTTGACTCCACTTTCCAACATAGTGCTAACTAATTGCCCCATTGGAGTAGGTAGAATTTTTAATTTTCCAAAGCCATTGGGTCCATCCATCCACATATTACTAATAAGATGACTTACCCGATCCAAATTAATTTTAAGATCGTCTGGGTGATCTACTTCACCCAATACACTGTTTCCTTCGGAAATTTGTTTGTTTAAATCTTCAACGGCTCTTTGAATTTCAGCAACGGGATAAACACGCTCATTAGCGTTGCGTACCCCGCCCTGAATGAAGATGCCCTTCATATAGAGCGCCTTCTGTTCACCTTCTTTGACACTTTCAACGACCATGCTAGCACGATCAAATGTCAAATTTTCTTTTAGATACAAAGCCATTTTATCTAAATCTTACTTAACTATTCTTTTAGTAGCTTTTTTGGATTCTGCTACTGGGCTCTTAGCCTTGTGATCTTCGTTCTTTGGCGTAGGAGCGGCTTCGCCCTGTCCCTTAGATAACTTGCCTGCGCCAGCAACAGTGTTCTTGAATGAACCAGCGCCTGGCAGATTACCTTGACCCTTTGTGTAAGCATTGCTTGGGGCTTTTGGACCGGTTGGAACAGACTCTGTGCCTTGAGTATGAACTGGCTTAACGTGTGCGCCAACTGAACCTTTTCCGCCAGCATTAGCAGCTACTGGGCTCTTAGCCTTGTGATCTTCGTGCTTTGCTTTAGGAGCAGCTTGTAGATCAACGCTTTCCATAACTTCTTCTGAATCTTCTTCATCGGACATTGGCGCTGGCTCTTCTTCATCACCGCCATGCATCATTGACTCAAATTCGGCCATTAATTCGTCTAGCTTGTCTTCTAGATTCATAATGTCGTCTTTTGTTGCTGGCTCGCCCTCAGACTCATCGTCCATGTCCATTTCTTCGTCTTCTTCGTCGTCCATGTCCATTTCGCCGTCAGCCGATTCTTCATCGTCCATGTCCATTTCGTCGTCCATGTCCATTTCGTCGTCAGCCGATTCTTCGTCGCCCATGTCCATTCCGTCATCCATGTCCATTTCGTCATCGGCTTCCATCATGTCGTCACTGCCAACAGATTCTGCTTCTAGTTCGCGGTATAGATCGCCTACACGTGGCTCTTCGTCCATTAAACTTTCATAGATTGCGCGACTTTGCTCAACGACAATCTCATGAAATAATTGTTCTGCTCGTTCTTGATCCTCGTTTAAAATTAGATCAATTAACTTTTCATATTTTGCTGTAGACATTTTTTCTCCTTTAGGTAAATGGCTTTGCGTTGAGTATTTAACGCATAGACAAAAAAACAGCGTAATAACTGCTGTTTTTTTACATTTTTGTGTAAATTTGAGATATTCTAAAGTTTATAGACCTGGACCAGCTGCTGGTGGGCTATACTGCTGTCTAATCTTTTTGAGATTTTTTGCTCTCTCGTAAGCAGACACTTCATTCATACGACGAATTTTATTTATGGCCGATAGCGTTAATCTAGTCTTGCGGCTTTCCAACCAACGTGCTTGACTGTTATCAGCTTCAACGTCTTGATAATTTGTTGGAACTTTATCGTAAAATTCTAAGAGTAACATAAATCTATTTATCTTAAACTGGCGGAGGAACTGCTGCTGGACCACCAGCTTCACCTGGTGTAGCAACCGGGGCAGTCGTTTCTGGAGGAAGTCCTAGTTGCTGCTCGGCACCCTCTGGCGGAACATTTTCGGCAGTTTCTAAATCGCCTTCAATATCACTAGTGCTTAGACCAATACTACGAAGATCGGTTCCTTTTGCTTCTGTTTCCTCATCTTCTGGTTTGCTACGCTCTTCATGCCACAACTTCTCATTTTCTTTAATCTCTTCTTGGCTTAGACCCAAGAATCGTTTCATAGCAAATCTAGTACTCATATAGGGCAATTGAGAAACAGAACCAAACACGTTTACTCTAACTTGATCTATTTCACTTTGACGATAAGCGGCAAAATTTTGGGGAGGATTAAAAGCTAAGTCAAACAGACCAGCATCTATATTGAATCCACGCCAACGCAAGAACAATTTAAATTCTTCATTTAATTTACGAGCCATGTAACTCTGTAATCTTTCGCAGTACTGATTGAATCTATATTCTTGTATAAGTGCTGTTCCTACCTTGCCATCAACTAATGGACGCTCACTATCTTCTGGTCCAGTAGGTAAATAACTACTTGGAACTCGCAGACCACGAGCAAGACGATTATTGAAATATTTCAGATCGTCAATTTCTCCAAGATTGCTTCCGCCCGCCAGAGTAGTAACATCACTTCCACGACCGTCTGCGGTAACTGGAAAGAAGTAGTCCTCATTTATGGAAAGTGGATTGTATGTGGCATCTAGCATGCTTTGACCACCGTGTACGCTGGGTATACGACGTTGATGTATTTCGTCTTTAATTCTATTGACGAATGCCATAGCTAGATGACTAGGCATATTTCCTACGTCAATTTTAAATATTCTACGCTCAGGAGCACGTTGAACACGATAAATTAAGATAGCATCTTCTAACAATTCTTTTTGTTTATATACTTTAAATATGTTTTCTAGTATGCTTTGACCAAACGGCCAGTATCTATCTAGCCCTTCAGTTAAACTAAGATGCACAACGTGTTTTGCGTCAATGGCACTTTCATTTATACCTAAGCTAAATCTACTGCCAGTGGTTCCATACGGCTCATTTGGAACAGTGTAGCTGTAAGGAGCACTGTATCCAGCAGTTGGTGGTTGTGCTTGAAAGTCAGTGGTGGTTTTTTCTGCTACAGTTAAATTTTGTAAATTTGGATTAATATCCTTCAGCACATACTGTTCTGGTTCTTTGCCTTCGCTTTCATTTACTATGACTTTAACTACCTTAGTCATATCAACCCAATATAGTTTGAAATTTTCTGGGTCGCGAACAAATACCTGATCACCGTACTTTACAGTGTTTCTAAATATTTTGAAGATTCTGGTGTTCATTTCATTTAGATTACACCATTGCTGTAGTTGTTTGCTTATTAAATCAACTTCAGTAGTAGTTGGCTCTTCGTGAAACTGAATCTCAAATGGAGTTTTGTTATGTTCATTTTTTTGAGTACTAAACTCCGATAGTATATCAAGACAAGCATTTATTTCTGGGTCAACGTCCATCATTTCATACTGATTGTAACGCTCAATACGATTTGGGTGTCCTGTGTAAACTTCTGGCAGTCTACTTTGATAGTTTCTAAACGCAAATTCGTTTGACCAACCACCAGTTGGTTCCTTACCCATACCAGCATTCCAAGCTCCAGTATTACTATTGTTGCCGCTTATCGGACTTAATGCTCCGTGTATGTTTGTAAATTTGCGTTTGTACGTCATTGTTATGATACCAGTTATAGTATTTAGCTCATAGTATGAGTTAGTAGATTTCCTTGAATGCGTTTGCTAGCCATCAGTGTTTCATTTACATTACTGACATGTTGATTATTGACTTTGGATTCTTGTATTAGCTCCAACAATCTAGCATTGGTTGCTTCTTGTTGTCGTTTAAGCTCAGCTATTGATTCTTTGAATGTGTTTGCCAAATTTTGAATTTCAAAGTTATCCAAATTCCCAACATTTGAATAACGTTGATTTTTAATCTCAACCGGTATTGTTCTGCCGTCTGGTAGTGGTACTACTGCCTCTGGACCACGTTCGCCTGCTATTGATATGCCGCGTGTTATGCCGCCTTTTGCCATCATTTCTGCGTGAAAATGTGGGCCGGTCCAGTTCGGAGATTTTTTAAAGTATTCTTCACGATTTTTTCCAGTAAATCCCATATCTCCTAATAGTTTTACTATCTCGTCGGCTTCTTTTTCAGTTTTAGGCGCAGGATCAAGAGTGAAGTCAACTGCTTTTCCTTTAAGATGCTTGCTATCACTATCACGCTTAGCTAAATCATTAAAGGCTGTTATTCTAGTTCCAGGAAATTGTTTAGCAAATTCTTTTATTTTTGCTAGCAACATTTCATCAGTGTCGGCTCCGCCTTTTGTGGTTCCTCCGTATACTTCCGTGGATTTTATATTTAATCCTTCATATTTTCCAGTTCCGGGAATATATTCTTTACCTACTGTGGCAGGTGAACTGTTTGGGTTAGTCTGTCCAATACCAGATGCTTTTACAGTGCTAAGAGTTTGAGTTTTTTCTAAATCTGTTCTATTAGTTTTTATATCGTTTTGAACTCTGGCTAATTCAGATTCTGCTTTTGTTAACTCGATGTTCGCGTGTTTTAGTCTGGTCTCAGCGGCTGACACAGCCTGCGCCGTACCTGGCGTCAGGTTTTTCTCTTCTTTGCGGCTTTCTTGATGTAAGGCGTTGATTTGACTCTCAAGTTTTTGAATTATTTCTTTATCGTGTTCTGAATCTAGCGATTTTTTTTCTTTATTTAGCGTTTCTATCTCTGATTCAAGCGTTTTTATACGTTTCACGCTTTGTTCTTCTTCTTCTTTTGTCGGTATTCTTCTTAAATCTTTAACTGTTTGTTGTTCTTTGTCTCTTGTTGTCTTTGCTTTCTTTAATTTTTCTTTAGCTTCTACCTCTTCTTTCATTGAGTCTATCAATTGTTTTTTAAGTTTTATTTCTTTAGGAACTTCTTGTCCGGCGAACTCAAACATCTTAGTAAGTACAGTGTATGTCCCGTCTGCTAATTTGTCCATTGCCCACGTGGCGGTTTTACTACTTACCATAAACTTTTCTATTTCTACTCCTAGATCGTATAATCGCTGTTTAGTGTTTGCCAATTCTGCGTTTTGTCCAGTAGTGGATTCCAAAGTCTCTTTTCGTTTTTTTAAAATAGCATCCATTTCTTGTGGGGTTATTTCTTTACGATTAACTAGATTTCTTAATTCAGCGTAAGATTTCGTGTATAGAGAAGCGTCACCCACGTGTTGCGCTAGCTGTCCCATTGGTCCTATCACAGTGCCGGCAGCTTTTTTAATTTCGTTGAATCCGTCAATAGCACCCAATGTGCCGTTTCTAATTCGTTGAACTATTTCTACGCCCATACCCCCAGTTTGTTGAACAAACTGTTTGGCAGCATCCGTACTAACACTGCCGCTCATCATATCGCGCAAACCCTGTGCTATAGACTCGGCGCCGGCTGATTTTAAGACTACGTTTAAATCGTTCGCTGATTTTTGAACGTGCTCAGGCAATTGAGCCATGGCGGCGGCAAATCTAGTTTCACTCATTGCCTGATCGCGCATTGTTTGAATGTCTTTTTTCTGTAATCCAGTTAATTTAGTAAGAGTGTCTAATTCTTCAATGTAAGTTTTGGTGCCATCGCGCAGGTCTTTAGTATTTTTATTTCCAATCAACCCCCATTTTTGCTGCTGTGAGATATAAGTTAATTGAAGATCGTTGAAATCGCCTACTGATATGCCCAACTTTTGAAAATCGTCTCTAATTCCTCTGGATGAAACTGCTACTAGTTCAAAGTCTTTACGACCGGATATTACAGAACCGCCATACGCACCTAGTTCTTTGCTAAATTTTGCCAGCACTTTTCCAGTGTCTGTAACATTCATTCCAGTTTTACTAATTGAAGATTCTAAATCTTCAAATTGCTGTAATACACCCGTATCTGCTAGTTGTTCAAAAATTCCATAGGTTTTGTCAAACGTTTTTATTAACTCAAGAGCTATATCGCCGCCGGCGTTAATAATACCCTGAGCTACACCACTTAACGGTCCTAATAATGAAGCAAATCCGGAAAGAGTTTTAGTTGCTAATCCTACAACCGTATTTAAAGATGAAAAACTTCCAGCTCCAGATGTCAATTGAGAGCTAAATGCTAAAGCACTATTTCCCAATCTTTGTAGTGATGCGGCAGTTTTTTCGTGTCGTGCTTTATTTGCTTCGTCTAATTTCTTAGACTGTCCAATAGAAGAGTCAATCGCACCCCTAACACTGTTGCCACTTTCACGCGCAGCGGTTCCAAGTGTACGTAAGCCATCAACGATAGCTTCAATGTCTTGCGGATCTAAATTTTGAGCCATATATTACCAAATAAATATTTATAAGTATTTATTCTTTTGAATTTTACTAACTTAGGACTAATAAATGAGCAACAACCCACTTCAACAATATTTTCGTAGACCCGCAATTTACATCAAACTTCCAAGTCTTGGTAGATACTACGATGATACAGTGATTGAACGAACAGAAACAGATGAGCTTCCTGTTTACCCAATGACTACCATAGACGAAATCACTAGTAAAACTCCAGACGCAGTTTTTAATGGACACGCGGTAGTAGATATTATTCATAGCTGTGTTCCAAATATTAAAAACGCCTGGAAAATCAACACCATTGACTTAGACGCTATTATAGTAGCCATAAAGGTAGCCAGTAACGGAGAAAAAATGGAAATAGAGTCGGTTTGCCCTAGCTGCGAAACTGACGCTACGTATGATATCAATCTGATAAGCGTACTTAGTCAGCAAAAAAATGTTGACTATGAGCGCACATTGAATTTAAGAGAACTGGAAATAAAATTTAAACCTATAACATACGCAGAAGCAAATAAAAATGGTATGGCTCAGTATGAGTTACAGAAATTTTTACAGGATCTACAACAAGCCGAAGAATCGGAAGAAAAACAAAATATGATTCGTGAAACCGTTGCTAAACTAAATGAAAAATTTTCCGAAATAGTAGGCGGAACCGTTGAGTATATTAAAACGCCAGACTGTACCGTTTATGAAGCCGAGTTCATAAAAGAGTTTTTAACTAAGTGCGACCGAAATACAAGCACCGCAATTAGAGAACACAGTGTGCGATTAAAAAACGAAAATCAATTAAAGCCCTTAAAAATCAAATGTATGAATTGTTCACACGAATACGAACAACAATTAGTACTGAATATCAGTGATTTTTTCGGTTAAAGCTTCTTCATTTAGACCACGATCAAATGAAGAAGCTGGGTGAGCAAATGTGGAATGATGCCACTAGTCTCAAGGCTCTATCAATGAAGTTAGCTTGGTACACTCGTGGTTCAATGAGCTACGCAGATGTTCTTAACTTAAGCAAAGAAGAGATGGATCAGTTGAATAAACTAATAGACCAAAACTTAGAAACTACTAAGAAAACTAAGTTGCCTTTTTTCTAATATGTTTTTATAAAAATGGAACCTTGAGTTCGCCATAAGTCCAAAAAGATTAACCGATTTTGATATCGGTTATTTTTTAAGATAATGATTTAGATGAGTGTTTAGTTTAAGAATGGGTCGCAAGACCCATTCGCCAGTAGACCTAACGGCTACTGGCCTTTTTCTTACTTTCTTTTACTTTAAGATTACTTTTCTTTGACTTCACATCTCAGATAGATGTGATAGATATTAATAAAAAGAAATTGTGTTGTTGTCAGCCGCAACGAGTGAAACGAGTTGTATGACAACAACACGGGTTGTTGAGTGAAACGAGACAACCCTTGATACTAAGAAATATCTCAATGAAGAAATCTCATTTAAAAATATTCAAAAGAATCTTGTTTTAAGAATCTCCAAAGAAAAGACCTACAGTTCAAAAACCGCATGCTCTAGGACTCTTCATAGTTTATCAGGCTATAGTTTTGATGCCATCACGCATCTATGTTGTTTTGTTCTCGTAACGTTTTGCATAACAGCCTACCTTCATTACACGATGGCTGAAACGGCTCTGCGCCGCGGCTCACAGTCCGGCTACACTCTCATCCAAGAGTGTCCTGACGATACATCAGGCCTATCACTTCACAACACACTAGACAAATCATTTTACGCTGTTTATCACGATAAGCGGGAATCGGCGCAGTTGTAGCATTTGTAAGCTCTGATCCTCATCCATTTGTCGCCTGTTTATTCCCTTGGCTGTGTCTGCCGCCTATATCCGATACTGATATAGTGTTATAAATCCGTTGATCGCTTTCGTCCATATAACCGGGAGGGCTAGGTCAAAGCCCCTTTTTTTCTTTGCGTTCAGTAAAAAGAGATGGCTCTCTGCGCCTTAGCTCAGCGACTAAATCATTGAGTAAATGATCATCCTCAAAATTTAGTATAGCCCACTTGAGATAACCGTCTGGTAAAGAACGATACTCCCAGTGTTTGTATTTTCCAAATCTCATTACTTTACGTCTTAGTGTTGGGTTTGCGTACTCTACTTTGGGTCCATTTACAACTGGCTGTTTTGACAGACGTTTTTGTCTTGCTGCTCGTTGATAATTTAATTTTGCCATAGTAGAGAGTTAAACTCATAGTTATTTTTTTGATAATGTTCTCACATTATCAATATTTAACTCAAAAAAACTCTCTAGTGAAAAAAGTATCCATCCTCCCCATTTCTTAGTTTTGTAACGTAGTGTATTACAATCTTGCTTCCACACTATAGTATCTTGTACAGCAACAAAGCGTCCACGACGATTTATCTTAATAAACAATATGTTTAGATCGTCACTATCAGCGGCGATCATTAGTTGTTCTATCCAATCTTCAAGTTGCTTACACTCTGTAAAAAGTTGATGAAATCCAAAATCAGAATAAAATTTGGCCTCGCAATTTAGTAGAGGGAAATTTTCTCCTGGGACAATATCTCCTTTGAAACTGCGAACTTGGTTTTCGTGTAGTGATTTGCGACGATAGCTGTTGCTACCACCAGTGTAAGCGCCGCTACCAGGAGCACGAATAAAAGATTCGCCGTACAGAGTACTTAAGTATTTGGCAATTTCCCTTTCAAATCCGGAACCTTTAATTTTGCTAGCAGAGGGCATACATTACTTATTCAACAACAAACACTCTCTGAAATTTTAGATTCAAATTTCCATCCATTCTTATTTTTTCTGCACCAACTTATTATGGTTGCCTTGTCTTTTACTCCAGCAAATTTTGCCGCTTTTCTAGAGGAATCAAATTTTTCTCCACATGGAGATATCCAATATCCTATGAATCCTGGATTTTTGTTTCCTTTAACTCTTTCTATTAATTTTGGATTTCCTTTAAGGCTTTTAGCGATGTTTTCATTGTGTTTAGCTGGTCTATTACTACTATAAATTTTTAAAGCATTGCTTTGTTTTTGTTTTATTTCTTGACTATGAGGTATACCGTAAAGTGGGGAATTAACTCCTGTTTTCCCATACATTGGATTTTTCTCTCCTAATCTGGCAATGCTTTTTTTCTTTCTGGTTTCGTCTGATTCTTTTATACCTGTTTTTGTATACCAGTCTAATCCCCACTCTGGAGTAAGATTGGCCCACATAGGAGAATTTACTATATCGTTTTCGCGTGAAAAGTGTATGGCGACATCATGAATTTCTTGTGGGCAGTAATACCAGTCTGAGACACACAACGTTTGTATTTTTTCTTTTCCGTATTTCTTAATAAGACTCTTCCATTTACATCCAGAACCTTTGTATTTGTAAATATCCTTTTTTGTGCTTTTACAAAAATAATAAACATTGTTTATTTTTTTGATGCAGAGTCTAGTTGGTTTGAAATTTTGTATTATTGTATCGGATAAGACTAAAGACTGATAAATATTCACGCTGATGATCCTCGTAATCGTTAGAGTGAGTGGGTGTTGGTAGCACCGCGACTCACACTTATTTATTCTTCTATTTCGTTAAAGGACGTAAATCCGTTTTCTTTTACTACTTTTAGAATATTATTGACTCTGCTAGTTAGCTCATCGCGATGACTTACTAGCCATACTGATTTGTTTCGCGCTCTGCAAAAATCTTTTAACAGCGCTAATCCATTTTCAAGACCGATAATGTCTAATCCAGAATCCATAAGTTCATCAATAAACAACAGATTACAACTGTGATACAGATTCTCATACACATCACGAAATGCGAATGACAGTCCTAGAACAACTCTTGTACGCTCTCCTCTACTAAGTGAGTCAAAGTCCAACTCACGACCTAATTCGGTAATCTCAACGCTCAAATCATTCTGAAACACTACACGATGCGGCAATCCCATCTTGTCTAGATAGTGTGTCAGTCTGGCATTCAGATAAGACAGATTCTGCTCAATGATCTTCTTGCGAACAAATGACTTCTTGTTAGTCAACAAGTCAAGCAAATAATCCTGATGCTGTAGAACTCTAGTCAGGCGATTCATCTCTGTAAAATCAACCGCAACAATAGCGTTGTTCTGCATGTCAGCAATTTGATCAGCATATGGATCCTCTTCACTGTGCTTCTTTTCAATCTGGTCCAACAGTGTTTGAACACGACCACTGTGCTTGAATGCCGCTTCTTCAGTGTCGTAGTGTGTAGTTGGAATTGTACCTAACACAACACCACTGTTCTCTAGCAGTTGCTCAGCATAGGGATCAGTCTCACTACTCTTTGCTTTTATTTGAGTCTTGATATTTTCCAACTCACTACTATGTTTGATTGCTTCTGTTTCTGTTTTATAGTGTGTGATGGGCTTAGTAATTACATGAATCGGATTTTTTACTAGTTCATCTAGTTGAAACTTTAAATCCGATAGAGTGCTTTTACACTCACTCAACAAAGAGATTTTGTTTTCTAAAACGGTGGTGTGTTGATCGTCATGAAATTCTTGACCACAGGCGTAACACCGGTGTTCTTGTAATGTTTTTACTTCGGCTTCAAGTTTCTTTAGATTTTTGTCTTCACGCGCAATATCTTTGCGTAAACTTTCTAGCTTACTGTCATACGCAGCCTTTAGTGTGACTTGATCGTTATAAACTTTCAGATCAGTGTGTGCTTGTAATTCAGCAGCAATGTCAATACTGCTGAGACTATCAAACGACTGTTGTAAGTCGGCGATTTCATTGTCTAACTTTTGACGCCAGACAGTTTGTCTAGCAAGCAGCGCGTTATAACGATTCAAACGCTCTACATTGGCTGAGTATACTGCTAGATCCTTGTGCGCACGTAGTTCAGCATCAATATCAATCTTACACAGTTCATCATACTCAGTGATCAACTTAGTCAAGTCTTCGTCGTGTTTTGCTACCCATAATTTCTGACGCTTCTTCAAACTGTCAATCTGCTCAGTGATGCGCTTGTTGGCAGTTTCAATACCGTTGACTCTAAACTCTTCACGCTGAATATCTTCTTTTGTTTTTCGGTTTAGTTCTTTGATTGCTTCTGCCTTTTCGCTAAGCAGAGTAATACCAAGCAACTGCTCAATGATTGCTCGTTGATCACTGACCTTCATGCTTAGAAATGGCGTAGTGTAACTATTGAGCCCAACGATGTGCTGAAACATATCATTCGTCATAGCAAGAATACGTTCAATCGCTTGTTGAGTTTCTTTGTTCTCACCCTGAGCATCACTGTCAGTATCACTCTGCTCTCTCTGCTCTTTGTCATTGACGAAGAACTTTAGCACATTTGGCTTGCGACCACGAATGATTTTATAATCAACGCCATTGACACTGAACTCAACCGTAGCAACCATATGCTTGCCATTGGTTCGGTTTATCAGATTGTCTTTCTTTATTTGATTAATCGGACTACCGAATAGAGCATAACTAAGCCCCTGTAGAATAGTAGTCTTGCCAGTTCCATTTCTAGCACCATCTCCGCCCAAGTCCAAGTTCTCGCCTAGAATCAGTGTCAGATTCTTACGATCAAACTTTATTTCTTGAGCAACATTTCCAATGCTTAAGAAATTCTTAAGAGTTAAAGTCTTGATTATAATAGTCATAGATTTTGATAAATGTCTAGGAGTAATTTCTTGTCAAATGCGCCTTCAGATAATTGCTGAATCTGTTCTTGTATGATACTATCAACCGACTCAAATTTCATATTTGTGTAGTCCGTATCGTCTTGTTCTAAATCAACCTTCATGGGAATTAAGGTCATCTCTCGTAGTTGATATTTTGGAAGTAATTGCTCACGAATGAAGTTGCTTTCTTCGTAGGTAACATCAACATCTAAGTTAATACGCACATGCATGTCCCGTTCCAATAGTGTTTCGTCTGAAAGTATGTCGCTTAATTTATATACACGAAATTTAGGTTGATTGGGCCAGCTAACGAATTTAGCTTCGCCACTCCAATCCAGTATCATCATACCGCGATCATCATCGTTCACATCAGCGTAGTTATGTGGAAATGCGTTTCCAATATAGGTAATGTTTTTACGAAACTGTCGCTTGTGAAAGTGACCGCTGAACACTCTTTCAAAACCACTCATGTGTTCTGCCTGTAGTTCTCCGTGATCTGGCATTTCAACCAACGCATTCATATAAAAATGTGGAAGCTCAAAATGTCCAAACATATACTTGCCAGACATGTTCTTGAGTTTTTTCCAATCTTCTTGAACTAGCCACGGAGCAATTGTTACGTCACCACTATGAAAAAAGTCATTGATAATTTGTACACGAGACAAATGCTTGGCCCATTCTACGCTGTGAATGTCGCGCTTATCTCTGTAATAGAGATCATGATTCCCCGGAATGAAAAATACTTGATCAAAAGCAGCATTCAATTGCTCAAGTGCTCGCAATCCAAATTGTAGTGTTTGAATATTGATGCTAGCGCGATGATGGTTCCAATCTCCAAGAAAGAAGCATACATCACAGCCGTGTTTCTTGGCGGTATCTATAAACCATTCTACGAAATTGGTACAGTCTAGATTGTGTTGAACACTGTTGCTCTTAAGTCCCCAGTGAATATCAGAGCAAACTGCCGCACGATTAAAAAGTTTTCCCATTTATTTCCTTTAAAAAATATCCATTGTGAAACAAGCCAATCGCCGATTTTTCTCTGATAGTACACATCCATTGACCTGTTTTTCGTTGAAACTCGCTTACACTATTGTATACTTCTATGCTACCATCTTCACGCAAAACGGTAACTTTCTTTGAATTTTTTTCAGCTCCCTTTAGTCCATTTTGAATACTATAGTGCTTTACGAGTTCAGGATTTTCTTCTCTCCATTTTTTAATTCCAGCACTATGTTTATCCTTTGATCCCGGCACATATTCATAGTATCGCTTTAACGTTTCGGACCTATTTGTGTTAGCCTCATTAGTGTGACAGTGCTTTATCATTTCTTTTCTTTGTTCAAATGTAGTATTACTCCACCGTTTTTGATTAAATACTCTCCATTGTTCTCCTAATGCTTCGCGTATGATTTCTATTTCATCATCGTTAAACATTGTTAGATCGTTATTTAACCCATCACCGCCTGGAGTACTGTTTAATCCATTTTTATAAGAATCGTAATGTTTGATATACTTTATTTCGGATAATGCAAGTTGAGAAATTGATGTAAAACCGCTATCAATTACTTCATATACACAATTTTTAGAACCGTATTTGTGTATAGCCTGATGAAATTTTCCTTTTGGATTAGTGATAGAATTTTTGAGGTGAGTTTTCCATCTACTCATTTTGTATTCTGGCTTTGTGTCTAAGCCAATATAAACTTGATTGAGTGGAATTATCGTGACTTTGTATATAAACATATTTTATCCCCAAATGAATGATAGGTTTATTTATCACTCAGGGATAAAGACATTACCAATTATTCGTCTGAATGATGACCTTCGCTATTCTGTCTGCTCCAACTTGGATTCAATCCATTCATTTCCAAAATATCGTCGCGAATGTTTTGATTTCGTTTTTCCGAATTTAGTACTCGTCTAAAGCTGTTGTTTATGGCGGCCGTGTAGTATGCAAATGGATTTTGACTTTTGGATTCGTTGAATCTCAGCCCAACATATGTTAGCTGAAGTATTGCAGAGCCACGCATTTCATCTACATAAGTATAACCTCGCCAGTTAAAACGCATGGCGTATTTCTCGCACAGCATCAAATACATCTTGGCTAATTTGTTTGTGATATGACCGTGATCCTTTGAAAAAGAACCAGTGCTTAAATCTCCAGCCCAATGACTTTTACCAACACAAATTAGATTATCGTATTCGTCAAACTTGTAATGCTGAAATGGAGGAAAATTAACACGAATATGAACCATATCATCCATACCCATTTCTTTTGCCAATTCACTATCTTCTAAATCATCAAATGATACTGCTGCTGCTTCATCATCGTCAAAGTCAAAAATTTCTTTAGCGCTCTTTGGTTTAACTGTTTTTCTTGGTTGTTTGGGTGCTAGTGGAATATGATCCCAAGTCATGACTCTGAATATTAAGTCTGTTTTCTTTATGTCACTGATATCTATTTTTTCTTTATCCGCTTTTGCTTCTATTGCGTTTTGAATAGTGCTGGGACGAGAAGTGTACTCTAGATTTTTTTCTAAACTACTGTTGTCTTCGTAGTCAATGATATAGTCATACTTGTGATATTCTGGGTCACTATACACGCAGTAGGTGTTTTTGCTTAGATGAATCTCTTTGAGAATATCTTTATTGTTTAGATAGTTTACGGGTTTTTTTTGTATACTCATTATTAAAGGTTGTTATATGTTAGTAGTGTATCATAAAGACAACACAAGTCAATAGAAGTGGAATGAAAAAGTCGCATATTATTTAGGACTAAATATGTTATAGGAATCTATAGATTATGGCCGACAATAAAACTGCTAATGAATGGAAACAATCTGCTACTACTCTGAATGCTCAAATTGATAAACTTCAAGCAGATCAAGATAATGTTGCGGATAAAATAAGTCAGCTCACTCAACAGCAAATTAAATTATTAGGGGTAACTAGAAATCTTCCAGCTGGCAGTGCTGAGCGTAACGCTGCCAATAAAGAATATGGCGAGTTAACGTCACAGATTCAACAATTAACGTCTCAAAAAAATCAATTAAGTCAACAAATAGTAGATATAGATTCACAAGTGCAAGCTGCTGAGCGTCAAGCCGGTATCGCCAATGCTGCTGTTGATGACACTAAAAAAAATACGCCGCCTGCCAATTCAAACCCAGGAAATAATACTGACGTAGCTACTACTTCTGAACCATCATCAAGCACTGGTACTACCGCACAATCAGTTGATTCTCCGACAAACAACAATACAACTGAAAACCCAAATTTAGTTCGTCCGCCGACCGTGGCAGAAACTAGTCCCGATACTTCAACTCCTTCAGTACAATCTCTGTCTAGTGGCACTAATTTAGAACCATCGCCTCCAGCAATACAAGTTCCTGACGAATTATCTCAGCAAGCTTCGTCGAGTGAATCTGCTAGCACTCCGACAGTAAGTGAAGCGCCTGCGGATGAGCCATACACTGATCCTAATCAAAGAATAGATATTACATATCAAATCACTGGAAGATATCCAGGCATACAAAAAGCTCCACTGCCAGTACTGACACCGAATCTGTCGGCCACTGGTGACATTCCAGTAAATATAACTATACCTCCAGTAGTCCCGGCCGAGGAGCCGCAAACTCCATTTACAGCAGAAGATTTACAACCAGGAAGAACAGGGGTAAATCCACCCATCCCAGACGAGCCGCCGCAAACTCCATTTACAGCAGAAGATTTACAACCAGGAAGAACAGGGGTAAATCCACCTGCGCCTCCACCGGCCCCACGTTCACCGCCTCCAATCATAGCTACTAAGAAAAAAACAGACTGGAGATTTAGAATCAGTTTATCCGATAAAGCAGAGTACTTCTATAAAATAGCCGAGCGTGGACACTTGTTACATCCACTAAAGACAACCAATGGAGTTATATTTCCGTACACTCCGGACATATCAGTATCATACGTGGCTAATTATGAGCCTACTGAAATCACACACTCAAACTACAGAATTCATAACTACAAGAGTAGTGCCATAGAAAACATTACTATTAATGGAGAATTTACGGCACAAGATTCGATAGAAGCGGAATACGTATTGGCGGTAATACACTTTTTTAGATGTGCTACTAAGATGTTTTACGGAAAAGACACTAGCCCAAAAGCAGGAACTCCACCACCGCTGTGTTATATGAGTGGGCACGGAACATACGGGTTTGATAATCATCCAATAGTAATTACTAATTTTACTCTTAGCTATCCAAACGATGTTGACTATATAAGTACTGGTGACAATACCAATTACGCTTTACCGACGTACAACAAACCAATAATCGGTCAACCAACTAGATTACAACGTCTTATGAAATCCGGATTGAAACCTGATGGCAGCGCAGTCTCCGCGCCAAAAGTAAACACACAAACAAGCACTACGGAAATAACAAGAATTCCGTCTAAATTAAAAATAAGTATAAGTGCTATACCGATAGTAACTAGAAATGATATCAGTAATAATTTTAGTCTAGCTGAGTACGCTAGTGGAGCGTTATTACGTGCGGATAAAAATAAAACAAAAAGAGGAATGTGGTAATGGCATATCCAGCAAACAGTGTGTACTTTGATAGTAGTATAGTTAACAATCAATATCTGGATGTAATGATTAATCGTCCAGTGCTTGGCGATCAATCGGATGTGTATTGGAAAATTACGTCCACATATAACTTACGACCGGACTTACTAGCTTATGACTTGTACAACGATAGTAAATTATGGTGGATATTTGCTCAGCGAAATCCAAACACACTTAAGGATCCATTATTTGACTTTGTAACAGGAGTCAGTATATATATTCCAAATCAAACTCAATTAACTACAGCACTAGGACTATAAATGACTGTTGTAAGCGACGAAAATCTAAAGTCTCAGGCTGCTGCTCCCGAGAAATCAAAAGATGTAATTACAACAGCCTTAAGAAGAAAAAATCCACTAGGGCACTATAGTAGCTACACTTATAACATTACGTTGTATATGGCAACACCAGAAGCCATAGCAAAATTTATAAATTCTGGAAAATTTGAAAGACGCGGTGGAGGATATTATATAGTAGCTCAGAGTGGTGGCATAAGTCCAGCCGAGCCGCGATTAATGACTTCAAGCGGTAAACTAGGCCCGGGTGCTGGTCTAGATTTTTACATAGATGATTTAGATTTTGAAATATTAATGCCAGGTGGAGACAAAACTCCATCTGTTGGAACACAACTAAATTTCAAAATAATTGAGCCAATTGGATTTACATTGTTCACTAAATTGTCTCAGGCGTGCGCTCTTATAAATCAAGAAAGCGATATACTTAAAGAGGGTCCAAAACCAAACTTGTTTCAACAGCATTACGTTATTGGAATAAGATTTTATGGGTACGATGAGGCTGGAAATATTATTACAGGAAAAGAATTCAGCAGAAAAGAACAGTCGGGTTACGTAGACGCTGAAACCGCTATCACTGATGATTACGCATCGTTTGAAAGATTTTTTCCTATTGTAATGAACAAAGCCACGTATAAACTAGATGGACGCACAGTGACCTACAATGTAGAAGCATCATCTCTAAATCTACAAGCTAGTTTCGGCGCAAAACGTGGCATGGTAAAAAAACAGTCTACTATAGTGGCGGGAACAGTAGACGAGGCACTACAGTCGGAAGGAAAATCAAGCGCTACTAGTCGAGGACTCATGCAGATACTAAACGAACAAGAGCTTGACGAAGTGTCTAATAAGTTAATTAATGAGCCTTCCAAGTACTCAATTGAATGGAACTTAAAAGAAAGTATCAAAACTGAAAAATTAAACAGTGATAAGGAGTATCAAAATCAGCTAGCGGTTCTTCCAGGAATAGCAAGAACGTCGGATGTTGATGTTAAAGCGTCAGCAAGCTCACAATCTATTCCATCTGGAAAACAATTAATACCAATAGCAGCGGGAACATCTATACTAAGTGTAATAGACAATGTAATTACAAAAAGTGAATACGTAAGCAAGGCATTGATAGCACAAAACACTAGTGCGATTGAAACTGCTACGAAGAAAAATGAAACCACGTTGGAATTGAATTGGTTTACGGTAAATCCCGTTGTTTATCCACTGAAATTTGATCCAAAGACAAATGACTGGGCATACAACATTACCTATCAAATACAAGAGTACAAGGTTCCTTATCTTAGAACACTGTACAAGGCAAAAAATACCAGATATTACGGCCCGCATAAGGAGTATAACTTTTTCTTAACTGGTAAGAATACCGAAGTAATTAGCTACGAACAAAGCTACGATAATCAATTTTATATTATTGCTGCTATGTCTACTTCAAATGATGTGGACACTACAGCAAACGTTGGATCGGTTCCAGTTAGACCACAAGTCACTAGCACTGGATCGCCAGCTATGGGTAAACAGAACAAGGGTAGTGAAATTAACACAAATGTAAGAGCTAATTTATTCAGCGTTGCTGATCAGGCTATGGCCAAAATAAGAATATTGGGCGATCCCGATTATCTCATGCAGAACATCAGTGCTGCGCCAAAATTTACTAGCGACAATTTTAAAAAGATGTACGGCGGCGATGGGTTCAGTATTAATCCATACGGCGGACAAATATTTGTCGAGATAATTTTTAAATTAGCAGAAGATTATCAAGACAATGGATTGCTAGATGTTAATAATCAAATAAAATTTTACTCTACGTTTGACGCCACTCAGAGCAAAATTCAGGGCGTAGTATACAGAGTTGCGGGAGTAAAGAACTTGTTCAGTCGTGGACAATTTACTCAGGAATTGGACTTGATTCTCATACAAGATAGTCAGTTAAATCTAGATGATAAGCCAAATGGAATACAAGCACCGCGCGCTGAACCTGGGGCTATTAATTCCTCTACCGATAGAACATCAAAGCAAATAGAGGAAGCAAAAAGAGTGGAACAAGAGGGTGGATGGAAATATAGAACGGTCTTAACGGATCAGCAAGCAAGGGATGCCGATAAAAGAGTGGTTGGAGCCCCGCTAAATGATATTAGACAGCGAGAGACTAACAAACCGAACTTGGCTAATGCTTCATCGGTCTTTAAACAAAGTTCTGATAATTCTTCAAGACCGAATTACACAATTACCGATACTGTTCCGAGATACAACCCAAAAAATTTTTACTCAGTGCCGGTAAATATAGACACTCCGAATGGACCAGTCGTGGATGAAGAGGGAACTATTACTAAAAAAGATGATAAAAAATCAGATACTCAATCGGTGTCTGTTAACCAACGACTCACTGAAGCTTTTAGTGGGGGAAATAAGAATCTCATCAATCAGTTACGCTCTAAATTAGGAATACCAGTAGGCGGTACTGGTGGGGGTCGCGGTGGATAATTATGGCAAATGACATACAGAAAAAACTAGGCACAGTAGAGTCATACAAAAATGATCGTGACGGCGCGGTATTAATTACTCACCCTGTTATAGGTATTGTAAAAAACAATATTGATCCTACGCGTAATGGAGTGGTGTGGGTATATATAGAAAATTACGGCGGTATAGACCCAGACGATATAAAAAATTGGTTCCCAGTAAAATATATGAGCCCTTATTTTGGAAGCTCTTCTAGTGGAGAATCTCAGCGCGGTGGAGAAAATACTGGATTTGGGTCTTATATTAAAAACCCTCACAGCTATGGAATGTGGACTGGTTCTCCCAGTATAGGATCTAAAGTAATATGTATTTTTATCAATGGAAGAACCGAACAGGGCTACTACATCGGGTATGTGCCTGATGTTGGCTCTCACTCTATGGTTCCTGCTTTGGGAGCATCCAGTAATGTAGTCCCGAATGAGTCAGAGTCTAAGAGTTATGGAGGAGCAACTAGATTACCAACTACCGAGGTTAATTTACAGAACTCGTCTATAAAAAATAGCAGAACTATAAACACAGAACCAAAACCTATACATAGCTATCAAGCATCTATATTGAGTAGTCAAGGATTGGTTCGAGACAATATTAGAGGTGTTATAGGTAGTAGTAGCACTAGAGAATCTCCTAGCGCAGTAGTGGGTATTAGCACTCCTGGGCGACCAATATACGAGGGTGGATATAACAGCAGCACTATACAAGATGCTATAAAGACTGGTGATCGTAGTAAATTAAAACAAATAGGTAGTCTAGGCGGGCATAGTTTTGTAATGGACGATGGCGCACTAACTGGCGAGGATCAATTAATTCGCATAAGAACTAGTGCCGGACATCAAATAACAATGAGTGACAGTGGACAATCATTGTTTATCATTCACAGTAATGGTCACAGTTGGATAGAATTAGGTAAAGAAGGCACCGTTGATATATATGCTGCCAACAGTTTTAATGTAAGAACAGTAGGGGATATAAATTTTCACGCTGATCGTGATATCAACTTACACGCTAAGAGAAATCTTAATATGTACGGAGAGTCAGTTAAAATAGACAGTGATAAAAACACAATGCTGTATGCCGGAGGAAATGTCGCCACTGAGACTGTTGGAAAATACAGTGTAAAAGTCGGCGGCACAGTAAGCATTGAAAGCGAAGGAAATAGTAACTACAGCAGCAAGGGAACTAATTACATAGTGGGTAAGCCAATACACTTAAATACTGGCTCGGGCCCAGCCGCGGATTCAGTTCCAAAGGCTAGTTTTAGAAATCACAAAGACGCCACTTACAGTGAAGAAGTGGGTTGGATGCAGCCAGCTAAAGAACCACTAATCAGCATCACTACTAGAACACCTACACATCAACCCTGGGATGCCGCAAACAAGGGCGTGGATGTTGAGATAAAACAAACTGCCGGCGCCGCTGATCCCGAACCTACTAAAGAAGTTCAAGCCGCTAATGATAGCGCCCGGGAAACGCCTAGAATCACTACTACTCCAGAGGCAGCGCAAACAGTGCCGGCACAGCCAGCGGTAAAGGCTGGATCTGACACTCTAATGAATGCTTCTACGGTACAAGCGGCCGTATCGCAACAGGCAGCCACCAACACTACTCTTAGTGCCGCGGAAAAAATCGCACAGGGCGTAGTGCCCGGACCAGCAGGCTTGACTCTAAAACAAATTGAAGGAACGGTTACCAAGCCTGGGACAGCAGACTTTATAGCAGACAAAATAAAAGTTGGAGTTCCTCTAGCAGAGGCAATGGGTAAAACGTTAATGACTGGAGCAGAGGGTGCTAAAACAGCGCAGCAGCTAGTATCAAACCCAATGGCTCAAATTAAGACGGTTGCCGGCAGTCTTCAGGAATCTGCCACTGGATTAATAGCACGTGGCATTTTAACTGGAAAAGAGATGGCATCAAAGGCCACCGGTGTTGTTATGGCCGCCGCATCGTTTGGACTAACAACTGTAGCTAACGTACTAAAGTCTCCCGCTAATGCTGTACTAGGGGCAGTCACTGGTGGAATTCAGAAAGTAAAAGCAATAGGTGATATGATAGCCGGAGGAAACGCGGTCGCTGGAATGGCAGATAAGCTAATGTCCGGAATGAAGGGCGTGGCCGCGCTAACTGGAGTGGCTGGGTTAGCTAGTAAATTACAGGATGTAGCAAAACAAGCATTTAAGATGGTAGAGTCTTCGTTTGGAAAATTAAAGGCAGGTCTACCGAATCCTCTTGGAGGACTAAAGCAAGCACGCGAACTAAGTGAAGCCGAAAAAACTGTATCCAAATTAAATGCTGCTGCCGACGAGGTATCTCAAGCTCAGTTTAATTTAAGAGAAATGAAAAGGCTAGCTAGAAGTTCTGGTGATCAAGATAGTAACGTAGAGGTACAAAAGGCAGAAAGTGCTCTAGCACAAGCGAAGCAAAAAGTGGCGCAACTGTCATCACAAATAACTAGCGGAGCTAGCAACGCAGAAACTGTAGCAAAATCAGTCGAAAGCACCGGTATAAATTCGTTGCCTGGTGGTATAGGTGCTTTTGCTGCGCAGATAAAGAGTGGCGTCTCAAATGCTATCGGTAATCTTAAATCGGCAGCGTCAAACATACTTGATAACTTAGGGAAAAAATAATGAATCCATTAAGTAAAATAATTGATCCTTCAAAGTTGACCGGAGACTTGGTAAACAATTTTCAATCAGCGCTAACTGAAATGTCTAACAGTACAGCAGTTAATTTGCTATCTAAATCAAAAACCATATCGGATAATTTATCTACTGGAATATCAACTTTAACGGGTGGCATATCAGGCGCAGCGAGCGCACTGAATAAATTAGAAGGAGAGGGATCAAAGCTTTTAAGCGCGGTAACTGATCCAGCTGGAATGCTAGACAAACTGGCCAAAAATGCCACTGGAGCCTTCTCTCAGGTTCAAAGCTTGTTAGATAGCGTCGGCAATATGAGCGGACAAATAAAAGCTCCAGTATTCGCCAGTGGTACTATAGATACCAGTGCTATAACAGCAAAAATGGGCAAGCTGCTTGGAGACGCTAGAATTTCAGTGCCGAAATTTGAGGAATTTCCAGCTGAGATGCCTGCCAACGCATTTCAGGAAGCGCAAGCTAGTGCTATCGGGAAATTAACAGAGGTTGAAAGCAAAATAGAGCTACTAAAGATAAAACTTTCTGGGGTCAATACTAAAGAGAGTAATTTTGGAGACAAGATAGCTCAATTAAATCGAGAACTTAGTGCGTTGAGTGAACAACTAGGTACAGCGCAGCGAGCTTATGAGCGCACTATAACTGGATCATAAATACTGTATGGCAATTTACACTGGATTCAGCACTCAAGACGTAAACAAGCGTATACAAAATTTAGATCCAACGGTGGGCGGGGGAATATCAACTATTACTCAGCAAGCACAAATAGGAAAAAAATTTCGTCTTACTGATGATAAATTAATAATTAGAGACTTGATAAACGCTCTTAGTATAAAACAGGGCGATAAAGTGGGTCAACCCGAATATGGTACCACCATATGGGAATATATGTTTGAGCCTAATACCGATGATGTAGTGGTTGAGATTGAAAAAGAAATCCGTAGAGTAGTTGGCTCAGATCCAAGAGTTACTCTGGATAATATCAACGCATATAGTTATGAAAATGGGATTTTAGTGGAGCTACAGATTACTATATTAGTAATAGATACTTATCTAGAGTTCGGATTATTAATAGATAAGCAAACTGGTACAATACAAGCGCTTAGTGCTTAAAACACTCCAAATTTGAATATGATAAATACTTTATCATAGGGTAATTACAAAAATGGCAACCAGCAGTAGACAAAGTGCGTTATTTGGCATACAAGATTGGAAAAGATTCTATCAAACTTATCGCGAGGCGGATTTTCAAAGCTATGATTATGAAACTTTACGCAAAAGTTTCATAGATTATCTAACTCAGTATTACCCAGAAACGTTTAATGACTATATAGAAAGCAGTGAATATGTAGCACTACTAGATGTTATAGCCTTTATGGGTCAGGCTCTGGCATTTCGCAATGATTTAAATGCCCGCGAAAATTTTATTGATACTGCTGAACGTAGAGATAGCGTAGTAAAGCTTGCCAACTTAGTTGGATATACTCCCAAGAGAAACGTAGCTGGACAGGGCTTATTAAAAATAGCAGCCATAAGTACCACAGAAAACGTTATTGATATAAACGGCAATAATTTAAGTAATACAACTGTACTCTGGAATGATAGTGCCAACAGAAATTGGGTTGAACAATTCAATTTAATAATTAATTCTAGTCTAGTTAATAGTCAGCGAATTGGCAATCCTGGTAATTCTAACGATATTATCGGAGTTAAAAGCGACGAGTACAGTATTAATATATTACCAGATCAAACACCTGTGGTTCCATTTAAGGCAGAAATAGATGGAACCTCTATGAACTTTGAACTAGTAAGTATAACTAGTGCCAATAGTGAAAGCTATTATGAATTACCACCCGCGCCCAATGGTCAGTTTATTATGGTATATCGCAACGATAAGCTTGGGTATGGTAGCGCGGATACTGGATTCTTTTTTTATTTTAAACAGGGCACATTAAAAGCTTTTGATTTTAGTTTTCAAGAAAGAATAGAAAATAATATACAAAGTATTGATATTATGGGTATCAATGATACTGATACTTGGTTATATGAACTAGATGACGCTGATAATCCTAGATTTTTATGGACTCAAGTTGATAATATCTTTACTAATAACTCAGTTCAAAACAGTAATACACGAAAGATATTCTCAGTAACTAGCAGATTTAACGATCAAGTAAATTATTTGTTTGGAGACGGAACGTTTGGAGAGATTCCGGTAGGTACATTTCGCGCTTATACTCGTGCTGGAAATGCCGCGCAGTATACTATTAATACAAATGAAATGTCGGGCATAGTAATTAATCTAGAGTACGTTAGTAGAACAAATAAAACAGAAACTTTGACTATGACGTTGAATTTACAAACAACGGTCAATATCGCACAAGAAAGAGAGCCATTAACTAAAGTAAAAGAACGCGCGCCAGCAAGATACTATACTCAAAATCGTATGGTCAATGGAGAAGACTATAGTAATTTTCCATATTCTCAATTCAACAGTATTATAAAAAGCAAAGCACTAAATCGTAGCAGTATAGGAATAAGTCGCAATTTAGACTTATTAGACCCTACCTCTAAGTACAGTAGTACCAATGTATTTGCTGATGACGGCGCATTATATACAGACGATGAGTATAGTATTTCTACATTTAGTACTCTTAGTATAAATTCAGCACTAGAATTTATTAACAGTACATTATCTACTTTATTAGCTAAACCTTCTGCCATTCAATATTATCAAAAATACTACACCAGATTTAATCCAGATTCTAATAATTTAATATACTGGAATGCTTCTACTGTAACTGTTGGAATGACTACTGGATACTTTTATTTGCCAAGTCAGCCCACTGGAATCCCTATTAGTGCTGGTATAGCTTCCAGTACTAATATGCGTTACGTCACTAAGGGAGCGCAATTAAAGTTTGTAGCGCCCGCGGGAAAATATTTTGATAAGACTAATAGATTACGAACTGGTACTCCTAACTCAACAAATGAGGGTAAAACTTATATATGGGCTGGAGTATTGGATGTAGTAGGAGATGGTAAAAACTTTGGTTCAGGAAATTTAGCTGATAATACCGGTCCAGTAAAACTTAATATCTACGTACCGTCCGATGCTAGAATGACGTCAGTTATTCCTGTATTTGATAATACAGTTGGCTCAACCATTACCTCTCAAATGCTAGATTTAATTAAGAAAGAACAAGAGTTTTATCTAGTATTTGATAATACTATTCCAAGTAATTTAACTCGTTGGTCATTATCAACCACAGTGCCCAATAATTGGTTTGTAAAATTTGTACACAACAGTGTAAATTCTACATACACAGTATATATTCGCAATACTAATTATTATTTTGGCAGTGTATATGATGTTAGATTTTCGTTTGACGAGAGCAAAAGAGTTTACGATCAAAAAAGCGGACAAATACTAAGTGATTTTATAAGCATATTAAAGACAAATTCAATTAACTACAATACTGTATTAAATGTAACCGATCAGCCTACACTAAGTGACGGATATCCAGATGACTATCAGGTAAAGGTAAGCAGCGTTAATTCAGTGACTGGATTTAGTACTGATCCAGACTTTTTTACAAATATAGTAACTACTCAGAATGATTATGTATTCTTCAAAAAATACTACAGTAGTAATTCTTTGTATGGATCACAATTATTAAAAGACTCAAGTGTGATTTATGATTATAATACTTTAGCCGAAATGCTAACAGTGTTATATGAATATGCTCCTGGAACAGTTTTCTACGTAAGCGGAGAATCATCGCCCGCATTCTACCAAACATATCAAGTGGCGGGTACTATTCCAGTGGTTCTTAAATACAAAGACGTTACTAATGAGTATCAACAAAAACGTGGGCGAGGTAGTATAAACTTTCAATACAGACATAATAGCGACAATACTACTAGAATAGATGCTGCTACCACCAATATTATTGACTTGTATTTGGTCACACAGAGTTATTATACTCAGTATAGAAACTGGATAAATGACTCTACTAATACGGTCAAAGAACCCAGCAAACCAACGATTGATGAATTACAGCAGTTATATGGAAAATTAAATAATTACAAAATGATTTCCGACAACGTAATAATGAATAGTGTTACGTTTAAGCCCTTATTTGGCAGTAAGGCTATATCTGCGCTACAGGGTAAAATCAAAGTTATTAAAAATACAAATATAACTATTAGCGATAGTCAAATTCGCAGCAGTGTTCTAAGTGCGCTAAACACTTATTTTACGCTTGATAAATGGGATTTTGGAGACACTTTTTATTTCAGTGAATTATCAGCCTATTTACATCTTCAATTAGGTGGTATTATTAGTTCTGTTGTTATAGTTCCAAATGACCCCACTCAGACTTTTGGAGACTTATATGAGATTCGTAGTGCTCCCAATGAGATATTCGTAAACGGAGCAACTGCTAACGATATTATAGTAATCAGCGCTCTAACAAATCAAATACTACAGCGTAACTAAAACTGCTAATATATAAAGATGATAAGTAATAGTATACAGACTTAAAATTATGGTTAATAAAGTACGAACACTTGATTTCTTGCCCGAAATATTTAGAACTGAAAGTAATAGACAGTTTCTAAGTGCCACGTTGGATGTTTTAACGGCTCAACCAGAGCTAAACAGAGTTCAGGGATATATAGGCTCTAAGTTTGGCTATGGTATTAACGCCGCTGATAATTATGTAATTGAATCTACAGATACCAGAAGTAATTATCAACTGGACCCAAGTGTAGTATTTCTAAAACCCGATACTCAAACTCCAATCGACTTTGTAAATTATAATGGAATACTAAAGTCTTTACAGAATGCTGGTGGTATAGTTAATAATCACAATAGACTTTTTGAAAATGAGTTTTATAGTTGGGACCCATTCGTAGACTACGATAAAATAGTAAACTACTCTCAATACTATTGGCTACCATTGGGCCCAGATGCTATTGAAATTAATAACGCTAATCTGGCTAAAGTCAGTGAGTATGTTTTTAAAAGCACTAGCGGCGGGCTAACATTATCAACTGAGCCAGGCGCAAACCCTATAATCAATTTAGTTCGTGGACAAACCTACACCTTTAAATTAGAAACTACTGATGTAAATGAACAGTTATGGGTTCAAGGTATACCTGGATTATCTGCCGTTCAAGGTACTACCAATACTAGAAACGTGTTGGGTGTTACCAATAACGGAACTAAGACTATTACATTTACTGTTCCCGAAGTAGACGCTCAGAGCGAATATAATATATTGGGCAATATCACTGTTGACTTAGTTACTACTAAACTATATTCAGAGATAAATGGATCATCGGTTTCTGTAATTGACGGAATCGGTTCTATACACGATAAGACATTATTGTTTTTTAATTCAGAGAATAAAACTGATCTATATAAAATAACTGTAGATGGAAATGGAGTAATATCCTTAGGCATACAATCGCCCATAGCACAGAATAAAAAGATAATAGTAAATGGCGGTCTTAATTTTGCTGGTCAAATATTCTACAGAAACTCCGCCGATCAAATAGTACAAATTCCTTATCTTAGCTCCGTACTTAATAAGCTATATTATCAAAGCAGTACTAATAAAAACTCCTACGGAGAAATCAATATATTTGAGTCAAATACTGTATCAGTTATTAACGTTGATGATATAGTAGGTAGAAAGAACTATACCAGCCCTAGTGGTATAACATTTACCAATGGTCTAAAGATTAAATTCAATACTAACGTAATACCAGCTGAATTTGAAAACGGTGAATTTTATGTAGAGGGAGTTGGAGCCAGTATTAAACTGCTACCAGTCACAGACTATGTGGTAACTGAATTACATACCGATATAGTATTTAATTTATGGTCTAATATACCCTGGGACATCGATGGTAATAACTGGGACAGCGACGGATATGCTCCTACTACCCCAGATTATATTACTATTAATAGAAACAGTAGAGATTTAAATGCGTGGACTAGAAGCAATAGATGGTTTCATCAAACAGTAATTGATACCACTATCGCAGCTACTGGCGCAGTAAGTAGTAAATTATCTAATATTCCAAAAAGAGCAGAGCGTCCTATAATTGAGTTTCGTGGAAATCTACAGTTATTCAATAGCGGGTTTATTAGTGCTGGCGCAGTTACTTACGTAGATAACGTAACTACTGACCCACTAGTACAAATAAATGGAAATGAATCATACAGTGTAGATGAGGCATTATTAAAAAATAATGATAGAGTTGTATTTGCTAATGCCACTGATATTGATGTTCGTAGAACAGTATATCTAGTATCAGTGATACTATTAGACGAAGAACCGATATTAAACTTATCACCAGTAAGTACAGTAGAGGATAATTATCAAGTTACCGTACAGTATGGTACAAAAAATCGCGGCACAACCTGGGCTTGGAGTGAAAATACCAGCTCCTGGAGATTATCACAAAAGAAAACATCTGTAAATCAGCCACCATTATTTGATATTGTGGATTCTAATTTAATCAGCTTAAGTAATACCGATTACTACCCAAATACAACGTTTACGGGAACAAAATTATTTAGTTACACAGTTGGAAGTGGATCAAATGATACTGTACTTGGATTCCCAATTCAGTACAGTAGTGTTAATAACATAGGCGACATTAATTTTACAGTTGACTTTAATAAAGATGATTACTCATATCTTGAAGATTTTATTAAAGTCAATAAGAGTGTAAATACTGGCTACGTTAAGCATAATGTAACTGATACCGAATATGAGAAACTAACTGGATGGATAAGAGCGGCTGATAATAGCTTTCAGTATCAAGTATTCAAATACGATTTGAACGCAGAAGATACCAGGATTGTTTGCGACATACCTGCCAAGTTAAATACTAATTGGAATTCTGTACAGTTGTATTTTGACGATACTGTATTAGATAGTTCCGAATATACAGTTACAGTGCTGAATAATAAAACTACAATTGAATTTACCAATTCAATTTCTAGTGCGGTTACAGCCACGCTATTAATATACAGTGATGTAGCAGCAGAAAATAGTTACTACACTGTACCAAGTAACTTACAAAGTAATCCGTTCAACGCTAATATCACTACAGTGGATGTGGGCGATATTAGAAATCAGTATAGAACTATATACTCTAACGCTTCAAACGTTACTGGAACTTTATATGGGTCCAATAATATACACGATTTAGGCCCACTATATCAATACGGCACCAGTATTATACAGAGTAGTTCTCCAATGGTATTACCTGGACTATTTCTAAGACGCAATGACGTATCGTTCTTTGACGCACTACAGTACAACAGTAATGAGTACTACAATTATAAAGAGCTATTAACTGATATTGCGTTTAAAAATGACTACAGTGTATATCAAACTCCGGCGCAGATTTTAGACAATATTATTGCTGAAATAATATCAATCAAAAGTAACTCTAGTTCATTTTTATGGACCGATGTATTGTTTACTGGCAGTCCATATGTTACTAATACCTACAAGTTTGAAGTAGCTCCGACCGCTCAAACATTCTCATTAAGTAGAGTATATGACTTTACTAAATCTAATTACAATGGTATAGGAGTTTACTTAACTAGAGTTGTAAATGGGCGATCAATAACTACGCAATTATTAAGAAATATAGAATATACAGTAAATACCGACAGTCCAAGTTTAACTATAACTATACCATTATTGAATAACGATAGTCTCATAATAAATGAATACAATCAAACATACGGCAGTTATTGTCCAAGTACTCCTACTACGCTTGGATTATATCCAGCTACCGTTCCAGAGGTATATTTAGATACTACATATGGAGCTAATTCCTATTTTATTATAGGACACGATGGTAGTTATAATAAGTTGTATGGAACATATAATAATGGAATCTTAGACGATTTTCGCGATATAGCACTGCTTGAGTTTGAAAAGAGAATATTCAATAATATAAAGACCGACGGTCGTATACCACTAATTAGTGAAGCGGTAATTCCCGGTCATTTTAGAAAAACTGAATATGAGTATAGTGAAACACAAAACATATACTCTCCTAATTTCTTAAATTGGGTAGGAACTAATAGAGTTGATTTTAAACAGCAGAACTATAATCTACTTAATAAGTTTAGCTATAATTATGGTCAATCCAGCAATAAATTAAATAGCTCTCAATTATTACAGGGTTATTGGAGAGGAATCTATCGTTGGTTATATGATACTGATCATCCTCATACTAAACCCTGGGAGCTATTAGGGTTTACTATTAAACCAACTTGGTGGGATACTAGATACGGTGCCGCTCCCTATACCAGTGATAATCAATATATGTGGGAAGAAATATCTCGTGGATATATTTGGAATAACGGAGACTCATATATTGACGAGACGCGAATTCGTCCAGAGTTATTAAAGATAATACCCACAGACGCCAGCGGACAACTTAAAAATCCATTTGACGTAATAGTAGGAAATTATAATAGCTTAACCTTTAATCGTGATTGGAAGGTGGGAGATACTGCCCCAACAGAGACCGCATATCTGCGATCAAGTGCTTGGCCCTATGATTTAATGCGTATATTAGCGTTAACAAAACCCGCTAAGTTCTTTAACTTATTCGTTGATATGGACTCGTATTCCTGGAATACTGAATTCAGTCAATATTTATATAATGATAGATATCATTTAGATACCAGACAATTGAGCGTATATGGTAATGGACAAGCCAAGCGCAGCTATATAAATTGGATAGTAGATTATGTAAATGTTCGCGGAGTTAGCGGGCACGATGTAGTAACTACATACTTACGCAACGTTGATGTTCGTCTTACTTATAATATAGCCGGGTTTAGCTCCAAGAACTATCTTAAATTCTATATTGAACGTGCTACCCCGAATAGTAAAAATACTAGCTTTTTGATTCCAGATGAAAGCTACACTGTATTACTTTATAATAACGTTCCCGAAACAGTAATATCATATAGTTCCGTTATATTACAGCGTGTTAAAAATGGATGGACACTATGGGGTAATAATCAATCTCAGCAGTACTTTAAGACTTTAGTTCCTAAACCAACAGGCAAAGATACCATACTTAACGTAGACGGAACTAAAATAAGAATTACTAATTCTTGGTATAATGAGCGAGAGCAAATAATACCCTACGGAACATTATTTCACAGTCAGCAATCTGTGTGTGAGTTTATGAACGCCTACGGTCAATATATGATGAATCAGGGCGTCAAATTTGAAAACGTCGATGGAGTAATACAGCAGAATTGGACCAGAATGATTGAGGAATTCATAGCGTGGTCACAACAGGAATGGGATTATGGTAGCACTATCTCTATTAACCCTAATGCTAGAAAATTCTCTGTAGAAAAGTCTGGACTAATTGTTCAGCCATTAGGAATACAAGATAAAAATTACATTTTAAATCAAAATTTATTACCTGTTCAAACGCAAAATTCTGTGGTATATAGAGATAATCAATCGTTCAGTGTTGAAATATTAAATGAGGGCGATACTGTTGCTCATACTAATTTGAATATGAATAGTATTGAACACGCCGTTATATTTGATAATAATACAGTGTTCAACGATTTGATTTATAGTTTACCTACAGGATTACGTCAGCAACGCTTAATACTAAAGGGATATAAAACCGCTAATTGGTCTGGGTACGTAGACGCAGCTGGCTTTATTTTGAACGAAGATAATATCAAAGAATGGACTCCCAATACCAAGTATTCTAAGGGAATTATTGTTCTTAATAAGAATTTATATTGGGCGGCAAATAAGCTGATTGAACCTAGCGCCGTGTTTAATCAATCTGATTGGAAGCAAATTGATTACGAAAATGTAAAAACAGGGTTACTAAGCAATCCAAGTACTAATGCTTATGAAAGCTTATACTACTACGACACCTATAGAGCTAATCTCAAATTAGACGAAAACTTATTAGCTTATAGTTTAATAGGATACAGACCACGTGATTATTTGAATGCCGCTGATTTAAGTGATACCACACAAGTCAATGTGTTTAAGAATATAGTGACTGAAAAGGGAACACCAGCATTAGCTAATTCCTTCAAGGGCACACAATTTGATCAGGGTGCTATATCGTACAATATTAATGAAATATGGGCAATAAACACTGGAACTTTTGGAAATATTCTAAACAGTAATTTTGTGGATATACCACTGGACGAGTCGGTGTTGAATGGAAACCCAACGCTAATTGGTTTCAGTGAAGCTGACCCTATTCAAAATGTACAACAAACTGTAACAATTAGTCAATTTGAGAATTGGGAAAGACCTCCGCTAAGTAATAACTTCTTGCCAGAACTAAGTGCGAATGAGACTACTGATGCTCTACCAACCGCTGGTTATGTTGATATTAGAGACACCGATTATCAAGTGTATGAGTTTGATGATTTAAATGAAGACTTGACTATAATAAACACAGTAACGGTTAATAAAACAATTTGGATAGCAAAGTATAATTCTAGTTGGAACATATTCACGATTAGACCAGTGGGTGCCAATCCCGTACAGATAGAAAATAATCAAAATGGTACTGTGACCATAGTTTTTGATCGTCAGCATAAACTTAAAGCTGGCGACCATTTTGCCATTAATAATTTTGATACTCTAGTAAACAAGTTTTACACAGTTAGCTCAGTGACTTCATTGAATAGAGTTACGGTTGAATATAGTCTGGACGACACTATTATCAAATTAAATGGCTTTGGAACGGCAATGCGATTGGTATCACGTAGATACGCTCAGGCCGCCGACGCTGTTAACTCTACTCTGGAACACACTGAGTTTGATACTCGCAAGATTTGGGTAGATAGTGATATTGATAATCGTTGGGCGGTATGGCAAACAGCTCCAGTATTCGCAGAAAAGTCAATATCAATTCCTACTAGCGTAGATGTGGGCAAAACAGTTGATAGCGGTGACGAAATAGGACAATTATTTGGAGACCCAACCGCTGGCAACGTATATTGCTATCGCCCGAATAAAACAGTTATAACAATATCTGGATCAAATAATTTTGGAGTGGCAATAAAGGCGACAAAAAATCGATTGTTTATTGCGTCCGACACTCAAGTAAGTTGCTATAACAATCTAATAACACTTACACAAGTTCTTCCAGTCGCCAACATTACCAGTATTGCGATCAGTGATAACAATCGTTGGATGTATTTGTTTAAGCAATCTACTAGCACGGTGTATGTGTATCACTTGAATTCTAATAATGTATATCAACTGGCGAATACTGCTGTTATTGCTAACGCAACTGGATCAGTAATCGCTACTACCACTGATGGTCGTAAGCTAATAGCTGGTGCTCCAACGGAAGTAGTTAATGGGTTATCCGAGGCTGGAGCAGTTTACATATATAGTAGAGCCGTACAGAGATTTATTTCCGACGGAACACAAACTGAATATTCGCTAGTTAACGGAGCTCCTAATAATATTGCTGATGTTTATTTAAATGGAGTCTTGACTAGTGCTGTAACTGTGACTGATAACAAAATTAAATTAAACACACCCGCTCCTGCTGGTATAACAGTTTCTATAGAAACGGCAACTCTACAGCTAACACAAAGATTGGTCAGCACACAGCCAAAAATTGGAGCACGTTACGGGCACAGCATTGATACGAATCGTTGGGGGTCTACTGTAGTTGTTGGTTCTCCGTTTGACTTAAATACTGACGATATAGTTTCAAATATTGAAGGCAGCGTAGCTGTTTACATCAATGGTGCTCAGCGATACGGAACAATAACACTAAATGATCCTGTTGTTAATAGCGGTGATTGGTTTTTAATAGATGGATATGTAGTAGCGTTTTCAGTCAATACTGAAAACGTCAACACCATTGCCGCGACAATCAACGATCAGACGCCCACCAACATTGTTGCCACTGCTAGCGACAATCAGATTGTCTTAACAGTGTTGGACAGTACCGCGGAAACACCATATGATATTATTGATATAGTTGCCAACTTGGGTCTACAGGAGCGTTTGCGATTAGAGCCCTATAGTTTGACTCAAACTATACTAAGTGTTAATCGCTCACAAACTGCTGAGTTTGGATATGCGGTATCAATGAACGAGCGTGACGGATTGATAATTTCTGCTCCTAGAACCAATAAAGTCGGAAAAACTACTTTTGATAAAGCTAATAGCTGTGTTGATGATTACACTACTTTTGATAATGGAGTAACTACCTTCGTTGAGAGCTTTGTCGGAGTTGGTATGGTCTATGCGTATGAGTATTTGCCTGCCTCTAACGAAAGTATTACTAATCCAGGCAAATACGTATTTGGACAATATATTGTAAGTGGAGATACCAATTATGGCTCTCAATCTAGATTTGGACACAGCGTAAAGTATCATCAAAATATGATATTAGTCGGCGCCCCAAATTGGAGTAAAACTTTCGGAGGATTCGCAACTCTATTTACAAGTGGAGTGGACAATACTGATCCTTGTATACCGCGCAAGGTCACAACGTGGCACATTGATAAGAAACCGGTCAATCAAGTAAACATCAATAAGATTAATAATATCAACATATTCAATCGTTTAACAGATAAAACTTTAGACGTTCTGGACTATATAGACCCAGTACAGGGAAAAATGCTGGGAGCAGTTTCTGTTAACATAGATTTCATTAGTTCCTATGATCCAGCTGGGTATGAGATAAATGATTTACAATGGGGACGCTCTCACGTTGGCACAGTGTGGTTAGACACTAATAATTTACGTATGTTAAATTACAATCAACAAGACGTAAATTACAATGCTAAGTATTGGGGAGTTGCTTTCCCCGGAAGTTCGGCCGACGTCTATACTTGGATAGAAAGCGCGGACACTCCTTTAAATTATACTGGCAGCGGATTCCCGGTAGCATACGATAAGTACGTTACATCGGCCGAGCTAAATGTGGCTTCCAACACTATAGTGGTTCGCTATTACTTCTGGGTAAAAAATTACGATGCTATCCCTGAGGGTAAAACTCTTAGTCCACTGATTATTAGTCAATACGTATTGAATCCTCAAAGTAGTGGAATCTCATACTTGGCTCCAATTACCACGAACATTGTTGCGCTATACAATAGCAATCAATACATCAACGATAGCACTAGTACTTTACATTTAGGTTATGGAAATTCTATATACGATGATGGAAAGCACGTTTCTTGGAAGCTAGTTCGTAGCAACAGCGATGACTTTTTGCCTGGAATCCCAGACAAGAATAATGTTAATCCAGTCGGATTGTACTTAAAGTATTTGGACAGTTTTAGTGGAGCAGATTCCGCTGGAAATTTCGTTCCTGATATAAGATTACCAGCAATGGTAAAGTCTGGAGTCAGTTTCAGTCCGCGTCAAACAATGTTTATTGATAGAAATGTAGCGGTAAAGAACTTTATAAATTATGCTAATAATATTCTCATTCAGCATCCTGTTACTGAAACACGACCAAATTTAAGCTTTATCAACACAAATGTTACCAATACATACGACACTAGAAAATACTGGAAATATGTAAATTGGTGGGCTAGTGGTTACAATGATCAAACCAAGGCCTTGATAGAAGTAAATCAATACGTTGATCTTATTAAGATTGGCGATTCGCAGCTAATAACTGGAATCAACGGATTAGTACTTGCTCTTAAAGATGGACTGATAGTAAAAGTAAAATCTAACTCTCAGGGACTAAGCGAGCATTATGTCTATAAGAATTCTCAATGGACTCGCATCGGGGTAGAGAATGGAACCATACAATTTTTGACTACATTATGGGAGCAAATTTATGGATGGGATACCGATTTGTGGGGAACTCAATGGGACGGAAATCCATCAAAAGAAGTTTACTGGATTATACGTTGGATAAATGAGGTTCTTTACACTGATGATCTGCTAGCGGAAAGAAATAATAGCTTGATGCTGATGTTTAATTACTCACAAAGCGAGATACTAAATGAGAAAAATTACAATCAGTGGTTAATGAAGACTAGTATGATTGACGTTAATCATACTATTAGAAAGCTATCTCCGTATAAAAAGTATCAACGCGACAACACTGAATTCTTAAGTGGGTACTTAAACGAAATTAAACCTTTCCACGTTTACATAAAAGACTTTGTGTATGCGTATGATGGTATTGACACGGCTCGCACTGATGTTACCGATTTTGATTTACCGGCTCAGTACAATAATTCACAGCGTAAATTTATAACTCCACAGTTGAGGTACAGCGGTAACGTCAACGTTGGCGAGTATATGCCAACTTCTAATATATGGAGCGACACTGATTACGTTAAATGGTTTGAAAATTATGGACTATCGCTTTCGGAGTCAGTTAAAGAGCCAATTAAAGTTGCTACACTAGCGGAAAAAGTATTAGATACTGCGACCGCCATTAGATTATCTACGGTGTATGGACTTCAAGCAGGTGATGTAATCATTATTGATGATGAGCAGATTCAGGTTAATAACGTAGATAGAATCAGCAATCGTGTTACTGGATTAACTCGTGGGTATAACAGCACTGTTATTAGCGAACACAAGGCTAAGTCCAATGTGTTTGTTGCCCATAGGTCTTCTTTTGTATTGGATTCTGGACGTGGATACGATTCCACTGAGGAATTAATAAGCATTACTTCGGACACAGTGAATTATCCAAGTCCTAGACAAGAAATTGTTTTAAGTCCCGCAGTGGCTAACACTAGAATAACTTCGATTAATACGGTAAACAGTGGCGGTGGTTATTCGGTAGCACCAGAAATTAAATTTCTGCCCAGCAATTTGTACAAAGAGTTTTCTGGTTCTAATGTAAATGCTACCACAAATACAATTACGATTAATAATCACGGCTTTGAAACTGGCGATAGTGTAATTTACACAAACACTAGTACGATTAACTACGGCTTAAAACACAACTCTTATTATTATGTAAGAGCAATTAACGCCAATACTATTGCTCTGTATCAAAATTACAAACACGCTGCTGATGGTGGAACACAATTTGAACAAAAGCAGGAGCTTGACGCAAGAAGAGTTAAGCTAAAGTCGTCATCGTCAACTGTGCTAACTCGTCTATCAATAATAGCAAGAGCGCAGTTTATGTACGAGAGCTATCCAATAAGAACAATCAAAACTACTATAGCATTTGATAGAGTTTCCTATACCGCTCGTGACGATAATGGCTGGGACAATTCATACTATTACTGGGACGTACTTCCTTGGGACGGTGAAGAGGACAGTGACACAGCGGCCACAAGAATTAAAAAGTACTATACTCCTACTGTTAATATGCCAGGCAAAGATTTAAGACAACTAATGTCTGGCGTTATTTATCCTAATTCTATACTAAGCGGTATCGATTTCGCTCCAGCGATTCCAGTAACTCCTGATATTGAGATTGAGAGTCCAGTGGACGAAACTGAAACTGATATTATCGTTGACGGTGGAGATTTCATTGACGGATACGGACCAGAAGAATTAGTTTCCGGATATGTCACTGATACAGTCAACATTACTGTTACTACTGACCCAACAAAAGAGCCAGGCGGTACAGGACCAACTTGGACTCATAGAATTTTTGTAAATTACGACGGAAAAGCAAGAGCTTATTCTAATAGTAATCAAAGATTAGCTTGGCAATATCTAAAGAGATGGTGGTATGGATCGGACGGGGGCAATCCCGCTAATGCTAATACTACACTAACCGCAGATGTAACTAATACTGCTGCCACATTCTTAAAAAGCTAGTAATACTAATAGGCATAAATAATTTATATGAGCACACAACCAGTTAACCCCCAACCACTCCCACCAACGACAAAAGAGCATTCCGAGTTTCAGTTGTCGAGTTTTATTAAAATTACTGATCCAAAAACTGGGCAGGTGTTGGTACAAAAACGATGTGAATAATGGAACAGAATATGAGCAATATTATTGGTTTAGACGTTACGGGATCATTAAAAATATATGATCCCAAGAATGGTCAAGTTTTTGTGGACAAGAAAAATGCCATACATTACGAAAATATGTCCTATGCTATGGCACTTACTTTAAGTAATCGTGGAACAGGAACTATCTATCAAATGGCATTTGGAAATGGTGGGGCCAGCGTTGATGCTACTGGAATTATTACCTATTTGCCCCCTAATGCGTCTGGGCAAAATGCCGCGCTTTACAATCAAACATACGCAAAGATAGTAGATGATACGCTGATATCTAATTTTTCTCCACTGTCTAATAAGATGATCGTCAATCATACTACCGGCAAGATTTATACTGATGTATTGATTCAGTGTTTGTTGGATTACGAAGAGCCCTCTGGACAGGCAGCGTTTGATAACGGCACAAACACCAATAGTGATTATGTTTTTGACGAGATAGGACTTTTGGCTAACAACGGAATAGATGCTGACGGTAACGTAACCACGAAACTACTTACTCACGTTATCTTTCACCCAATACAGAAATCACTGAACAGACAAATTCAAATTGATTACACTATCAGAATTCAAACACTGACCAATATGTTAACAATTTGAATACATAAATACTATAAATAGTTTAATACGAGGTTATTTAAGATGCCATACAACATACAGCTAGTCAACACCAGTATAACGGTAAATGATGGATCATTGAACGGGTCAACTGGATTACAATTGCCAGGTAGAAATTTCGCTGGTTATGGACAGCCAATTAATCAGAGCTTGGTAGATTTACTACAGCATTTTGCTAGACTTCCATCTACCGATCAGGGTCCTGATACAGCAGTCGTGGGGCAAATTTGGTTTGATAAGGGCGATCCAACTGCCACCCCTCCTCGTCCGGAATCATTAAAAGTAAAAACAGCCGCTTCTGCCAATTATGGTTGGAAAAAAATAATTACCGAAGGCAGCACTTTTAATACTAGCGAAATCACTGCTACTACTATAAACAGTGACGATATCATAACCGATACATTGACTAGCAGACTAGTAACTGTTAGTGGCACTCTTACTACTACTAAAATTACTACTGGATCCGCTTCTACTGCCGGAACATTAACAGGAGACTGGACACTAACCGACGGATCTAGATTAAATGCTACATATGCGGACTTGGCTGAGCGATTTGAGGCAGACTGCGAATATGATCCAGGCACAGTAGTTGAGTTAGGCGGAGAAAAAGAAATAACAGCGGTAAAAGAAGACTGTAGCGAAACTGTATTTGGAGTAATAAGCACTAATGCTGCCTATCTAATGAACAGTGGCGCTGGAAATAACGCAACACACCCTGCTATAGCGATTGCCGGAAGAGTCCCTGTAAAAGTACGCGGGCAAATTCGCAAGGGTGATCGATTGGTGAGCGCTGGTAATGGAGTTGCTAGAGCCGCTCGCAAGGGAGAAGCTACAGCATTCAACACTATAGGACGATCTTTAGAAAACAAAAACACAGATGCGTATGGTAGCGTTCTAGCGACAGTTACTGCTAAAATGTAATATGGAATAAATTATGGCTTACACAGTAGGACAAACAGTACAAGCTGCTGATTATAACGGATTCAGAACGAGCGTAAACACTGCTTGGAGCGTTGGTACTGGAAACGCTGGGTACGGCCAGCCAGAGTTTACACAAGTTAATGTCGGCGACTTGATCCAAGCTAGAGCATCAACCGTTACTCCTGGAAATCCAAATAGCAATGTGCCTCCAACCTGGAGTACTACTCCGGAATGGCGATCATTGGTTAACGCAATAAATTCTATGTCCAAGCATCAAGTTGGTGGAGCCGACATAGTAACTGCCAGCAGTTTTGCTGCTAGTAATAGTTTGCCAACTTCAGCAGCATCAATCACTGGTTTGATAGCGCATTCCTCTACCGTTAGCAACGGTATTACTGCCGTAACTGGTAATCAAAGATTAAATGCCGCCGCGCAGGGCACTACGTCTACGACTGTATTAACAAATAACGCCGGCGCTTGGTCAGACAAATTAGTGTTTACATTTGAAGTAAATTTCTCAAATGTAAATCGTCTACGCTACTACTTTAATGCTGGTGGACAGATAAGTTTAAATATGAGTCACAGCGGTTCTGGTGATGCTAACTCTTTATTCTCAAACATAGCTTCAGAAGCGGGACAAATTTATTTAAGTAGCACAAACGCATTTCCACTTACAATAGCGGGTCAAACTTACGACGGAGTTACAAAAGTTGGAGGTGTGGTCAGTAGCAGAACTACTATTAACAACTTGGGATTCTATCAATTAACCGGTACGCCAGTTCAAATATACAAACAAACCGGTAGTAGTCCATCTACACCATATACCAGTGATAGTGCTATAACTATAACTGCTGCTCATGATGGTGCTGGAAAGTTAATCTTTGTAGTTACTTGGGACTTAATACCGAATGGAGTCTCTGTCAGTAGCGGATCAATTACTAATTTAAGTTTGCTACCGCCAAGTACTGCGAACATTGTTGACACATGGGGCACTCCTACTGTTACAACAAACGTTGAACTAACTCAAGCACCAAACTGTATTACACCGACTGTTGGATCAGTGTCATCGAACGCATTTAAGGCTACAGTTGCCTATAATGGAACAATCACCGTTACAAATGCTACCGATGCTAGCATAACTAGTGGTCTGCCAAGTGGAATTACGTATACGGGTGCTGCTAATGGAAATAATTATGTTCTGACTTTAACGGGAACTCCCACTACTGGAAATCAATCATACAATATTTTGGTGACTGCTACCAATAGTGGTCTTGGATGCGTTTCTGCCACATTACCGAGTCCGGTATCTGCTGGATCAGGAACAGTAGAAGAAACACTATGCGACACTCCAGTGTCATCAGCAGCGTTTGCCGCTAACTCATTTACAGCCAACGTTGCCTATGGACCAGTTACTTGGACTGTATCTAAGGCAACCTCTGCTACACTCAGTGGATTCCCAACTGGAATTACAGTAACTGGGCAACAAGTAGGGGCCGACTATCAATTCACAGTTAGTGGTACGCCAGGCGTATCTACTGGTGGAAGTACGTGGACCGCATTAGTAACCGCAACTAATAATTGTGGCGGCGGTAAGACACAATCAACACTAGCTTCCACTCAAGTGGGAACAGGAACCGTAGGCGCTCTAGCAAACTGCGTGGCTCCTACGGTGGGAACAGTAAGCGCCAATTCGTTCCAAGTTGGCGTAAGTTACACAGGCACTATTACCGTACAAAACGCCACTAGTGCTACCATAACTGGTGGTCTGCCAAGTGGAATTACTTCCAACGCAGGCGCGGCATCTGGATCAAATTACGTATTTAATTTAAGTGGTACTCCGACAAGCTCCGGAGAAGCATACGACATTCGTGTAAATGCTACTAACTCAGGAGCTACTTGTACTACTGTAACAGTAACAAATCAACAAGCTGGTTCTGGAACGGTTATAGCTCAAGCACAATGTGCTGCCCCAGTAATTGGAGCTATAACTCCAAATCTAGCAAGCCCGCCATCATTCAAGGTTGGACAAGCATACAGCGGTACAGTTACTATCACTAACACTACGTCCACTGGTCAAGGAAATATAGGAACTGTTATAGTACCGGGAGTTACGATAACAGCGGCCAATCTTGCTGGAACCACTCTAACATATACTATATCAGGCACCCCGACTACTACTGGGCAATATGATATATCATTTACTGCTACGAATAATTGCGGAGGAGGCTCAGCACCAACCACTACTACTAGTAGCATCGGATTAATTACTGTATCTGCTGCCGCCGCCTGTGCGAATCCAGTAATAGCGGCTAATATAATAGAAGTGTAGTATTATCAGGAATAATTTATGCCATTAGTAGTAGGACAATCATATTCTTCTTATATAGAAATAACTGGAGCAACAAGTGCCACTGTTACTAGTGGATCACTTCCCACAGGAATAACTGGCTCTCTCAATACAGGTACCGGACGATATAATTTGTCTGGTACACCAACTGCGGCTGGTATTTATGATTTTACCATCACTGCGACTAATGAATGTGGCACCGGTGGAGCTACTGGGTCCGCTGCTATCCCCTTCACTTTAACTGTGGGCGATTTTTCTCCGCAAACTGCGCTAACTTTTTATCATACCAACACTCTCTCACTTATGGCGCGGGACCTTAATAATCAACAGCCATTTTCTACCCGATATTTAGTAGCATCTACGTACAATTATAATGAGTGGCAAACGCAAGCAAATCAGCCATTTAATCCACTTGTTTCTGGAATATCACCGTCGGCTTTTGGATCAATTGGTGGTTCTGTGTCTACCACTGTTCTTTCTATAGGAGTCGGAATAGATGATTACGATAACAGTCCACAAGGCAATATCAAAGATTGGACTAATTTGGTGTGGGAAGGAAGTGATAGCTATTCATTCCCAAATCAAATAGTCGGAAACACTGCTCAGGAATACGGGGGCGGAGCAGGAGTGTGGAATATACAAGAGGGTCTATCAACATTTAACGGCAATACAACTGTAACTATAGCAAATGGATTGGCCGGCAGTGGAGGAATAGATCGTGCTACTATAGCACACTGTGCCTTTATTCCTGGTAACTGGAGAGCAACTACCGTGTACTCTCCCCCAGCAGCCACTCTTGTTAGCGGAAATGGAGGGTATCCAGTATCAAGTGCTCTTGGATTGACCACTAGTGTTTCCGAAATAGCAGAATACACTGTTACGGTTCCAGCCTTTTCTTTTATTCTCGTGGCAGCCTCAACCGCAATCTATTACTACACATTAAATGACGATACTAATCTCAAGTATCATCAATTTTTTGATATACCAGCTGGATGTGTGACCTCATATGAAAGAGTTTTTGATGATGGCGGATATAACTCTGCCCTATCGACGATAATATGTAATTTAACTGCTAGTCAAAAGACTGTAAAAGTTAAATTGCCATCAACTATTAGTTATAACGACGTTGATTTTGAAGGAAACCCGACCACTGGAACCGTGAGTCAAACACTAGGAAAGCAATGCGGCATATTTGTTTTTGAACCTATGACTCAGTTTAATACAGTAATTTCCAAACCGACTTCTGCTCCAACTTGGCCTGGAGGCGGTGGTGGAGGCGGAGGCGGAGGTGGAGGAATCACTTACCCAGTATCTAATCAGTAACACATTATGCCATTAGTAGTAGGACAATCATACAATGCTTATATAGAAATAACTGGAGCTACAAGCGCTAGTATTACTAGTGGCGCATTACCGGGTGGATTAGTTGGATCGTACAACGCCGGCACTAGTAGATTTACTATAACAGGCACGCCAGAGACAGCCGCAACCTATAATTTTACTATCACCGCCATTAACGCTTGCGGATCAGGTGGATCCGATGGAAGTTTCGTCAGAGATTATTCTTTAACTGTAGCCTCCCCGCCTGCTATGTCTGCTAGTATAGGCATTCCAACTCCTCAATATGTCAACGAAGGAGATGTAGTTGTATTCACTTACACTATAACAAATCGTCAAAATCAAAACGTATATTGGAGAGTAGAGGCCACGTCCCCAACATCATCCGCGGCGATTACCTCTGATGATTTTTCTACTCCAAGTAGCGGAGTTATTAATACCGACTCTGGCAATATTACATTAACTATTAGCAGTGATTTAACAACAGAAAACTTTGAACGATTCCGTCTTGTTTTTTATACAAATGGGACCTACACGGATTTATTAACACTTTCTACTTTCGTGGAAATCGTTGACACATCAGTTACTCCACCGTCTACTTGTGCCACTCCAACTCTAGTATCAAACATTACTCCAAGTGCTGCCACTCAGGGAACTTATACTGGAACTATACAATTATCAAACACAAGCAGTGTTGGAGTAACTTTAAATAGTCCGCCAGATTGGTCTGTTGCGTCATACGATAAAGCCACTGGAACATTAACTATTAGTGGACCATCCAGTCCGGGCTCATATAGTGTTAGCATTAACGCAATTAATAATGAAATTCCAGCAGGCTGTAATACTACTGAAATTGTTTCAATAAACGCCGGCAGCGTTACGATTTGTAACGAAGCAACATCGGCAACTCAAACAGTAACTGGGTCATTAACTGGCACCACAGTGTGGGGCTCAAATCCTTACACTCAAGATTCTGACTTTGCTGTAGCCGCTGTTCACGCTGGGTTGGTGGCACCAGGCGCCACCGCTACTATAACTAAAACTTTTGTTGGGTACTTACAAAATTATTCAGGCACCACAGCCAATGGAGTCACAACCACAAACTGGACTACTGGATGGTGTGGCGTTCAAATTTCTCTAGCATCTGGAGGCGGTGGAGGTTCCACCTGTTTTGCTTATGGAACAAAAATACTAATGAGTGATGGTACGTCAAAGAATATTGAAGACTTACAAGAAAACGATATTATAAAAACAGTAAGCATAGCTGATTTAGATACACAAGAGACTGCGTGGGAATACTGGAGTTCAAACTCATTCGTTACTAGCAATGCCACGGCCACAGTCAAGAGCATATATGTACACACCGCAACACACTACTATAACATCAATAATGGATTATTGAAGGTAACAGATAGCCATCCAATATTAGTAGAAAAAAATGGAATTTATAGATTCAAGCGCGTGGACTCACTAACAACCGAAGATCGTCTATTCAACGTCAACGACGGATGGATACCAATTAATTCCATTCAAATTATTAATGAACAGTTAGCCACTATAAATATAGATGTTGAAGAGCAAGACACTTACTTTGCTAATGGAATTCTTGTACACAATAAGAACGAAGAAAATCAACAATCAAATCAATAACGATTATGAAATACATAATATCTTTTATCAAAAATACAACTGACGAACACGTTGAACAGTATATGTTGGCGAATAATATTCAAGTTTTAGAACACTTGAAAAATTTAGATCACATTTACTTAACAGAGACTGACACAGTGCCCCCTCCAGACAACAATGTAGACTACATTGTTGAAAGTGAGCTAACAAAAATTACATTGGTATCCAATAATTGTGCTAGCATACAAACAGAAACTGATGAAAATTGGTGGAAACTGTCTACGTTGAATATTGATGAGTTTGATAGCACTGGAGTGTATCATTGTAAAAATGTAACTCCTGTTAATGTTTATGTAATGGATAGTGGACTAAATCACTCACACAGCGAATTCTCGGGAATAAACGTGGAAAATGTTTATACTTATGATGAATCCTACAGTGATGAGAGTGGTCACGGCACCGCGGTATCGTCGCTAATAGCAGGCAATACGCTAAGCTTGGCTAATGTAAATCTTAAAGTTGTGAAAGTACTTGGTACAAAGGATACTTATCTAGTTGATTTATTGCGTGGATTAGACGCTATTATTGGATCAGCAGTCAACAGCGAATACATTTCCATAGTAAACATTAGCTGGGTCATGCCAAAGTTTACATTCTTTGAAAATCAACTTGAAAAGCTGTTTGATAAAAATATTTTAGTAGTCTGCGCGGCTGGAAATGCTGATATGGATATAGCGTTTGTTAGTCCCGCTTCAATGAATAACGCAATTTGCGTAGGCGCATATGATGAATATTTTAGACCCTGTAATTATTCGGACTATACTGGAGAACTATCAACAATATCTAGTTGGAGTAATTACGGATCAATAAATGTCTGGGCGCCAGGCTCAAACATAAAAGTGGCTAATATTGCTGACCAATATTCAATAGCTGGCGGAACATCTTTGGCATCTGCTATACACGCGGCTAGCGTTGCTTACGCACTTGGAAATTATTACAATATGGGTTCAGTTCCACTACGTAGCAACTTTAACTTCTATATGAGCGTGGTGTCTACCTTATCTGGCGTCAATTCCGGATTAATTGATTTTAGACACAGTTATGGACAATATAGTAATATTTCTACTGCTAGAACTAGCTTGGTCAAATCACAAGTAAATCAATCAACTGACGTACTTATGGCACCAAATTCTTCTAATTTCTCTGTTAAAAATAATGGCGTGACTTTTGTAAAATGTATTCTCACCTCTTCTATAAAAGATGTAAGCATATCTGGATTGCCAGATGGACTATCTCTTACTGACGGTTGGATAATAGGAAAACCAACAATAGAATTTCCAGAGGACGAATCGGTAAAACAGTTAAATTTTGATTGTGTAATACAGTTCACTGTTATGAATCAAACGGAACCACAATCATTGCCAATTAAAGTTATTGTTAGAAGGTAATAAAATGAAATTTTTGGAAAGATTACAGCAACGAAAGCAGGACATAGCAAATAAGGTACAAGATGCTACCGATTTTGTGATAAAAGAAACAACTCAAGTAGCCACTATGGTTACCAATACTGTGGTAGATGCGATCAAAGAAAACATAATTGATCCGATCATAGAAACCGATCAAGAAATTGTAGATAAAAGATTCAATACTTGTCTAGCGTGTGATAAGTTTAATCACAGTTCACAGCGCTGTAACGAATGTGGATGCTTCATGCAGGTAAAAACAAAATTTAAGCACGTTACTTGCCCGCTTAATAAGTGGTAATTTGCTCAAAACGCTTGATTTTTATAGCTCAGTAGCGTACTATATCGTTTATGAACGACGATACTCTTTTTGATTTCAGCAATTTACCTCCAAAAAAGAAAAAGAATGTTGTAGACGATGTACGCAACATTCTTATAGTTGAATTTCCTGGCGACAAAGCTGGAGAACAACGTGCGAAACAATTGTTTGAAGAATTGCGTGATCGTGGTTACACATTAAAGATAATGACATGAACAATTCAAGAACATTTGAAGTAACGCTAAAGACTGACGCGCCCAATGATTTCTATTGTATCAAGGCTGCGAACAGCGTTGACTTGGATATAGAGAAGAAGTTAACTCATCACTTAAAGGTCACTGCTGACATAGATTCCGACTACAACATAGGGTTGATCATAGGCAACAGTGGTAGTGGTAAGACAACACTAGCCAAGCACATCTGGGGCGACGAGTGCTTTGACACACTGCTAGACAAAGATCGTGCGATAATTAGTCAATTTGATGATAGTTATGGCTATGATGAACGAGTTCAATTTTTGAGCGGCGTTGGTCTAGCAAGTCCAACGTGCTGGATCGCACCAGCAAAGACGCTATCCAACGGTCAACAAGCACGAGCCGAGATAGCACTACAGATGGCTCGCACTGACGGTAAGTTTACTGTTATAGATGAGTGGACAAGTGTAGTAGACAGAACAGTTGCCAAGGCAATGAGTCACGCTATTCAAAAGCATGCTCGTAAAACTGGCAAAACAATTGTGTTGTTAAGTTGTCACTATGATGTAGTTGAGTGGTTGAATCCAGATTGGATCATTGACTGTAATCTACAAGAGTATACTGACCGGAGGTCACTTTGTCGAGGGTTTACCAGATCCGAGCAACTTGTTTTTGGGATTAGACAGCTTACCGACTCAAAAAGTTGGGGTGTCTTTAGCAAATATCACTATTTAACTGATACACTTCCTCCGGGAAAGACCTTAATGTTTGGTCTGTTTCACGAAGACACGCAGATAGGATTTATTGCGTACTCAAATTACGTGATGTGGAAGCAAGAGCATAAAGACAAGGGTTTGCCAATGGTCATGCATGCCAACCGAATAGTAGTACATCCAGATTACTGCGGGTTTGGTCTTGGAGGAAAATTAACTGATATTACTGCTGACTATCTACAGAACACACTCGGATATGATGTTCAAATCAAACTAAGTAGTGTCAGTATGGCTAATCTGCTAAAGCGTAATACACGCTGGGAGTTACGTGACGTTAGCAGAAACGTCAACAACATCTGGGGTAATCATAAAGGCAGAACTGGTCGCATAGACGTTAAGACATACTCATTTAAATTTTTAGGATAATTATTGTGGACTTTTTATTCTTTTTAGTTGTTGCGGTATCAATAATTGCTATAGTTGGTAGTATGATATACTTATTGATTAACCCAGAACAGGATGATATTGATGAAATCATTACAAAAAACACTGCTGATATTGTTGATCGCTAATCTACTGGTACTACTACTAGTAATAGTATTCGGAATCAAATTCAGTTCCGATATACACGTACAATGTACAAGTTGGGTTGAAATTCAGGGCACAAACTCATTGTACAAAGAACGTATGTGTAACGTCGCTCAATAAGTACGCACATTTAATCACAGTGACTCTCTTAAATACTATTTTAAGGAGCCACTATGATTAAAAAAATATTAGTGGCGTTCCTATTCTGCTTAGCAAGCACCATAGCCAACGCCAACGCATTCAAAGTAAATAGAGAATTAGCGTGTAACACACTATCCGAGATAGCAAAAATTCTAAATGAGTTTGATGAAAAGTATGTTTGGCAAGGAAAAAATTCTCAAAAATTGCAGACAATGTTGGTAGTCAATACTAAATCTCAAACCTGGACTTTAGTTATGACTGATGGTCAATTGGCTTGCGTGCTTGATTCTGGCGAAGGATTTCTGTTGCCAGGGCAATCAGAAAAAAAATCTGAAGTAAAACCACAAGCAGACAAGAAAAAAGATTCTAAGAATTTAGTTGATATTAACTTTGTTCAGTAGAACGTTTACGATTTTTATAAGCCCACAGTAATAGCGGTAGTACTATAGTACTGACAATCCACTGCCAGTACTTGCTAAACCACGCAACGATAATTTGTGTGGCGGTAATTTCTATCTCTACGGTTTTCTTAAATGTTTTTATTTGATACTCGGTTTCTTCATGATCTAGTTTTATAATAGCCACTATACCAACATCTATTTTATGTTTGCCAACTGACTTTGGTTTAAGTGTCCATAACCAGGTTGTATTATCGGTTCTATTTAAAATTTGACGTTCTGGGGTTACAGCTTTTACTTCAAAGTCGGGAGCTGTTAATGTGACTGCCACAGTTCTAGTAACAAACACAGGAGCAGCAAATTGCTTACCACTCTCACTTAAATCAAGTGCTAACTTGTTGGCTTCTTTTACTAAACTTATTAATAATTCAACACGAACATCGTCGGTTATGTTAGCCTGCTCCGGGATGCTAAGTGCCGTGTTTGCGTTTAGTAATTGCTTTTTGAATTCATCATCATAGTCTATTGATGGTGTTATGACAGTAGGTATTTTTGGTTGATTCTTTTTTGAAGCCAGTACTAATCGTTCTCTATTGTTTATTTTTGGTTCTGTTACCGTCGGCGATGATGTCATCGGTGCTGGTGGCGGTGGGGGTAGAATCAATACTGTTGTCCTTGAAGGATTCGTCATAGCGGGAGCAGCGGCTGTAACTGGCTCAGAAATCTTTTCTTCTACTGCTGAATACTCGGTGATTGTCGCTCTTTCGTACTGAGCGCAGCTTGCTACAGCCAGTGATATTCCAATTGCCAGTAGTAATAGTTTCATCGTCTTGCCTATTCTATGTTGTATTTATTGTTAAAGATGATATTCTAAATGATTGAAATTAGAATAAATATTCACTATGATTGAAGTTTGTTTAATATTTGTTCTGATCGCTGTCATAGTTTGGTTTGACGATTACTATTATAAGCAATACTATTTTGCTAGTAGATAACATGTCATCAATGACGAAATTGGTATAAAATTTAACTTTAATACGTTAATGGAGAACAATTATGGAAATATTAGCTGTGATTCTTGCTTTTTTACAAGTCGCTGATATAGCAATGAAAGTAAAAAGTGCTATTACAAGCGACGGCCAGGAAAATAAAAACAAGATTGCCGATCTTTTTGATGAGATTGGTAATTTAATGTCCGAAGTTGCCGATGATTTAACAAATAATATATATCCGCACGATAAATGTGCCAAGATGGCGGGTTTATTACACAAGTTTAAAACTGCTCTAACTGGAAAATTAGATGATTCTGATATTACTAGATTGGAAGATATATTGGATCGTGCCAGTAGAGTTGAACAATTGTTTGGTGATTTGAATAGATGTTCACCTGAAAATAAACATCAACAATTATTGATTCTACGTCAATCTGCTGGAACATTTAACGCTGAAGCACTACTGCTAAGAATATAATTTTGATAAATACTTTATATTTTTGGAAAATAAAATGTCGGACATAAGAAAACTAATAGACTTACTAAGTGAGTCAAGCGTTGGGGCCACTGCCAGTGGTAATGTTGCCACTGTTGAGCAGTCTGCGTTTACTCAATCTCGTTCTACCGCAGTAGAAGCTTCACCTGTGCTAGAGTATGGCAACTGGGAAAATAGCGCACTGTCTACTAGTAAAAAGTTAAAGAAGACTCGTACTAAAGCAAGCAAGCTTGTAAAGAGCATTTACGGCGAAGATGCGATTGTTAAAGAGTCAAAGAGTGATGTGGCGGAAGCAAAATCTCCGGCAGAATTTATTGGACAGATGAAAAAGTTGACCAGCACAGAACAACAATTCAACGTCGGTGATTGGGTAACTATTGATCCTAATGAAACCAGTGGGTACGCAAGTAGTGGAATGACAGGACGCATAGTTGAATTATACACCGACGAAGGTGAACAAATGGCCAAAATTGATGTTGGCGGAGGCGGTGGTGTGCAAACAAAAATGAAAACTTATGGAGGCACATTTGGGCCACCAGGCACCACGATAGGCCTAGGTAAAGGTGTTCGTAGTTATGGCACATATACCGTGGTTCCAACCTCAATCCTGCAAAAAGATGATCCACAAGGTGTGGCGGAAGGCTTAGCCGAAGCAATTGCGAGTGGTAATTATAGCGTAGGACTAGAGGATATTGGCAAACGAGTAACAGTTAATGGCGATACTGGAGGCAAGACTGGTTATGTGCTTGTGAGTATTAGATATTCACCACGTGGATTGGACGCAGAAATAGTTGATCGCAAAAACGGCAGTACTGGCTGGTACAACTTGACTGATATTTCAAAGTCAAATGATCAACATTTAGGCGAGCAAGGTGTGGCGGAAGGCTCCTTAAATGAGATTGGCTATTCAGACAAATTGGGCAATCTAAATGTATCAGACTCTGAAATTATTGCCTCTGCTACACAAGTTGGAACAATAAGTCAGAAACCTGTGATGAAGTATGAAAAGCACAATACTACATTGTTCTTTTTTTCCGATGATGAAAAAATTTCAGCTTTGATATTATTAGTTGACGGAAATAAATTACGAGCAATTAAAAATTTCTCTGGACAAGCTGGGCAGATTTATGCTCTGATAAATTATATCGTAAACATTGACAATAGAAGATTAGTTATAACATCAGACGAGCCATTGACCAAGGAAGGGTTCAACTGGATTGCGAGATTAATCAAAGAGCCGACAGGGATAAAAGTATCAACTTTAGATGGAGCATCGGTTGATGTTAAAACATTACACAACGAATGGCTAAAATCTAAATCAACTCGGGGAACCGAATCTGGAGAAACTGGTTTAGTCATCAGCGAATCATCACAAAAATGGAAAAATAAACTACAAGAAAATGAAACAAGATTAATTCCACATCATTATTTTAATGTTACGAGTAAATCCAGAGAACAAGATGTGGCGGAAGAGCAGATTGACGAAGTTGCTGGTGCTCAAAAATGCTGGTCAGGTCATCGTAAAGTAGGCACTCAACCCGGCACTGGAAAAAATGCCGGTCAGCCAGTCAATAAATGTAAAAAGATATCCAAGTCTAAGTAATGAAAGCACACGAAATTGTTTCAGAAAGTTGGAGCGAAAAATACAAACGCTCCATTGACTGCTCTCGTCCCAAAGGTTTCTCTCAACGCGCACACTGTCAAGGTCGTAAGAAAAAAGTAAAAGAAGATATTCCGGTAAATTTAGTATTCAACAGTATAGAACTGTCAGAATCTAGCATATCAACATACGCAAAACACTATTACTCAGCGCATCAAATTGAACAATCGCATGTGAAATTTACTTCTAATGTAAAACTTTTAGGAAAAAATAAATTAGCAGAATCAAAAGAAAATTCAGAAATAAAATCGTTTATAGACGCTATTAATCAACTTGATACTGTAAAAAAAATAAAAATAGGTGATAAATTTTCTGTATTGGCGTTTGAAATCAGATTTGCCTGGAGAGAAATTGATGCTATGGGATTCATAGAGTCAAAGACAGTATCAGATATAAACCTCAACGATAACGGAACTATTAACTACGTCATGTTTACTGATGGAGATCGTTATCCTAGACATGTTCAAGCAACTTACAATAATAAACTCGTAATACACACTGCGTATTTTAATAATTCTCAAGAGGCTAAAAAAGCACTGACATTTTTGGTGTTAAATGTTCCGGATAATTGGGGCTTGGACATTTCGGAAATAAAAGATGCTGACGGTGTAAATGAGACAAAAGATTCAAGTACGCTTCAAGATGATTTGATTTACATAATTTATATTAATAATCAACCAGTTGTAAGACATACTTCTAAAGAAGATGTCGAGCGCGATGTTGCTGTCGTACTAAAAAAGTATCCAACGACAAAAATTGAAATACGAACCAAATCAAAAAATTCAGTAGAAGAAGATAACAACGGGTTGTCACCAACTACAAAAATGTTTCTTGAAAAAGAACAGATATTATCGACGCTAAATCGCAAACAGCACACAACGGAAGCACTTAATTCAGATAATAGACTTCCAGATATTCCAACGACTACAACGTACATACTGTACAAGAATGTTGGAAATGAGTGGAATCCAGTTGCTAGATACCCAACTGAAGAACAGGCACGTGACGCTGGTCGCGAAATGGCTCAAGAACTTGGCGGAAAATATCGGGTAAAACAAGTAGAGTACCCGACTACAAAATACGAATGAGGTAAATCATGTTAGCAGACGAACTAAAAAAACTACTGGGCACTACCTTTGTGTTGTACACAAAAGTGCATGGCTTCCACTTTAATGTAGAAGGCCCTGACTTCCCACAATATCATCAACTACTTGGAGATATTTACGAAGACATTTATTCATCTATAGATAAGATAGGCGAATACATACGCACACTAGACAGTTACACGCCCGGCAGTTTAGCCCGTATGCTAGAACTCAGTGTCATACAAGAGCAGCCAAAGATACCACGTGCTGAGTTGATGTTTGCTGAACTTATCGAGAACAACACGGACTACATTTGCCTGTTGAACGAATGCTTCAAGTGTGCAGACGAAGAGAATCAACAAGGTATAGCAGACTTCATTGCTGGGCGTCTAGATGCTATGAACAAACATCAGTGGATGATGAAGGCTATAATGAAGCGTCAGCGGGCGTGATAGATCATGCGTATACAAGAAAGAAAGACAAGAAGGCATTGCCAACTTCTTAGCAGAAAGATTAGAAGCAATGAACAAGCACGCCTGGATGATGCGCAGCATACTTAAAAAAGAACGAGCATGAAAATAGTTGAGTTACTAGAGAACATTAATGTAACAGAGGGTGTACATGACCCTGCCATATTCAAAGTGGTGTTCATCATAGGCGGCCCTGGTAGCGGTAAGAGTAGAGTGGCGCATATGCTAGCTTTAAAATCGTTGGGATTTGTAAGCGTCAATAGTGATGAAGCGTTCTCTCATTTGTTGAAAAAGTCTGGGTTGAATTTAAAGATGCCTCCAGAAGAAGAGGCTCAACGCAGTAGCGTTCGTGCTAGAGCTAAAGAGATCACTGCTAACAAGATGCAGCTAGCGCTTGATGGGCGTCTTGGTATAGTAATTGACGGCACGGGCGAAGACTACAGAAAGATAGAGGGCATACACGCTAACTTAAGTGAGATGGGCTACGAGAGTTTCTTGGTAGTGGTCTATGCTAATCTAGAGACTGCCAAGCGTAGAAATGCTGCCAGAGAGCGCAGCGTACCCGAACATGTTGTTGAGAAGAAGTGGTACGGCGTTCAACAGAACTTGGACAACTTTTTGACGATGTTTGACAATAGTGTAATCATTGACAATAATGGTACCGTATCTGATTTGACTCCACAGACCGAGCATGCTTACAAGATGATAGCGCGATGGTCACGAGTCAAATCTAGCTCACCCGAGGCGCAAAATTGGATCAATGATCAACTTGGTAACGACGATGACGATGATGTTGAAGACGATGATGTTGAAGACGATGATGTTGAAGATGAAGACATTCCAGAGCCTGAAGACGAAGTTACAGATGAGCCAGTGAAAGAGGGCTATTACAAAAATAAAGTCATAGCACAGCAAGAGTTAATGAATAAGCAAACTGGTCAGTGGCCTACAGTTGATAATGCTGTTAGTCAAATAAAACCTAAATTTTGGAATGTAGAGATAAACGGCAAAATTTGGAAAAAATGGCGTGAACCTGTTAAGATTCCAGATAGTAGAATAGATCGTGTTATTGATTCCATTCGTGGTCCGCAAGATGTAGTTAAAAAAATACCGGCAAAATCATGACTAATTGGATGGAATACGTCAAGGCAAGTTATGACTTGATTATGTTGGCTCAGCAACGAGCGTCTACTGAGTTAGACTATGATGTTGGCGCCTTTGTTGTTCATACATTTGCCAAGTATATGACCACCACTATTAGAACAGAAGAGCCAGTCGCAATCAAATTATTGACCGCTGTAAACAGTACTGGTGAATTGCGCAAACAACGCCTGATAGAAGTATCTGAAGAGTGCATGTTGATTGACGGACTTGAATTAAACAAGTCTCGTTGGGTAAGCAATGACTACTATCAGAACATTGGTATCATCGCACTAGAGCATCGTGCATATAGTGAGCGTCCCCCAGAGTTACTTTACGATAGAATCGCTCAACAATTCAAAGACATTTCCAGAGTATTACATGCTGTAAGATTAGTATAAATACTAACAGCATGAATATATTTGAAGTTATTGCTGGCAAAACTATTACTCTAAATCGCCTATACGGAGGAAATTTTCCTGATCGTTACGAAGATTTTTGGGATCATGTTCGTTCGCATGAGCTTGATAAAGAATTGCCAGTTAGAGTTCTACCAGCGTTTAATTTAAAATTACTATTGACTAGTCAATATCGTAAAGAAGATATTGATGAAGTGTCAGAACTATTAAATGATGGACAGCGAGATATTATCAATCGCTATCAGAAGGACCCACAACTCAGCAGTAAGATAATAGTACTGTCTGGCAATAGAATTGTGGATGGCAATCATCGTGCTCTAGCCGCCGCGCTTAACAATGTAAGTATTAATTATGTTGATCTAGCAGACTTGGATGAACAAGATGTGACTGAAGATTCTCTAAATGAAGTCAGCAAAGACTGGCGCGAAAGAAGTTCAGCGGAAGATAAGATAGGAAAGATAGCGTCCAGCCGCGAAAGATCGGATCAATTTACGATTGACGACATAAATGAAGTAAAAAGACTGATCAAAATTACAGGGCGCGCCTCAGTTATTTACGGAGGCAAAGAATATAATAGGCTAGGAACAGCGGGCGGTATTTTAGATCATATGATTCATAACTATAGATTGAATCAAGCAAAATCTGGAGCAATGCCACAATTTACTGGAGTCGCAGCCAATGCTCGTGATATGGCCCGACAAATAGCAATGCAGACTAATGGAGATTATAATCAAAAATATGCCAGAGTATGGACTACTGGATACGGACAGAGATATAAAGACCCATCTGACTTTGTTGAATATAAAACTGAAGAAGACTATGATAGTGCCTGGGACTGGGTACAAAGCAAGGGCAAAAAAGTTTACTACTATGATAATTTCAAGCATCTAAACACTGCTATAAAAATTGGAAGATATATAGTTGAGCCAGCTTCAGTTACCAGAGGTGTGTTTAGTGGTAATCCAGAAACAACACATCAACTTAGTGTAAGAACGGCAGCAGTGATAAATCAAGCAGTTAGAAGACAAGCGGATATATCAGATCAACAAGCAATGGCACTCAAAGATATTGCTGCTACTAAAAACGCAAACGCTTTAGAAGGACTTAAACTTTTAATGAGTGTTCTTAAAGGTGAAGAAGACATTAAGAGTGTTATTGATAACTCTAAAAAGTTAGATCCCAAAGACAAGGCAAAGTTGGATGCCATAATTGCCGGCGCCAAAAATTTTAAAGAACCCGATCAAGATATAGCGGAAGCACGAAAGAAAAAGCGTAAACGCAAAGTGAATCGTACACCAAGAAGCATAACCACTGGATGGTGGGGTGGCTTTTACGGTGATAATAGTTCAGACGGCGAAGGTGGGGGTGGAGAGTGAGAGCAAGTGAATTCACTAAGCAAGATGTGGCGGAAGGCTCGTATAGAGAAGGCGGTAGTATTACACACGATGGAGTAGAATATGATTTTGATAGGGTAATGAGCATAGCAGAAAAATTGCCTACTAAGACTTGTTCTGTTGATAAACTCTCTTGGATACTCAAATACGATACTCCGAACAAAGAGCGTCTTGAACGTGCTGACATAACAGTTCCGTTAATAGTCACAAAGAGTTCTAATGGCAAATTAGCAGCAATAGATGGTTTACATAGATTGGCAAAAGCAGTTAGAGATAATGTAAAGACGTTGCCAGTGAAATATGTAAGTCCAAAGATGTTGCCATCAGCAAAAATCAGCAAGCAAGGCGTGACGGAGAGCATTCAACATAATTCACAAGACCTAAAAGATGTGGCAGAATGGATGAGTACTACGTCTGACAAACTCAATATCGTAGTAAAGCAAGAACCAATTGAAAAGTTCATCAAACAAATTCGTGAGATGTATGGCACTTACGATGAATTTCCAGAAGATGAAGAACGTACTAATCGTATTTTGAAGTTATTGAAGCGTGGTGCTAAACCACTACCTATGTATGTAGAAGCCAATGATCCAGACTTATTTGTTATGGAAGGTAGACATAGAATGGTGGCATTCTGGTTAGCAGGTATGAAAACTATTCCAGTTGCGTATGTTAGTGTAAAAGATAAGCAAGATGTGACGGAAGATAATGTGGTCAATGAAATTGATTATGCTTCAACACTAGCAAATCTTTCTATGTCTGATCAACAACTTATAAAATCTTCATCTGTCGTGGGTACAATTGGATCTAGAGAAGTGTTTTTATTTACACAGGGAAATTCTAGAATTTATTTCTTTAAAGATAATGACGCTATAGACGCATTAGTCTATCTATTCAAAAATCGTTTGCTAGGCATTAAGAATTATTCACGTAACAAAGGCTTGGTTTATAATTTATTACAGTACATTGTAAATATGAATCGTGAGTCAATTAAACTAACGGAGATAGATAAACTAACTCCTGATGGAATACAGTGGATATTGCGACAAATTAAAACTTCAAGTGATTTTGTGATTACGGATCAACGAGGAAATAAAATAGATTCGTCTAATCTATATGATGAATGGGAATTAGCAAGAACTTCTGGAAAACATGGATCAACTGAAATAGTAATTGCCCCATCTGACAATAGAAAAAACATCAGAGAAAATGAATCGCGACTGATGCCCATGGATATTTGGGGAGCAACATTAAAAACTACTTCATCTAATGTTGTTGATATTAATACGTTATTAGAGATGACATCATGAGATTAAAAGAATTTATCAATAAACATCATGTAACGGAAGACTCATTGAATGAGTTTTCTATCAATCGCGGAGATGGAGACGATGACGATGATAATAATCGAGGCCCGGGATTAACTCGTCAAGAATTTAAGAATGCTCTAAAACTTGCTCTAGGGTATGATATGAATGGAGTAAATGTGTCTACTTTTGAAGGCGGCATGCTCAGAGTTGAGGTAAATGGTGAACGACGAATAGTTCCATGTAATAAATTAGGCGTCAAGGATGCTGCTAATTTTATAAAAAGAATAAAAAACCAAGGTGTGACAGAAGGCTCATTGAATGAATTAGCACCAAGTTCAGGTGGTCGCGATGATATACTAAAAACTTTGGCCGCACAATGGCTTCATGGTGATATAGCCAGTGGTGATTTGAGTAGTGATACTCAATCACAAGAACAAGTCGAGCGCAGATTAGAAAAAGGTATTGTCTGTCCAGATGGTGCGAAGCGTAAACTTTATATTGACTACAGTGATGATTATGAGGGTGTTGTAATTTACAGTGACGATGATTGGAGTATTACTTATAAGCAGGATGACTTGAGTGAATCTAAACAAGGTGTGTCGGAAAACGGCGTTAAGGCTGATATAGAAGAATACTCTTTAAAAGAAATAGATTATTCTTCTGAATTAGATTCTACAAATTTTTCGCACAGCAAAGTTATAAAACTTGGAGTAGTTGATGGTCAAATAGACGGGCATGATGTTATGAAAGCATCGTCTGGTGATCAAACAGTATATTTTTTACTATCTAATGATAGTAAAGTATCAGCCTTTTTAGGTTTTAAAAATGGATACTTGAAGAACATTAAAAACTTTAGTGGTGCTTCTGGATTAATCAGTGCGTTGGTGGGTTATGTGGTTCATATTAAAAAAGAAAAGATAAAAATATCTCCAGATGAGCCTATGACTGAATCTGGCATCAAATGGTTATCTAAGCTAATTAAACAGCCACGTGGATTAACTATAACAAATCAGCGCGGTGAGTCAGTTGATGCAGAAGCGTTAAAACAAGAATGGTCAAACGCAAAAAACACTGGAGCTGCGGGCACTACTGGTATTACTATTAACGAAAATTTTTCGTTTGGTAATAAAATAAGACTTAACGAAGAGTCAAGAAAACAAGACTCTATACTTATGCCACATAATTTTTACATAAGTCGGAAAGAGGTGGCGGAAGACTCATTGAATGAGTTCGCCACTAGCGGCGACGATGACAATAGACCACAGCGTCCGATGTTATTAGCAGATGTTGCCAAAATAATCAAGGCAAAATTAGGTCCAGGTTGGACTATGGAACATGTTGGTAGAACTGAACAGCCAGGATACAAATTCATTCCAACAGATAAGACAAAACACGGAATGGCTAAGATTTGGTGCTTAGTAGATTGGGATAAGGTGGGTGAATATCCAACTTACAATACAATACTGTATTCATTCCAGAATGAAAATGGTAGACTGATGGCTCATGGTCGACACACAGAACGAGCAAAATCTAAAACCGTTTCCAACGCATTAGTGACAGCGCAAACACTACTTGGAAATACTGATGGAGCATTAAAAGATTCGGTGACAGAAGACACAGTTGACGAAATGACACTCAAAACCTATAAGACTATGGGTGACTTTAGTAAGCCAGGACCATTCAAAGACCCAGATTACAAATTAGTCACACATCCAGTTCACATACAGAAGGTAACAGATTTCTTTCAACGCGTTCCACACGATTTTCGTTTCTTCATGAGCAATCTTCCCGGTATGAGAAAGTATCAAGAAAGTGGCGAGAAAACTCCGCAAGAAATACAACAAATGTTTGGCGAAAAAATAGCCAGAGAAATTCTGCAAGATACTGAAGATGCTATTACTGTTATTTATATTGGAAATTACGGTCAGAATAAGGTAATGATGTCTCCGCATACTATGGCACATCGTGTTGGTCATGCTATTACTGCCGCTGGTAGATACGAACGTAGCAAAGTAATTCCGGAATGGACTGAATTATACAATCATTTTTTCAATCAACTTAAAAAAATAGTAGTAGACTGCTATCAACGACCAGAATCTAACAGATATGATTACTTTACCACTAGACAACAAAGTGTCGATATGGAAGCAAAATATATGGCACTAATGTATCAGATTGGGACCCTAAAGAGTAGTCGTGAGCGTAATCTAAATAACACATACGAATTCTTGTATGAAATGTTAGCGCAATATATTAGAACAGGCAAAGTAACTCTAAATCCATTGCCAATCAGCGCTGGTTACGGTCGTCTAGTTGGTTGGAAGACAAAATCATTTCAAAAGTATATACGCATAAATTCCGAATGTAGTGATGAGCTTTATCGCACTGAAGTTACACAACGATTAGCAAGAGATATGGGAATATTATTCGGGCAAGTATTAGGTGGTTGTGTTGGTAAAATATTTGTGATGTAACTCAATCACGCTTTATAGACTAAATACATATTATGAGTTTAAATTTTGACGATCAATTATCTATAACTGAAGCAGAAATGTCCCCCAGTGCATTTAGCGGAGCATTACAGCAGGGTGAAGTTGATCGCGTGCTTGTTGGGTTTGAATTTGAATTCTGCATGCCTAAGAGCAAAATTAAAGAACTCACTGCGTCTACAACTACTACCACTACTTCAACTGAAGAAGAAATATTTCAACAATTACGACGAACAAATTTGTTACACTATACTCCATACGGCAGTATTAATCTAGCTAATTTTAATAAATGTTTTAAAGTAAAGCCTGGATTTAAATATCCTACTCTTGGTATGGGATTGCGTGGCTATATAGATGCCACGATTGATAAGTGTATTAAAATATTCTATGAAATTCCGGAAGAAGAGCGAGCTAGAATTTCTAAAGTGGCTCTTAAGAAATTACGAGAACAGGGCGCAGCACAAATGCTTAATGTAGGTACTTTTTGTGTTATTAGCGCGGCAAAATTATTAAGATATAAAACAGATCAGATAGCTTATCTAAGATATTTTTGCCAGGAAGCATCGCGAGAGCGTACTATCCCCATGCAATGGAGTAACTCTAAGTATAAAAAAATTATAGATTTAATTTATGGTCGTTTAATAACTTATAAATTTTTATTATATTTTATTACTGGAGCATCTCAAGAAAGAATCGTACAAAATCCACAAGATTATTTAGATATAGTATCAATTGACGCTGCCAACAACATCTTATCTGTCAGTGAGCGTGCTACTGGTAGTTCATATATGGATTATGCTAAAGCTGTTTCAAAACTATGTCAGAGTTATGTTAAAAAGACGCCAATAATATTCATTCGTCGTCATGAAAGACCAAAAAATCTAGTAGATTGGTATATTGAGCCTGATGGTAGTGTTATACCCACTGATTCTGAACAGGGAGGAGAATTAGTTAGTCCGCCGTTTAGGCCTGCTGTTGCCATGGATATGTTAAAACAGTTTTACGCCATGTCTGTAGAGGGACAATTTAATGTAAGCAAAGCTAGAAAAACTGGACTACATATAAATGTCAGCATACCTAAGAAAATTGATTTGTTAAAGTTGGCAATATTTACAGCCGATGATCGTATTTTGACTCAATTTGATAGACAGAATTATGACTACGCTGTCAATGTAATGAACAGTTTAAAACAATCTTTATCTAGTAATACTAAATTAAAAAACGACGCTAGAGTTGATAGTGATAAGGTATTGTCACGGATTGAATCTATTGCCAAAGGAATAATGAAAGATCACACTGCCAGTATCAGTTCTGAAAACAAAAACTATATTAGTTTTCGCAGCGTTGGATTTGATTATTTAAGCCCCGGGCAGTTTAAACATGTTGTAGATGCTGTTGGACGATTTGTTCGCGCTATAATTATTGCCAGCGACCCAGACGCATATCGTTCTGAGTATCTAAAGAAATTACAAGACTTGCTTGAAACTAATATACCAAAAAAAGAAAATCTGACAACTTCAGAATTAATAAATCTGTATCGTAATATAAAACAAAATGGTATACCAGCAATCAAAACAATAGCATATCTTACTAAAAATAATAAAAAAGCAGCAAATAAAATAGATTATTTTGGAAGCATGCTTCTTCATCTTTCTGGTTTAACCCAGCGATCTTATAAACCTAAAGAAATAATTAATACTCCAGTAAGAAATGCCACTGACGAAGAAAAGAACTTATTAACGACTACTATTACCGCCAGCAATAAACCGGCAAACATCAATGCCACTGTTGATAAAATTAATGATCCAGTCGCAACTATAAAAACTGTAACGCTAACTGCTTCAAAAAACCCAGAAATATTAATCAAAATTATTAATATGGCTGATTCAGTAGTTAAATTACAACAAACAATGACAATGACTTACTACACTGGTGTAGAGTATCTAGGATATGGTGGTTGGGGATTAGTACAACCAACTAGAATACCCATAACAGATGATCCAGCAACTACCGATATATTAAAATACTTGAAGAGACAAATAGAAAAATCAAAAGAAACGACAAAAAAACTTAATTTACCAGAAATGATTCAAGAAGAATTAGATGTAAATAAGATTTATTACTTTGCGTATGGTATGTTGACCGACGAGAGCAAAATGAAACACTTGAACGCCAAGAAAATAGGCAGAGCAGTACTATCTGATTTTAAATTGGAATTATTACAGCATGCTAATATCGTCAAAGAATCTGGATCAAAAGTTGTGGGTGTACTTTGGGAAATAGATAAAGACGCACAAGATGTCTTGGATCAGATTGAGGGTTATCCAGTATATTACAATAGAATAGTAGCATCAGTAAAAACAGATACTGATGTGGTAGATGCCGAAGTTTATATTATGACCGATCAATCTCGCAAACATTCATATGAACACGGATATCCTACTCAGAGATACGTAGATGACATAGTTCGTGGATATCGTGCCGCACGAATTAATATAAATCAGCTAATCACTGCTCTAAATGAATTAAACAGTAGACTTGACGATGAAAAGTAATGAATTTTTATCGGAATCTCAAGCAGGATTACCCGATGACTTACAAAAAATACTGTCCGAAAAGGGATACCGTTATATAAATGCGGGCGCTGAACATACTGTATGGTTGGGTCCAGATGGATTCGTATATAAGATAATGCCTCCCAGATTTATCAAAGAAGAAACCGCAAAAAAATTACAAATGGGCAGTAAACGCCCAGAAGATGTGTATGTGACTAAAGCTCAACAATGCTTTATTGATTGGGTTGAATACTGTCAAAATCATCCCAATAATAAATTTCTACCATTCTTTGATGATTGGAAACCATATATACATGAGTTCGTAAGAGACAATAAAAAGTATTACTACTTCTATATTCAATGTAGAACCGAACGATTATTCCCATTACACGATTGGAAAAAACTTACCTGGGCAGATACTGATTTAATTACTGGAGAAATTGATTGGGGTCAAGCACTTAGTGAGATAGCATATGATATTGCCTATGGTATGTCAAAACAAGGTTTTATTAAAAGATTGAAGAATGGTGCTGCTAGACAGGGAACATATCAAGTCGTTAGTCATATGGGAGATCAGCGAACACTAACACTGTTTTATGATACCATTACTGATTTGATTCGTATTGCCACTAATAAAGGATACAGACTTGATTTACACAGTGATAACTTTATGTTGGGCAGTGATGGACATATAGTTATTAATGACCCATTCTTTATTAGATACGCACCCGAAAACGATATGTATAGCAGTTAAGAGTAAATACTAATGAAATAATTTAATCATGCGCGCACGAGAAATACTAACAGAAACCGTTGAAGAGCAACAAAACATTGTAACAATGGCTAAAAACATAATTAAATGGCACTCAGAAAAAATAGGCGATATGTCGTCTCTATTAAAAAATAGAAATAATATATCCTCTCAATTATACAATGAATCAGAAGATGATGATATTTCAGACGACGAATTACTTTCAATAATGAATCGTGCTAGGAACAAAGCCAAGAAATCAGGAATTGATGATATTGATATCTCAGACGACGAATTACTCGCCATTATGAACAAAAATAAAATGGCGAAGTTTGATTATGATAATTGGTTAAACAGGCCTATACGTCTAATTGATGTAGTCGGTTCTGGCCCGTGGACGCCAACTGTTAACGATTGGTTAAGCACAAATCCTACAATAATATTTGCCACAGAAGACAATTCTTCTTTGAAAATTAGAAAGGACGCATTACAAAAATTTTGGGGATGGTGGGATTCTACGCTTAATCATATTGTTATTAACTGCGCGATGCGGCGACCGGTTTCTTCTTATCTATCGACGATTGTTCATGAGCTTCAACACGGGTTGGATTATTATAAGTCTAATTCTCTTGCAGGACAACGCTCTCTTGCAGGACGAGGTGGATCAGCAACACGAGCCAAACAAGAAAAAGAGGACATCTCAACTATAATAGCGGCATTCAAAAACGCAATAGATAGAATTCCAAGTTCCGGGCTTTACATCAAAGATATTATTACTTCAGACTCGTTACAATCAACAATCTTTAAAAATCTTGTAAATGATCCCGAGATTGCTTCTATGAAAATAGAATCGCCAGAGAGTGAATACTCAGATGAAATGCAGGCGGATCGTTATCTTGATCTTGATATTGATAACAAGTCCGGTACGTATCTAATGTTTTACTGGGTAATTGAAGCGTTGCTAATTGGTTCAACTAAAGATTTTCTAACAAAACTAGAAAATACTTTAAATGAATATCGTAATTCATACTATAAACCTAGAGCCGGCTATAGTAACGCAGTAAAACAAGGCTCTCTTGAATTAGATAAAAACCGCAGCGAATATCTGAGTAAAAATCATGAAATAAATGCCAGAATTTCTCAAGCATTTCACGCTATTATTGAACGTCTAACTCAACAAAATTTTAAAGGTTATTCAAAAAATAAAAAAACAGCAGAACTACAGCAGAAAGAAATATCCAACGTTGTTAACGCAGTTTATAGTAGTTACCATATTAATGGTAGTTTATTTCCGGAACGAATTCGCGAAGAAAGACTTAGACGATTACAAAGAAGACTTCAGCAGTATATATTGGCTCATTTTCCGGAAAATAGTAACATCATTCCTAAGGCCATCATTCCGCGACGTAATGATGACGTTAGAAAATTACTCTCGCTATTAGGCCCAGAAGGTTTAAAAAATATAAAATAATATGAAAATATCCGACTTTCGCATACACAGTACTGATAAATTGGACAGCATTCTCGCGAAATGCTGCGAGATGATTTTGACAAAACAACGAGAGGGCTCGGAATATTGGGGAATGGTTGGTGCTTGTGTATTGGACATGGAGAATCGCGCTGTATATGGTGTTAATCACGCTATGGACGATGGTAAACGCAAACACGCAGAACGAGCGGCAATTGATAATTACCGAGAAAAGTACGGTGACAATTTGGAACACTGTATTATTATCACTACTCTTAGTCCCTGTAGTGAACCATTAGACGAACGCTGGGGCGATAGTTGTACCGACTTGATAAATGAAATTGGAATACATAAAGTCTATTGCGGATACAAAGATCCAAGTCAAGATCATAGCGAAACTTATCTACACAAACACTTTCATGTCAAGTGTACTCGCAACCAAAAGTTGAACGAACTGTGTAAACGGTTTGCCGACACCTTTTTGAATTCGGATGACACCGATCACAGTTGATCAAGCCAAAATAAGTTGACATTTAGCGCAGGTGTAGTAAGATAGATAATCTACTACAAGGAGTAATAATGTCTGATACTGAAAATTTTGATACCCCAGTTACATTTAGCGGCGACCAAAAGAAGAAGCTAACTCAAATCATTAACGAAGGCTGCCAGGTGTTACACGAGGTTGAGACACTGAATGAAGGGTTGAATGAAACCATTAAAGCAATTGCCGAAGAGATGAATATCAAATCATCGGTCTTGAAGAAAGCAATCAAGATCGCTCATCGTGCTGAGTTTCACAAAACACAAAAAGAACAAGAACTGCTAGAAACCATTCTGACAACTGTTGGAAAAACACTATGAGTGATTCAATGTCTGCTCATCGCGACGATCTTCGTGAGTGGAATGAATTTTGTGAAAAAACTAAAATTCCACTTAGTTGGAGAGTCTATAGTCCGGACTCAATGTGGGCAAGAAGATTTCATAATGAACGTGGGTTAGTGGGACGAGAATTAATGTTGGCTGTAAAGCAAGAACTAGAAACTATAGCTCTTAAACAGAAACACGCCACTCAGCAACAAGAGCTTAAGCAGTTAATTGAATTGGAAAAGAAGTATCAATGAGTTATGTGGATGCCATCTTCGACAGAGAGCGTGATACAATTCACGTTGTAGAACGTTCGCCCACCGGCAAACGTGTATATCAGCAGTATCCTGCCAATTATGTTTTTTATTATGATGACCCCAAGGGCAAGCATCGTAGTGTAAATCTTGATCCAGTCAGCAGATTCAGCAGTCGCAAGCGCGGTGAGTTCATGAAAGAACTCAAGATTCACAGTGGCAAGCGTACATATGAAAGCGATTTGAATCCAATATTCAGATGCTTGGCTGACAATTATTTGGACGCAGAGTCTCCGCGACTACATATCTGCGTTTTTGACATTGAAACAGACTTCAATCCTGATCGTGGATTCGCTCCTACTACTGATCCATTCAACCCAGTAACCGCAATCTCGTTGTACTTGGATTGGTTGGGACAGTTAATAACACTGTGTATTCCGCCAAAACATATGTCGCAGGAAACTGCTGCTGAAATAGCAGGTCAGTTTGATAACACTTTTGTGTTTGAAAATGAAACTGATATGTTCAATGTGTTTTTTGAGTTGATTGATGACGCTGATGTACTAACTGGCTGGAACAGTAGTGGATACGATATTCCCTATATGGTCAATCGTGTTACTCGTGTAATGAGTAAGGATGATACACGCAGATTCTGTTTGCTAAATCAACTGCCAAAGCTACGCAAGTATGTTATGTTTGATCAAGAACAGGAAACGTATGATCTAAGTGGTCGCATTCATATGGACTACTTGGAGCTATACAAGAAGTATAACTATGAAAGTCGTCATAGTTATAAGCTTGATTTCATTGGTGAAATGGAAGTAGGAGAGAAGAAAGTTCAGTATGAAGGAACTCTAGATCAACTGTACAACAAAGATTGGCGCAAGTTCTTAGAGTACAATCGTCAAGACACACTGTTGCTATTCAAGATTCATGACAAGCTAAAGTTCTTGGATCTTGCCAATAGCATCGCGCATCAAAATACCGTATTGCTACAAACTGTCATGGGCAGTGTGGCAATGATTGAACAAGCCGTTATTAATGAAGCTCACGCTCGTGGGTTAGTAGTACCAGACAAAAGGAAAGTAAATGAAGACACAGAACCAAAAGCAGCCGGTGCCTATGTTGCTACGCCCAAGCGGGGCATGCACGAGTGGATCGCGGCGGTTGACATCAACAGTCTCTACCCATCAGCTATCCGCGCTCTTAACATGGCCCCGGAAACCATTATTGGGCAACTCAGACCAACACTCACAGACAAGTACATCAGTGACAAAACATCTGCTGGCGTAGAATTCGCACACGCGTGGGAAGGTTTGTTCGGCACACTGGAATACACTAGTGTGATGAATCAAGAGCGTGGCACTATGATTACCATTGATTGGGAGCGTGGTGGCAGTGAAACTGCCAGTGCGGCTGAGATTTGGAAGCTAATCTTTGACAGCAATCAACCCTGGATGATCAGTGCCAACGGAACAATATTCACTTATGAGCGAGAGGGTATCATTCCTGGTCTACTCACCAAGTGGTACACTGAGCGTAAAGAAATTCAAAAGCAACTCAAAGAGGCCTCAAGCGTTATTTATGGAATTGAATTGCCAAAAGACATGTTATGACTTCAATCTTCTTCTGATAACTTCATCACTCCATTGATTGATTGTATTAGAATCTTCAAAGATTAGATTGAAGTTTAGCTCAGTGTCGCTAAGTCTTAGTATGTTATAACCTAACTCTCTTGCAGAATTAGTTTTTAACAAGTCTCTGTTTATTTGTTTTGGTTTAGAATGCCAGAACTCGCCGTCAACTTCTATTAATAGATTCAATGATGGAATATAAAAATCAAAAACCCATGAGCATTTTTCTGCGACTACTATGAATTGTGAAATATATTCAATATTATTTTTCAATAAAAACTCAGCGCATTCAAGTTCTATAGAGGTGAATGATGATTTAGTTTTGTTGGTTGAAAGATACGCTGATCTTTTCAGGGAGCGATTCATTCTCTGTTCGTTCGTTAAATTTAGAAGACGACCTTTATTATGATGTCCATTTTTACCATTTGAGTTTCCCATCATGAGCTTTGATCTTGCCAAGCGTTGTTCTACTGTCCATTTTGGCGGTCTCCATCCGTTTTCCAAACGAGCCTTCATGTTTTCTTTTGATATTTCTGCCATATTTATTTTGTATTCTTCGGTATGTGACCCCCATGATTTACCTGTTCTTGATTCCGAAAGTTTCTTTTTGTGCTCTTCGGATTTTGGTCTGTCAGTCAGAGCAATAATAACCTTGTTTTTACTTTCTTCATTATGCATGGGATTAGCTTCGCGAAATGCTTTGCCGTATGAGTGTCTTAGCTCTGAGCTAATAGTCTCTGCGTCTGGATAAAGTGATGAATATTCTGTGGTAGTCAAATCATGTGTGTTGAGATGAGTTCCAGTAATTCTTTTAAAAAGTTTTTTACAAATTTCACAAGTTATCATTTTTAATTCTTATTTAGTAAAGCTCCATAAATATATTTATCATGAATCTACAAAATTTTAATTTATCCACGGTTAAGAATTTCATAGACGCTAGAGACACAAATGGTCTAAAAACATATATCTCTGAGTTCGGCCTAGAAATTAGAGAAGGTAAAATTTTGCCAATGACAGAACATTTAGCAGCATGGCAAAATTTACACGATTTTTATGACAAGCGTCAGTTAGTTCGTAAGATTTTATTAAATTCGGCATACGGTGCCCTTCTCAATACACACATGCGATTCTACGACATTCGTATTGGTCAGAGTACTACGCTCAATGGTCGTCAAATCGTCAAGCACATGAGTGCTCACTTGAATGAGCAAATTGCTGGTGAATACGATCACAACGGAGAAGCAATCGTGTACGGGGATAGTGTAACCGCGGACACGATCATTCGTACTGATACAGGATCTATTACTATCGAGAAACTATTCAATATGTCATTAGAAAAATGTATCAGTGATGATAAAGAATATGGGGTATGGAATGATGCAAAGGTGCTGGGGTTCAACTCAGAAACTATGGAGCCTATAACAGCAAAAATTTCATATGTCATGAGACATAAAACAAAGAAAAAATTATATAGAATTACCACCGAAAACGGTAAACAAGTAACGGTCACCGAAGATCACAGTCTAATTGTAGATAGAGATGGATTTTTAGTTGAATGTAAACCTACCGATATTAGAGACACTGACTTAATCATCACTTTTGATCCTTCTGCATAAATAATCTATGGAGATAGAAGTATCAGCATATGATTAAATGTTTAGAATGCGGATTTGAGTCCAGCAGACTTCAATGGACTCATTTCAAATATAAGTGTACCGGACGTTTTCAAAATGGAACGGAATATTTGAAGGCGTATCCGCATGCAAAAGTAGTTGATACTGAGTTGGCTTCTAAAACTACACTAACAAAATCAAAATTCATTGAAAAATATGGTGAAAAAGAAGGAATTGAAAAATGGGATGCTTATAGAAATAAGCAAGCGTACTCAAATTCCTTTGAGTACAAACAACAAAAATATGGGTGGACTCAACAGCAATTTGATGAATATAACTCAAATAGAGCGGTGACGTTAGAAAAGTGTATCCAGCGACACGGAGAGAACGAGGGCGTTCATGTATGGAATGAATATGTTCAAAAGCAAGCATATACAAAAACGCAAGCATACTTTATTGAGAAATATGGAGAAAAAATAGGAACAGAAAAATTTTCTCAAGTAAATTTTCTGAAAAGTGCAGCCGTAAATCCCAAAACTATGGCAGAGGTAAAAAACATATCGGTTGACGACGCTGTTGATATTATTCTTAACAGAAAGAATATGTTCAGATATACGTCAAATCTAGAAAAGGAATTTGTAGAGAAACTAGAACATCGCATTGGCCCAATGCAACATACGAGCGTCAATAAACCATATGGAAAATGGTCAACGTTGCTGAATTCATACGTGGTATTTGATGTAAAACATAATGATTGTGTGATAGAATTCAACGGAGATTACTGGCATTGTAATCCAAAGTTATACGAATCGATTGATACTGGCCCTGGAAATAAAACAGCTCAAGAAATTTGGGATAGGGATGCTAAAAAAATTCAAACAGCGAGAAATCTTGGATTTAGAGTACTGACTGTGTGGGAATCAGATTACATAAAGAACAAACAAAAAATTATAGAAGAGGTGATTGAATGGATGCTGAATGGACAAAAGTAAGTAAAATTGAATGCTTGGGTGAAGTAGATGACTATGTGTATGATATAAGCATAGAGAATCAAGACCCATTCTTTTTTGCCAATGATATTTTGGTTCATAATACAGATAGCTGCTATTTCAGTGCATATCCTACTCTCAAGCAGGATATTGACAGCCGCAAGATTGAGTGGAATAAAGACGTAGCTATTCAGTTATACGATCAAATAGCAGAGAATACCAATGCCAGTTTCCCACAGTTTATGGAACGAGCGTTTCACTGTCCACGAAAGAATGGCGCTATTATCAAAGCCGGGCGTGAATTGGTAGCTGATCGTGGAATCTTTATGACCAAGAAGCGCTATGCTGTTAACATCTATGACAAAGAGGGTAAGCGACTAGACGTTAACGGTAAACGTGGTAAGATCAAGGCTATGGGTCTTGATCTAAAACGCGCAGACACTCCAAAATACATACAAAACTTTTTGTTTGATATTTTGGAAGATGTACTCGCTGGCGTCAGTCGCGTCGAGATTGTCGAGAAAATTAAAGCATTCAAAATAAATCTGGAACAACAGCCTGCTTGGACAAAGGGCAGTCCCAAGGGAGTTAATAAGCTAACCTGGTATGGCGAACAGCAAGAAAAGGCTGATAAAAAAATCAATATGCCAGGGCACGTTCGCGCTAGTTTAAATTGGAATTACTTGAGAACTTTGAACAATGATACGTACAGTCAAAAAATAGTTGACGGTATGAAAATCGTAGTATGTAAGTTAAAAGATAATTTACTAGGAATGACCAGTATTGCGTATCCAACTGATGAGCTAAGACTGCCTTCTTGGTTCTTGGAACTTCCTTTTGATGATCGTGGTATGGTTCAAACTCTTATTGATGAAAAGATAGAAAATTTATTGGGAGTGTTAAAGTGGAACATATCCAAAGACATTAATACCAGTAGCACTTTTAATTCATTATTTACATTTTCTTAATTTGGCAACATAAGCTATTGACATTCTCTATATTAAAGAATTAGAATTACACAACACAAGGAAAAATTATGCGTGATTACTTAGATGATATTATTCAACACACTTGTAGCCTAGGCAACATTGATTTAATCAAAATCGTTGGCGATCAAAAAGAAACTCTGATCAAATCTATCACTGAAGATAGGTTTGTAATACTGAACGGTAAGTTTAAAATCCCCAATACTCAATTTGCGGGTGTATTTGGTATGCCTAACTTGACAAAACTAAAAACAATTTTGGGGTTTGACGAGTACGACGAACACGCTACTATTCAAATGACACATCAGCAACAAAATGGAATCGCGATTCCTGCTGCTATTCACTTTGAAACCAAAAACAACGACTTCATCAACGATTATCGTTTAATGGGTCAAGCAATCGTAGAAGATAAAATTCGCGATGTAAAGTTTCAGGGCGCTACTTGGAGCGTTGACTTTGAGCCAAAAGTAGCAAGTGTAATTAGGCTTAAGAAGCAAGCGCAAGCTAATAGTGAAGAAACGCTGTTCACAGTAAAAACCGAAAATGGTAATCTAAAGCTGTTTTTTGGTAATATGAGCACTCATAGTGGTAACTTTATTTTTGAAAGCAATGTTTCCGGGGCTTTAAATCGCAGCTGGCAGTGGCCCATTCGTCCGTTTCTATCAATACTGGATTTGCTAGGCGACAAGCGAGTTTATATTAGCGATCAGGGTGCCATGAGAATCACCGTTGATAGCGGCTTAATTGATTACGAATATTTGCTACCAGCACAGGCTTAACAAATGATTAAAAATATTCAATCCACGAGTAATCATCTTGCGATCAATACTAATCCTGCTTCGTATGTATCAGCCAATCCTAACTCTGGCGCACTGAGATTTAATACTATCACTCAAACACTTGAAGTATTTGATGGATATAATTGGATATCTTTTTCGTCATACACAACGATTGATCTAACTGTCACAGCACAATCTGCTATAGATTGGGCAATTAAAAAGATGACTCGTGAGCAAGAATATGCTATACTAGCATCACAATACAGTTCTGTACAAGACGCTCTTGACAATTTGGTCAAGGCACAAGAGCGTCTTGATATCATTGTAGCCTTGACCAAAAAAGAGGAAAGTCATGCTTGAAAATCGTATTAAACATTTAGAGCAAATTCATCGCGATCTTGATAATAAAATCACTGATCTAGATAAAAATCATCCGCACGTTGATGAAACTCATCTTCACGAGATGAAAAAACAACGTCTCTCTGTTAGAGATGAGTTGAGTAATCTGCGCCGCAAGCTATTTGAAATGACCAGTGGTCGTGAAACTGAAAACTGGGCAGATGAACGATAACACTATTATGTTTGAAGCTAACAGAAAAGCGGCTAATTACGAGCGCACAATTAGAGTTTTGCGCAGTAGCAGACGCAGCGTATCAGTGTCTCATAAACTAGACAACGTTGATGTTTTTGTTAAGATTGAATCAAAGAGCAATGATCAATTTGACTTTGACGATATAAAGAAAACAATCAATACAGTGTTTAACGAATTAGACTTTTCAGTAGCTACAATAATGGAACGAACTGACGCTCTGTTTGTTTTGCTTAGCGAACAATACCATGACAATAAAATTAGCATCACCGTCACTGATAATGATGGGTGCGGACTAACGACCAACTATTACAACAGTATCCCTCAACAACTTATTAAGATTTAAAGGAAAAAATATGATCAATCAACTAAGCAAGATTTTTGAAGACCTAGAAAAGTACCGTGATTTTTGCGTAGAATACGGATATCGTTTTGACGAATCCACTCTTTACAATATGCGTAATTATGCTTTTCAGCAATTTATGAAATACTCGGGCGGAAAGCACGCCAAAAATATGTGGGCAGAAGACGCCAAGCGATACGAAAGTGCGTTAAACAGCTTCTAACATGTCAATCGTCGCAGAATTTCCTGCGAAGAAGCTTGAGCCCTGGCACGCTATGTTCCGGGGCTCAGTTGCTGATTCAGTAACAGTAATGAAAGCCGCCCGAAATTATGGAAAACATATTGTTGACTGTGGTTACGCCAAACAATTCAAGATCATTGGGTTAGATCATGAAGACATAGTTATCGTTCACTGTATTCCTCACACTGATTCTATAAATTTATTGGATTATTGGAAACAAGTTGAAATTGACACAAATACGGTTTAATGATACTATACAACACACAAACAACTACACATGGCTTCTATGATCAAACGACTTGGATTTGCGTGCAAATGGATTGATCGTCCAGATCAATGCGATGGCATCAAACCAAAAGATGACTGTGCCAAGTACAATACTGGCACTACTACTCGCGCCTGGATGAATCGTCAATCACGATCAACTGCCGAGGACAAACTGTGGACTCTGATGAAAGCCAATATTGAGTCAGTGCGTTTGCTGGTAGATAGAGTTAGTAAGTTGGACCCAGCATTGCGTATGGTTCGTTTGTCATCGGAAATTTTGCCGCTGTACACTGAGCAAGATTGGAAATATTTCTATCGTCAATCTGATGTTGTTGCTTATATGGAGCGACACTTTGCTGTCATTGGTGAAATTGCCAGACAGCATAATGTTCGTTTGAGTTTTCACCCTGGACAATTTACAGTACTGGCTTCCGAGAATCCAGAGATTGTTAACAACAGTGTTGAGGAGTTTGAGTATCACGCTGATATGATGCGTATGATGGGCTACGGAAAAACCTTCCAAGACTTTAAAGTCAACGTCCACATCAGTGGTAGGCTCGGCCCGCAGGGCATCAGAATGGCTTACTCCCGTCTCAGTCCAGAAGCAAGAAACTGTATCACCATTGAGAACGAGGAAAACAGTTGGGGATTGGATGACTGCCTCACGCTAGGTGATCTACTGCCAATCGTGTTGGATATTCATCATCATTTTTGTCGTGAAGGTGAATACATTGAAGCAAATGATTCTCGCATTCAAAGAGTTATTGATAGTTGGCGTGGGGTGCGTCCTGTTATTCACTACAGTCAATCTAGAGAAGAGTATCTGGTTGGACACTCAACTGATGTACGTCCTGATCGTAATTCCTTGATTTCCGTCGGCATCGGCAAACAAAAGCTACGAGCGCACAGTGATTTCTATCACAATAATGCTTGTAATGATTGGGCACTTACACACTGGGACTGGGCTGACATGATGTGCGAGTCAAAAGCAAAATGCTTAGCGAGCTTCAAACTACATGAATATGCTAAGTCTAAAGGACTATGACAGAGTACGAAACAATGTGATATGGAGAGAGTATGTGGCGTGGTACTATTGATTGGCGTTATAGATTTTGTTGGTTCCCAAAACGATGCGCTATCACGGGAAAACAATTATGGCTTAAAATGGCATACTGTGGATATCGTATGATCACTGAACCAGATAACCCCATAGTAGAATATTGTTGGCATGACGCTGACGAACATTTGATTTGGTTGCTTAAGAACTAAATAAATACATATTATGTTTGACAAGATTAAAAATTTATTTAAATCAAAGCCGGGTGATACACCAATCACTGCTCCGGTAGCATCTGACCAGCCCAAGAAACAACGAAAGCCCAGAGTAAAGAAAACTGAGCAGCAGATGACTGCTAAACAACTGGCCACTCAAAATGGGGAGCCATATATTTCAATATTAAAAGTAGATGTTGACCCGTCAAACATAAACAGTGGTAGCTTTGAGCTAGATTGGAATGATAAATTTGTATTGAATTTAGTTCGGGCCGGCTACAAAATTCGCGAAGACGATACAGACAACGACATTGTTGATCGTTGGTTTCAAACCGTGTGTAGAAACATAGCACTTGAAGTGTATGAGCAGAAAGAAGCCGACTTGACTACTAGACCAAAATCAGCAAATTCTGATATTCGTCACGTACAAAGAAAAGACATTGGAAATAATCGCAGCGAAATAAGTTGACAACAAATCATTTTTAAGATAATATACTATATTATCAGTCAATTAAGTCACTATGAAATACATTATCGTAGACTCTGCCAATCTGTTCTTTAAGAGTAGACACGTTGCCAGTAAACAATCAACTGACTGGGAACGAATTGGCAAGGCAATTGAGTTGACGCTTAGTAGTGTCAACCGTCTAGTTCGTAAGTTTAGTGATGGGCAGCCTACGCATGTAGTATTTGCTCTTGAGGGTCGCAGTTGGCGCAAGGATTTTTACAAGCCATACAAGGCTAATCGTGTTGTAGCAAAACAGGCACTGACAGAAGCCGAACTCAAGCAAGATGAAATGTACTGGACTGCGTATGAGAAATTTACGCAATTCTTGATTGAGCAAACAAATACCAGTGTGCTTCGTTGTCCTACTGCTGAAGCAGATGACATTATTGCCAGATTCATTCATCTACATCCCAATGATGAGCACTATATTGTCAGTAGTGATGGTGACTTTTATCAATTGATTGCGCCGAATGTTAAGCAATACAATAGTCTCAATGGAATGTTGATCACTGATAATGGTATATTTGATGATCGTGGTCGCAGTGTAGCATTTACTCTTGACAGCAAGAGTAAGATTAAGATTGGAAAACCAAGTGCTGATTTTGTGACACCCGAAAATTGGGTAGAGTACGGACTATTCTTGAAGTGTATTCGCGGAGACACTGGTGACAATGTATTCAGTGCTTATCCCGGAGTGCGAGAAAAGGGATCAAAAAGCAAGCCTGGATTGAAGGAAGCTTTTGATGATCGCACTAGTCGTGGATTCGCGTGGAACAATCTAATGCTACAGCGTTGGACCGATCATAATGATGAAGAACACAAAGTATTGAATGACTATGAACGCAATCGTCGATTGATTGATTTGCGCTATCAGCCTCAAGAAGTAAAAGACGCAGTGGATGAGTCCGTTAAGACTGGTCTGAAAAAGACAAAGATTAGTAATGTAGGTATTTACTTTATGAAATTTTGCGGCAAGTTTGAACTGATCACTATCAGTGATAGTCCTGATAGTTATGCTCGTTGGCTGAACAATTCGTATACTGGTGTTCTAGTATGATGATTTATTAAAAGAGAAGGAAAATGAAACTTATTTTTGACGATTATGATGGTTATTGGGTTTGGGTTAACGATGAGGACGAGCAAGATGAACTCAGTCCGCAGTTTGACGATCAGCACGATGCCATTCAATGGCAACAACGAATGAAGAAGATTTTTACAGGACGCTAGCATGCTGAACTTTAAGTTCATTGGTTGGTGTCATGATCCAAAAAACAATCATGACAAAGTTTGGGGCGTAATTCGCTTGGACGATGACCATCTGTTTGGGAAAGTATTGATTTTTTGGGGTCGTCGTGGTAAGAAATTACAAACCAAAATTGATAAGAATAGCATTAAACTAAGTGGGTTAATTCTTAACAAAGAATACCGGGGCTACAAGAGTATTAATGCAAAACGATTAGACGAAGTTTATCCAGAGTTTCACAATGATTTGGAAAAAACTGCCATGTGGGCTATGTTAGCGTCATGAATCATAATTTTGAACGACTTCTTACTGACACGGCAGTTAAATATCGGTCTTACGACCGTCGTTGGAAGTGGGATGCTGAGCCAGAAAAGCTAGAACGATATTCTCAAGAATTGGTGAGAGAGTTCATAAAAATAGCATGGCGAAATGGAGCATCATCCGAAGTTATCATGGCTGTACAACGACATTTTCATGTTATGAGGTAAATCATGTTCTTAAAAGAAGACATTCACAATCAAGTGTGGGTATGGGTTGACGAACAGACTCAAAAGGAAATTAGTCCGCATTTTGATTATGAAGAAGATGCACTGCTGTGGAAGCAACGACTAGAAGACTCGCAGCATAAATAAATCAGTGCTTCACTGATTTAATATGAGATATAAAGACTTTTACACAGAATTAGTTAATGAAATTACGATGAAACCTCGCGCTTTTGATAAGTTTATCAAGAGCGATGTATCTGCGGGCATCAAATGTGGATTTGAGGCTGAGCTATACTATCCCAATATGGTAAGATCATCTGGTTACGATGATCAGCAGCCCAATTATGATTATGACAGACCAGCCAAAAGTATAGAGTCAGTATGTGATTTTTTTTATGATAGTGACTACAATAGCAGAGATGTCATACAAAAATTACGAAATCAATTAAATAACGGTTACGAAGATTGGCTAGACAACATCATATCAGAACAGTGGATTGAGCAGCGTGAAGAACTAATAAAGACAAAACTTATAGACGACAAACTGTGGATCTTAAAAGATGCGATAACTAACGCTCTTGACGATATGGGTTTATCTCGTACTCAAATAGCAAATGCGTTTGCTGCCAAATCAAACCGAGATTATGCTGAACAAATGGGAAATGAAAAGCAGTTAGAATTATTTCAAGATGATAACGACTACAAAAGATATGTAGAAGCCGAAGAAACTGCTGAACAAGATTTACAAGATGAAGTAGAACGCAGTGTTCGCCGTCAAGATCATACTTATCAAACAGTATACGACGAATTTACAGATGACATCAGAACCGGTTATGAATACGATGAGGAAGAATACTTAAAATCTTTACGCATTGGGTACATGAGCGATGTGCCAAATGTATTTCAATACATATCATGGGGTTATTACACTGAAGAATCTGATGATGTTGATAGAGAAACTGGATTCAGTGAGGCCGCTGCTGAGGAATTGGCAGAAGAATTAAAAAAATACATTCCTGATCTGTTGATTGACGGGAAATCTGAGCCAATAATAGTGAAAGTATCAGATCGCTATAAAACGATACCAAGACATTATGATGGAATGACTCCAAATTTATGGATTATTGAGCCTGATGCATCATTGGATGAAAGAAACCGTGATAGTGACATGGGTGCTGAAATAATTGCCCCACCTATACCAATAGATCAACTGGAACGAGTACTTACTCAATTTTGGAAATTTGCTCGGGCACATAGAGCATACAGTCATGAGTCAACTGGGTTTCATATAAATGTAAGTATGCCAAATATTACAACTTCAAACATAGATTATTTGAAGTTGGCTCTATTGCTGGGTGATGAGTATGTGGCAAAACAATTTGACAGATTTGAGGAAGAGGCATCCACATACTGCCGAAATAGTTTAGGTAAAATAAAGTCTGAATACAGACTTATGAACATACCAGAAATGTTAGTTAAGTTGAAAGATGACTTAGAAAATAGTGCCGCTCAAGCAATTCTAAGAACAAAACACGGAGCAGAAAAGAAAAGTAGTATTCATCTAAAACAGAACTATATAGAATTTCGCAGTCCGGGTGGAGAGGACTACTTCTCTTCAGATCCAAAATCGTTTACTGAATCTCTAAAAAAGATTACAAACACTGCCAAGCGATTTGCTTACGCTACTTATGTTGCTTCACAGCCACAATTAGAGCGTAATGAATACGCAAAGAAATTAACGGCTCTGCTAACTAGTTTATCTACTGGCAGAAAACCAACTGTAAAATACTATGATCCAAAATTGCCAGATAATGCTAAACAACCAACTGTCTTTGTTGATAAACCACAGCCTGGATTCAAACAGGTGGTTATACCAATTTCATCTGATTATGACAAAGATTTAGTCAATATATTTACTCGCTTTGCTGTTGGAGAGTTGCCACGGGCCGCACTAAAGAGTTTTGTAAAACAAGCACAACTTACTAGATCACTTGAGCCACTACATCGTCCATTTAGTAAATCTGCTGGAACTCAAACTCAGCCAACAAATGAATATTATTGGTGGAAAGTAGAATCTACAAGTAAACAACATGCTATTGAAGTAGTAGCGAAAAACAAAGCAGAAGCCATAAAAACTGCCGCAGAAGAGTGGGGCGTTACTACAGAACACGAAATGATAGTGGGCGCTACAGCTCAACCATTAAGAAAATACGAAGAACTAACAGCCACACACCCAGCAAGCTATTATAGTGCTATTATTCCAGCACATGATGAAACTGGAAACTGGGAAGTTTTTAACAGAATTAGTAATCATTCTTTGTATAGATTTAACGCTGATAATTATGATGATGCTGCTCAGATAAGTCGTTCCTGGGCCAGAAGAAATAATATTACCCCTGATGTTGCCTCCGAATTTTCTATTCGTCAAGTATCGCAACAAAATTAATTTCTCTATCTTTTCAATTCACTTGACTAATTTAATTAGTTAGTGTATCATCTTTACTTGAAAAGTAAAATGGAGATTTTATGTTTAAAATGATTTTGGCTTTTGTATTACTATTTGCTGCATTCTTTATTGGTATTACCGCACTCACAAAAACGTCTAAATCGGATAAACGTGAGTTGCTAAAAATCGCAGGGTATAGTATAGTATGTTCTCTGCTGACATTTGTTGTGTTGACATTAATTGTTCTACTATTTTGAAAGGTAAATCATGAAGCGTGTTTTTTCTCTTGGTATCGTTGCCGCTGCTGTTATTGCTGCTGGATGCACTCGTATTGAAAGTGGCGAAGTTGGCGTGAGAATTGATTTCTCAAAACAGATCAAGCCCGGTGAACTACAACCTGGCTCATTCAATCAGACTCTGATCGGCGATGTTCTTACGTTCCCAGTCAAGGATGTGGCAGTCGCAGTAGATAATATGACTCCACTGGCTAAGGACAATTCAACAATGAAGGACGTTGATATGACCGTTATCTACAGTATCAACCCTAATCAGGTCAGTGAACTGTACACCTCAAAGAATCAGAGTTTTCATGCCAAGAGCAAGGAAGACACTCTGCTGATGTACAACTATGTCTATCAGGCTGCTCGTAATGGTCTGTATAAGGCTACCCGTGAATTCGAAGCACTGGACATGAACGACAATCGTAGTGCCATTGAAGGCAAGATTCGTGAAGCGATGGTAGCAACTCTGGCAAGCGAAAAGCTGGATGGTAGCATCACTATTCAACAAGTTCTGGTTCGTCAGATGACGCCTGCTGATTCGGTTGTTGCCAGTGCTAATGATCTGGTTCGTAGCAAGAATGAACTTCGTCAAAAGGAAGTAGAAGTCAAGACTGCTGAAGCCGAAAGTCGTCGTATGGCTGCACTGGCCTCTCAAGGTGGTCAGAGTATTGCTTACATGAACGCTCAGACTGAGCAGATGAAGGCACAGGCTATGCTTGAAGCTGCTAAGAAGGGTTCACTAATGATGGTACCAGTTGGCACTACGCCGATGGTCCATGTAGGCAAGTAATATTCAGCTATTTTAAATAGGAAGTCGCTGTGTCTGGAATTAATTACCAACTGCGTTGGTTGATTCGTAAGACGGGAAATCGTCTTCAGAATGATTATGGTTACTACTATGAAGAAACTATTCGCGTCTTGCAATATCGTGTATACTATGATGCAACTATTTACGCGGCTATTGCGTCAAACGGCGACTTTCTAAAGCAGATGGTGTGGAGTGAATGGCAGGATGTTCCTGAGGTAGAAGATGTTAAAATTTAATTGTGTATTACATAATCTTTGGGCTAAAGAGAACTTTGATTCACTCTGGAACAAATCTGGAAGTTTTACTAAAAATAAACATTGGGAAATTGAACTTACAAAATACAGCAATTACTTTTTAGGCATCAGACTCGACACCTGCTGGCGTGGTCGCGATCATGCTGGATTTTCGGTAGAATTGATGTTGCTTGGTTATTGTTTTCATGTTAACATCTACGATAGTAGACATTGGGACTACGAAAATAATTGTTGGGAAATTTACACAGGAGAAAACGAATGATTACCATGCGTGATTTTATGGAAGTTATTAACTATCGTATTACTGAAGGAAGTGAATACGGCTGGCAGTGCTATGGACCTAATGCTCATTCACTTGATAGTTGGAATGGAGATAACGATGAAGGTTACAGTGCTGGCATTGTTTTTGACACGGTAACACAGGTTGTTTATGAATTGGACGTATGCGACTATAAGAACAATCGCGCTTATCGTTGGATTCATCCAGAATTTCGCGAAGAATACGTCAAACACTCGGAATGTAATGATACTCCTATGGATCAAGCCTGGGATGATGTGTGCTATACTGACTTGGATGTACGTGAAGACATTCTAAGCAAGGCAGAGGCAATCGTAAAGGGACTAGATTATGACACACGTGTGTCGGTTCCGCTTGAGTTGGAAGATGATGTTATTCTTGCCGCCGCACTAGAGGCTCATAAGATGGACATCACTCTTAATGATTATATTCAACGAGTGTTGGCTTACCATGCAGAAGAAGTCTCTAATAAGAGGAACACATGACTAATTTAATTGACGACCTAATTAATGATGCTGGGTTCAGTAGCACTTACGAGCGAGACAGACTTAAAAAGTTGTGTCAGCTATCTGCTCTTTACTGTGTAAGTGTCATGCTTACTGTAGAAGACAAAACCAAGTGTATTGCTGAGATTATCTCTTCTTTTAATATTGAGTTTGATAATGAACAAGATGAATGAGTACTTTGCCAACAATCGTTATAAGCACACTTATAATTTGGGTGATCGTGTGCGAGGTGTATGGGGGAAAATTCCCTTTACTGGAACTGTAATGATTGATACTCTAGTGGATGAGTATGATGGGCCCTACATTATCGTTCATAGCGATTTGCCTATCAAAGACGAAAATGGACTTGTTCGTACTATGATTAAACTCACTCATTCCGATATTACACAGGTGCTTTAATGACATTAGTTGCTAAACCGCTCGTAACAGACAAGCTCTGGATACTACTACACGGCCACAAAAAAGTTGGTAACGTGACCGCACAAGATGACGGGTATGTTGTAAACATTGGCAAAGCCGAAACGAAGTTTTCAAGTACTGATACGATTGAACAATTCACTAAGATTGAGTTTGAACGACCGTCAAAAAAACTAACTGAGCAGAATCCTTTATTTAATATTTGGCCAACTAATGGTAAACCATACAATAGTATGCTTGACATTAAGAAAAAAATTCATTTGTATACCAAGACATCCGATAGTCGATGTTATTACGCAAGTGGGTGGTATCGTTTAAAGATTAATGACACGTGGCAAACTCAGTTTTGTCCTAAGTATATCTTTATTCAGCGATATGAGTACTCTGGTCCTTATATGACACAAGAACAGGCAGAATTGGCATAAATATATGAATGATAAACATAAAAAAATTTATTGATAAAGTATCAACAATTGACGCGCGATCATCGCGAGATGTAGTGCTTACTCTCAGCGAGGCTAGAATGCTTCGCGACGAAATAGCAAAATTATTAGTGGACAGACTGGAGTCTATTCAACGAAACTCGTCACTCTCTTCGGAAGAAGTAACGCAAGTAGAAATTGTGGGAGGAAAATGGTGATGAGTAGAGTTCAGCCAAAAATACTAATGGAAATAGTTGATAAAAAAACATATAAGTGCGATCAAGTTGTAGAGGCTGCTGGAATATGGGCGGTGTTTTTGGACGATCAGCCCATTAATTTAAAAAATCAGCATTATTTAGACAGTAACAGTGTTCCGAAATATAAAAAGACCAGTTTTAGTAATCCAGGACACGCCAGAAATTTGTGTAGAAAGCTAAACGCACAGTTCAAAACTGATAGATTCACGGTAGTACTGCTAAATCAGGGAACAAAAGTATACCCGGACGATTGATGTGAGTGAGTTTGTCAAAAATAGAAACGCAATAACTAGAAAAATTCTAGGCATTGTAATGCCGGATTATTCCGACGAGATGCTAGACAACTCATTACTTACTTGGTGGGTAAATATTCGTAGCACTGGGGGACTCGGACTCACTGATGTAGGCTATCAAGCCTTTACTAAAGCTGATTTGGAAAATTATACATTTTTCATAGATAAAGCAACTCCGTCATTACATATCTACGCTGTAGAAATAGATAGAAAAATTCCTAGCCCATACTATCTTAGATATATAAAAAGAGATAGATACATAACAGTTTATGATACTCGTGTGGCAACTATGATTCAACTATACGGCAGTGTACACGACTACATAAGTAAATTGGAGAACTTATATGAGTAGCACTAAAAATCACAATCCCTTTATACGCATGGCACAAGAGGCAAAAGAAGCACAGAACGACAATGTTTTACCAAAGACTGGTAAACCAACAATAAATACACGTGTACCAAAGCCAACAAAAGGATTTGGAAACAAAATAATTAAGAAAACTGGAAGAGCATAATAACAATATAACCAAAAGTTGTATTCTTATATTGACTTTCATGCGTTATATAAATATAATACTAACACTTATAGAAAGAGGTATAAAATGAAGAAACTAATCACTATCGCAGCACTTGCTTTCGCAGGCTCTGTATTCGCTCAAGCACCCGCATCTGCCCCAGCACCAGCAAAGGCAGCTTCAGCTCCAAAGAAGGAAGTAAAGAAGGTCGAGAAGAAGGATGCTAAGCCAGCTGAAAAGAAGGCTAGCGAGCCAGCAAAGAAGTAAAAATTTTTTATTTCTATAAAAGGGAGACTTTTGTCTCCCTTTTATTTTTGTATAAATACATATGACAGAATACTGTCATCACACACACAGGAAAATTTATGTTAGCTTTACACAACTTACTATTAGGTATCAAAGCCTTTTTCAATTCGCCTAGTTACGGCGAAATCTTAGAACACTACATAGTCTCTAAACACCCAAAGGACAGTTCTGATATTGATCGTCTAACCATTGAATGGCAGCGCGATCAAATGAGAGGACGTATACTATGAAGTTCTTAGTTAGTCTATGGGAAGCACTCTTAGAGTGGTCAGAAGAAATAAACGAATACCGTCGCAAGAACTGTATTCGAAACATGTACTAAGGAGAATACAAATGTTAAATTGGCAACCAATGACGGATGAGGATTGGCAGTGGGTCAATTACGGCACATTACCAAAATAAGTTGACATCTTACTATAAACGATGTATATTACACAGACACTTACACATATAAAGGAGATACAAATGTCTAAAAATCAAAACACAGAATCTTTTATGTCACAGCTACCAAAGATGCCAGAACTAAAGGTTTCAAAAACCGGATACGAGATTCGTTCTGATGTTCTTGCTATGGCAAAGGACTTGGTTCAATCAGAATACAGTATGAAATTTCACGGCTGGGAACTAAGTTCAACTCGTGACGAAAAGACTGGGCAAATCGTCAACGCGGTGAATATGCCAGAGTTTCCCGGACTAGACAAAGTACTAGAAACCGCGGAAAAGATGTACGCATTTATCAACGCTACCACACGCAAGTAAGTATTAAATTCTAGTAGAGAACAGTGGGAGCTAAACTGCTCCCACTATTTTATGACTGAACTATTTTATAACACATTAAAATGGATACGTGAGGATTACCGTAGTAATCCAGTTCGCTGTGTTCTTGAAGTATTTGCCTGGGCACTTAGTATAGGGTGCAGTGCTACTATGGCAATAACTGTTCCTCATCCGCCATTCTTGATCCTGTATCCACTTTTTATTATTCAGTGTGCTATCTTTGCCTGGGCAGCCTGGACCAGACGCAGTAGTGGAATGTTGGCAAACTATGGACTATTGGTGACTATTGATAGTATAGCCTTGTTTAGATTGTTGGTTCAATAATTTGACAAAAAATCAAAAACGTCTATAATAGAAACATAACTTAAATAATTTTGAGGTGAAACATGCCGTGTCGTGATTATGGTAGCGATGACTATGATTTTTCTGATAGACAATTGGGAATTCTAAAGCGCCAAGCAGAGGAAGAGATTCTTAAAGAGCGTGCCGATATGCTGGCTCGTATTGCCTGCCGCGCACTTGAAGCCATTGAGGCTGGTGGCGGCACTTACAGTCATCTTCTTGAAACCGTCATTCAAGACAAGGAGACTGCTGATTGGTGGGTAAAGCATAAGGAACAGGATAAAAAGCAACGTCTGATTCGTCTTAAAGAAGAACTAAAAAAGAAAGAACAGGATGAGTTAAAAAAACGTGCCTATGCTAAATTGACTGAAGAAGAAAGACAATTGTTTGGTTTGAATAAAAAGAAAGCAGATAAGCAAAATGGAACAAGAAGTTACTACTGAGCTGCCAGACGAACTAGTTGAAGAACTAGAGGCAGTTATCAAACAAGATTCTATGAGAGAATCACGTGCCACACGCATCATGCTGGAATTGGTAAAATGCCAACGCGCTGATTTTCTACTACTGCGTGACGATGATGTCCGTAAGTGGTGGGGGCAAATTCTAAAACACGTAGAAACTACTATTTCCGAAAGAAAGCGAAGATGGAACGAATATACAGTCAAAGTCGCGGCATATGAACGTCTGTTGCCAGAAGAACGCCGCGCTCTGGGAATTCGTAAGCCATCAAAACCACAAGGCAAAAATCCATTTGACAATAAATCGGTTAGGTGATATACTGTATTCACTGAGTTAAACAAAGGAGTAAGAAATGGGAACACGCAGCACTATCGCACTTGAGTACGCAGACGGTACCGTTGGTCAAGTTTATTGCCACTGGGACGGCTACTTGGATCACAACGGCATGATCCTGGACATCAACTACACAGACCCGTTCAAAGTGCGTGAGCTGTTGGACCGTGGTGATATGAGTACGCTGGATACCTCTGTTAGCGGCTGCGACTTCTATTCTAATCGCGGTGATTACGTGCCGCAGCGTATGTATAAGGACTTCGCTGAATATCAGAGTCAAGCATCAATGGAGGAATACGACTATATCCTGCGTCAAATCGATGGCAAAGCCGTATGGTTTGTGCGTAGTTACGCAACCCACGATGATTGGGTCACTCTGGAGAAGGCTTTTGTGGCGGAAAAGGAGTACACAGAATGATCAAGGTTGTAACGAATAATTTGGGAAGCGGTGATTGGACTACGGTTCTGGGTCACTGCGGTGAAGTCCTGTTCGAGGGGCATAAAGCAGGCCCGCAAGACATTGTAGACATCTTGAACAGTCTACTGGATTGCGGTGCGACACTGGTGGAAGTCACTGACGAACAAATGGAAGAACAGTATCCCTGAATTTGACAATAAATCCAATTCCTGATATACTGTATTCAAGTTAGAAAACAGGAGCAAACGATGTTTCAAGACTGGCTCTACCAAGACATGACGGACTTTGAAAGTGCCTTGGAATACGAACGTGAGCATCCTAGTTGGCAGTGTGAGTGGGATCAGCGTATGGCTAATGAGTTTCCTGTGTTTGTTACTGATTTGGGAGTTGAAGAATGAACGAACGAATTCAAGAACTTGCTGACAGGCTGTGGCGTATTCATCCTAAGGATATTGATGCTATGGGATTAAAAACTCGCAAAGAGTTTTATGAACAAGAATTGAAAAAGTTTGCCGAGTTGTTGATTCGGGAATGTATCACACAATGTGAAAATGTTGGTGAAATTGCTGAACAAACGAATCACGGTGAGATGGCTCGTAAGACTAAGGCAACATCTAATGGTTGTGCCCAAATGATAAAGTGGCGTTTTGGACTTGAATGACCGAAATTTGACAATAAATACGTTTCCTGATATACTGTATTCACTGAGTTAGACAACGGAGTAAACGAAATGAACTGCGCACCCACTCTCACTGCCGAAGAATTCAAGCAAATCCACAATGGTCTGTGCGACCTCAGGCATGCGATTGACCGTCTCGACGGCGTGTTGGCCCCTGATGTTTTCAAACTCCTTACTAAGGCTAAGGAACAAATTTCTGTTGGTTTGGTCGGTGCTTACGAACAGGATACTCGTTCGTTTGATAGCAAGCATAGTCATTATGGATCTGTGCAGAAGGATCTGGGTCTGGATGCCATCTGGTCTCTGTACGAAATTGATGACCTGAACAAGCCGCATTCGTTCGAAGGTGTGACCAAGGTTGTGTATCGTAACCACTGGGGTCGTAAGTCGGTGTCGTGCACGATTAATGGCAATACCTGGGCTTCACTGTATGTGGCTGCTAATGCTTGCATCCGTGATAGCAGCGACAATCACCATGTCTTCATTGAGGATTTCACCAAGGAAGATGATACTCTGATTTTGTCGACCGGTTCTTGATAATGTCTGAACTTTCACGCGACCAAAAACGAGAACTCACGGACTCTGGCTTGATGTTTCTTCGTGCTGTAGGTAATATCTACGGTAGTGAACGTGCCTTGGAAATGTGGCACACTATCGCCGATACAATTAACTCTGATTTGAAGGGTTGGACGTTTGAGGCTATGTTGCTTGGTCGTATGGAGTCCTCTATCGTTATCCAATATCTTGGTATGCATGTCAATAAAATTGCCATCATCAAGGCAATTCGTACATGGGATAGGCGTGGTCTTGGATTGAAGGAAGCTAAGGACATGCTAGACGAATTGATGGAACGCGGGAAAGAAATCACACTAGAGGTAAGTTACAATAGAGTGAATCACGCAGCCGAAGAATTTAGGAATCTAGGATGTAAAGGATTAGGGTTATGAATTCAATATTTGTTGATTTAGATTACAAGGTTAAACAAAAAGAATTAATTTCTACAGAAATTGATTCATTAGTGCTTAGTGTTGCTTATTATCGGTATAGAACTGATTCTAGAAATTACTACATTGAAAATTTCTATGACGCTAAAATTGTGTCTAGCGTCACTGATGAAGATTATTCTACTGCTCGTCGCATTCGTGAGTACTATAGTAAAAAAATAATGTGGTGGAAACTTAGCGGAAAACATCTATCAAAATTTCGCAGTGACTTGGCAGAATTCTTGTCAGAAGATAATTCTCGCTCTTTTGACAAGAGCATTTGTGGTTTAATTTGGAAATTGCCAGAATTTTATTTTTATGATGTTGAGTTAGATCGGCTGTTTGAGTCACAACAGAATTATACTGTAATTGAGTCAGAAGTCCAAAATTCTGAGTTTACAGTTAAATTTTTGACAAAGCTGTCTAGAAAGACACGATTCAACGATGTGATCAAATATTGGTTTATAAACAAAGACGGAGTAATTGTCAATTTTACAATTGATCGTAAAAACATATTGTTGCCGATGTTTGAATCTATCGTGACTAGTGGAAAATTTTTAAAATTGACGGCCAAGTCAGCGAAAGTCGCAACTTACGACAGTAATCAGTATTGGAACATTACTGCTCTGAATTCTGTGTGTTTTGACTCTTGTCAATAAATACATCTTCTGCTATAATGTCAAACTATTGAGACAAATGGATACTTGTATGAAGCGAGAAGTAATTTCTTTCACTGCTGCTAAGCCTCGTGATATCATTGCGCGTGATATGATGGATCGCAATGGCCCATTTAAAGCCAAAGTGGAGTGCGATCAACGAAAGTATCGTCGCAATCAAAAGCATCGGAAAAACTTTTCGGATTATTCAGATCGGTTTTATCGTTAATCTGTACAAAAAAACTCTTGACCTAAATTAGAAAATAGGTTATAATAGAATCTTCAACAGAACAATACGAATTGCCCGAGTTTGTATTGTTCTATTCAATAATCATCGGGAAATAAGGAAATGTAAAATGGCTACTCTTAACACTCTGTGGACTTGTGTCGGTATTACTAAGCATGTTGGCTCTAATGGCAAGGAAGTTGTCAAGGTTCGTTGTGGCGTGGATCTCGCTCGTCGCATCAAATCCAGTCAATCTGCTTCCTATGTAAAGAGCAAGGGTGAAAAGTTGAAGGAAGTTCGCACGGACTTTGTATCGCTTCCTACTCCTATGCTGCGTTTGGACGCACTAAAGTTTGCGCTGGCTGCCCCAGACTTTCAGTCACCCAGCGATCAAGCACTGATTCAGGACGCCATTGATAGTCGCGTGCCGAAGCAGCCTCGCGAGAAGGCAAAGGCTGAAAAGACTGTCAAGGTTCGTGCTTCTAAGAACACATCGCCTAGTCTTGATAGCATCAAGGCTCGCGTTCGCAAGACCAAGACAACGGTAGAGGATGTTCTTTCTGCTGTCGCAAGTGAGAAAATCTCGTCTGAGACTGAATCAGTATCCGCAGAATAATCGGTATCTAGCATGAGTAGACTTTCCTCGGTTGGTCGTCAGTGGGTCAATTTTGACCCAGCAAACAAGAATCATCGTAGTTGGTATGCGAAATTTGAACGCAATAAAACGTGGGGCGGCTGTCCAGTGAGATTTGTTGTTAGTGACGATCACGGGGATGTACTTAGCATGATTCGCGCACAACTGACTCAGTACTATATCGGCAGAGAATTTGATTTGAGTCGGCTTGACAATAAATCCGAATCCTGATATACTGTATTCAAGTTAGAAAACAGGAGCAATTGATGAGCACTTTCGTTTTTAGAAGCCCGCAAAGCGAGGTTCGTGTCACTGTGATTGCTGCCGATCATGCCCGTGCTACACAGGAGTTGGTACAGCGTCTTGAGCACCTTGAACAGATGGGCATCGTGATCAGCCCTGAAGATTTTGAATTGGTAAGTGCCTACTAAGGAGTACACGATGAAAACCTGGGAAATCTGTGTAGAGGATGGACCACATCAATGCTTTTATGTAGAGGCACAGGCCCGCACTCTTGATGAGGCTATCCACAAAGTTCGGAGTGATATGAAAAAGCAGAAGCCTTGGCTTCATATCCTGATTAGTCACGCCGCCTGTAGAGAAATCAAATAACCTTCCACTTGACAATAAATCCGAATCCTGATATACTGTATTCAAGTTAGAAAACAGGAGCACAAGATGAAGGTCACAATCAATCCGTTCCAAACTCGTCAAATCGGTAGCAACATTGTTGAGGTGTGGGTTGGTACTCCGGGCGAGGCAGAAAGCGAATTTGTCTGCTCCGTTGGTATCAACCTCGTGCCCCAACTGATTGCCACACTGCGGAAGATTGAGGGCAAGCGAAAGCCTATTGATCCCCGAGATAAACTGATCAAGTCTGTGGATATCATTGGAGATAGATAATGAACGAACGAATCTTTGAACTGGCCAACAAGGCTGGATTTGAAAATGGGCATCAGGATCGCAACGGCAATTCATTATCAGGTGAATTAGAAAAGTTCGCCGAGTTGTTGATTCGGGAATGTATCGAACAATGCGAAAAGCAAGAGTATGACTACTGGCGTGCTCCGGAAGATCAAGAATTCACGCCGCAGGATTGTGCTGATGCGCTTGCTCGACATTTTGGAGTGAAATGATGATGGAACGAATTAAAGAACTTGCCGAGCAGGCTGGTATGACCGACGATAAGTTTGGTATGTTCTTTGCCAAAGACAAGCACGATGAAGACGGTGTTGACTTGGAAAAGTTCGCTCGGTTGATTGCCAAAGAATGTGCGGTTTTGGCTATGACCGAACACCATAGCACCAGTCCTGCTGAATACGAGGAGATGGAGCCATACGAGCAAGGCTGCGATGATACTGCTAGTGCCATCAGCGGCAAGATCCGTAGAATTTTCGGAGTTTAAGAATGAAAGCAGAATTTGAAATGACCTTGTTTGATGACGAGGAAACAGCAAAGAACTTGCCAATCCTGAATCGTCTCGAAGCATTGTTTGATCACTCTAAAAACAATTTGCCCGAAGAATACTTTTGGTTCAGCGACACTTTGCCGGTGGGTTCTCGGGTAAAAATTACATTTGAGGTAATAGAATGATGCGTCTAGGAGCCTACGAACGAATCGCCCAAACTCTGCTGCGTGGTCAGCCCAAGCCCCAACGGTTTGCCCGTGTTTGGGAAGGTAGGCTGCTCACCGGTACAAAGAGTCTGCACCGTACCCCACAGAGCCGTCGTTGGCGAATGTTTTGGCGACTCAAGAGTCAGCGGCAGACCTCTGTTGAATTCTACTGGCAATCAAAGTCCCAGTAGTTGACTTGACTAATAATAAAAAATAAACTATACTATAACATCTCAATAAACAGTTTGGAATAACTTATGTACAAGAACGGTGAACGCATGATGGCTTGGATTGCCAAAATTGCTGAAGTGTCTGATATCCCGAATGCTGATTCTATTTGCGCCTATCGTGTTGGTGGGTGGTGGGTAGTAGATAAGAAGAATGCCTACAATGTGGGTGATCTTTGCGTTTATGTATCCATCGATTCCTGGGTACCAACCGAACTGGCACCGTTCCTGAGCAAGGGCAATGAACCTCGTGAATACAATGGGGTCAAGGGTGAACGTCTGCGAACTGTGAAGTTGCGCGGAACTACCTCACAAGGCTTGCTGCTACCACGGTTGGTTGTGCTTGACAAGGTAGGCGAGATCGCTGAAGCCCAAGATGTGACCGAACTTCTTGGCATTCAAAAGTGGGAAGCACCTGTCCCGGCTCAGTTGGCTGGTCAAGTGCGCGGTGTCTTTCCTGCGTGGGGTAAAAAGACTGATGCTGAACGGTGCCAAAACTTGACAAGTGAAATCAAGCGGGCATATGATGAAGAGGTTCAATTTGAAATCACGATCAAGCTGGACGGCACTTCTATGTCTGCTGGGGTAGGACCAGACGGAGAATTCTGTGTATGCTCACGAAATCTTTCATTGAAGTTGGATCAAATTGGCAATACTTACGTTGATGTTGCCAAGATGTATGATCTTGAGACTAAAATGAAAGGTCTTGGGCGACCATTGATGATTTCTGGCGAAATCATCGGTGAAGGAATCCAGAAGAACCAAGAAAAAATCAAAGGGCAAGATTTTTACGTGTTCAATATCTGGGATCCGATTCGAGGTGAGTATCTTTCTATGGCTGAGCGTAAGCAAATTGTTACGATTCTAGGTCTAAAGCACACTCCGGTGATGCATGAATCGGTCACTCTACGCGAACTCGGATTGGACACTGTTGAAAAGATTCTGAAGTTTGCAGAGGGCCCGTCATTGAACGCCGTATCCCGAGAAGGAGTGGTATTCAAGTCGGTGGATGGAAAGTTTATGTTCAAGGCTGTGAGTAACGCATGGCTAGTGAAAAATGAATAATACAAAAGACTGATTAATCAGTCTTTTGTATAAATACGTTGTGGGAGAATATATATGATATTATGTCCGCAATGTAATCATTCGTCAATATCCGTGAAAGCATTTAGAAGTCACGTAGCAAAATCACATAAGGATCTTTCTGAATTACAATCCGAGGAGATGTGTGTTTATACGATTCACGGTAAAGAGTTAGTTGATAAGATCGTTCAACAGTATGTTGATGAGCACTTCGCAATTACATCTCTACCTATTCCAATTTCAAAGTACATTACATTAATTGGTAAAAAACGTTCAGCGTCAGAGGAAAAGAAAACTAAAAGATATAAAGCTAAAATATCCGCGACTCTAGCTGAAAGATATGGTGAAGGAATAATAAATCCGAGTCAAATTCAAGCAGTTAAAGAAGCGGTAAAATCAACAAACATTAAAAAGCATGGTTCGTATGAAAAATATCTAGAGATAAAAAATAAAGAATTAAGCGAGGGATATAAAAGTTATATACAAAATGATGTTCTAAAAAAAGACAGAACCTTAAAAGCGGAAAAAACATGCTTGGAAAGATACGGTCATAAAAACTTTGGGGCGGGCAAAAAGGCAAAAGACAAGAGAATAAAAACAATGTCTGAAATTATTGCCAATTGGGATTATGAAGAGAGACTTTCAAGAACAAATAATGCCAGAAACGCAGTAACTCATCGTGGAGGCTTCTCATCAAATCCAGAAAAAAGAGTCAGAGTAGCACTCGTCATTCTTGATATTGAATATATTCCAAACATTTTTCTACTCAACTATAGTTGGGACATGTTGATTGAAAACAAAATATTAATTGAGGTACAAGGAACAATGTGGCACGCTCATCCGTCAAAATATAAAGCAGATGATTTAATTATGAACAAGATACCGGCTCAGACTATATGGGATAAAGATCAGAGAAAACGAGAAATTGCAGAACACAACGGATACAAAGTTGTATACATTTGGGAACACGAAATAGATAAGCTGTCAGATTTTGAAATAATTGATTTCGTATCCGAGAGACTTAAATCAGTCAAAAATAACACTTGACAATAATACTTTGCTTGTGTATCATATAAAGTCTCAAACAAGTTCCTGTTGCGGAACGGTGATTAATTTTTACAAGGAGAAATGAAATGGAAAACGAAGTGCGTGAAGTAAATGGTTACGTTCAGAATGAACAAGGCAAGTGGGTTCTAACTGAGGCTGCTAAGGCAGAATCATTGGCACTGTATTACAGTGGCCGACTGGCATATGATCGGGAAGACACTCGTCATGCTATTGGTCGTTATAATTCAGTAGGAGAGATTATTCCCTTTCAACCTTGGCCTTCTAAGACTGTAAGTGCTTCTGAGTAAAACATGAGTGGATATAATCTGCTAACAAAAATTCGCCGTCTTGAGGCTATTTGTGATAAAATGGGATTTATGTTATGTCATAGTAAACACGGATATCATCGTGAATTCGGTGATGTGATTGCCATCAAACCCAAGGATCAGGATAGTCTTCCGATCTACAGTCGTGACGCTGAACTTTTTGTTGGTACATTTGATCAACTTGAAATTTGGTTACAGGGTTTAATTTGGGCACGTGACTATGATCGTATGGTATTTGGTAGTAAGCATGAATCAAATCGCGAACGTAAAGAACAAGATGTAAGAAATAAAAAATTAGTTAAAATTCTAACAGATGGAGCACAAGATGACTGACACAATGCCAACAGGAACCATTACAGAATGGACTGATACACAATGGGATAATTTCTCATATTGGTTAGAAAATCTGTTGCGTGAGGAAGTAGTTGAGATTGTGTTTACAAAAACAGATGGCTCTCAGCGTGTGATGAATTGTACTAAGAAAAATAGTGTAATTACTGAAGGCGTAAAACTTCTAGAACAAAAGCAAGCCGCTGAAAATACAGATGAAATTCAATCTCTCAAATCAAAACGTAAGATTCCGACCAAAGTAGGGAATATTACGGTTTGGGATATTGATGCTGGCGACTGGCGTAGTTTTCGTATCCGCAGTCTTACCAATATTCTCACGCTAATTTTGAAATATGATTATCGTGAGAATCATAATTTATATGAGGTAGTTTTCTAATGAGATCAGAACTAGATAAACAACTATGTGAAAAGTATCCCAAGATTTTTAAAGACAGGTACGCTGATATGCGTACTACTGCCATGTGCTGGGGTTTCGAACACGGTAGTGGTTGGTTTAACATTATCGACCTTCTTTGCGGACAAATTCAAGGCCATATCGATTGGCGTAGAAAACAGAGGGCCAGAGATTTAGTGTTCAACAGAGCACTAAAACGAGCACTTGCTGGAGATAAAGATAGTCTAATCAAATACTTTTCTTACAAGGGAAAAGTTAGTGACTATACAATGAAATCTGTTGAGGATTCGATTAAAGAGGGCACTTATCGAGATGTTCCTGAAAAAATTTATCAAGTAGTTGCTAGTCAGATTAAAGAAAAGTTTGGCACACTGAGATTTTATTATAACGGTGGTGATGAATATATTCACGGTCTTGTTGCTATGGCCGAGACGATGAGTGCTCGTACTTGCGAATCGTGTGGTGCTCCTGCTAAATCAACTAACAACGGTTGGATCACTACCATGTGTCAACCTTGTATTGATTCTAGAGAAGAACGTAGACAACAAGCACTTGACGAATATAATGCTAAACACGAAGATGTTTATCAAAAAATGAAAGATGATACTCATCGTCCAGAAGGAGTTGACTAATATTCAATCATAGTGTATACTATCATCTATTGAATAAAGGAATTATATGTCCGCAATCTGGATCAAAAATCTCAATGAGTCCGATAGTCGTCTACACAAAGAAGATGTGCTGCGCAAGGTTCTAAGCGCCGCCACATTGGGTGATTACGATAGTCAAGTGTTCTTGGGTCTAGTCAACGCAACTTACAATCCCATGATTACTTGGGGTATTAAACAAGTTTACGATACGACAGGGATCATTGATGCAGAAAATCCTTGGAATGAATTTAACGATCTACTGAATCAACTACGGCTACGTAAACTTACTGGTAATGCTGCACGTGATGCTATTGCAGCTATGAGTCTACGTTTTAACAGTGATGATTGGAATCTATTCTGTGCTGCTGTACTTCGTAAGGATTTACGCGCGGGCATTAGTGACAAGACTATCAACAAAGTCTGTAAAGGCACAAAATATGAAGTGCCTGTATTTAGTTGTCAACTTGCTACAAGTTGTGAAGATCGTCCAGAAATGAGTGGAGTAAAACGGCTTGAGCCCAAGCTTGATGGCGTTCGTGTGCTTATGATGTGTATTATTGGACAAGATAGCACAATAGTTACTAGCTACAGTCGTAATGGTAAGATTTTTGAAAACTTTAGTCACATTGAGCTAGAACTTGAAGATGTGATTCATCGTATTGCTGGACTTAGCGGACATACAAGCTTTATTTTGGACGGAGAAGTAGTTGGTAACTCGTTTCAAGAGTTGATGCGTCAAGCGCGACGTAAGGAAAACGCACAAGCTGATGATAGTGTATTTCACGTGTTTGACTTTATTCCACTAGATGATTTCGTTCGTGGAAGTTGTAATATTCCACTCAAGCGACGATTGATGATTCTGGAAAAGATTCGCGGCGTTCTAGGTCAGCTTTCTTCTGTTGCTTTGCTTCCTAGTATTGAAGTAAATCTAGACACTGCTCTTGGTAGAGAACAGTTGGATCGCTACGCAAATGATCAAGTCAGTGCTGGATTTGAGGGCATCATGGTCAAAAATCTTGATGCTCCATATGAGTGTAAGCGTAATACGTTTTGGTTGAAATGGAAGCCGGTAATTACAGTTGATTTGGAGATTGTGAGTGTTGAAGAAGGCACTGGTCGTAATGCTGGTAGGCTAGGAGCACTAGTGTGTTCCGGTGTAGACAACGATAAATCTATCACAGTAAACGTTGGTAGTGGGTTTAGTGACGCTGATCGTGACAACTACTGGGTTAACGCTAGTGTTGTTATTGGCCGCACTGCTGAAATTATGTGTGATGCTATTACTCAAAACCAAAACGGAACATACTCACTTCGTTTCCCGCGTTTCGTTAGATTTCGCGAGGACAAATGAAAATAAAATCAGCAAATGGTCTAACTGGGTGTCTAATCTACTGTGCCGATCAAGTGTATAGGATAAGAATCTACGCTGATGGTGGTGACTTCATAGACTACGACATTCAGCACAACGATCTGCTCTTCACTATATGCGATGAAGACGCATATCTATACAGCAATAATGATCGCTTTTGGATAGATCACTCTACAGAAACTCTTGGACTTAACAATGAAAATAGCCATAGCGTCGGATCTTCATCTTGAGATGGCGGATCTAAATCTTCAAAACACTGAAAACGCAGATGTATTGATTTTGGCCGGCGATATCTTGGTTGCTAACGATCTACATGACCACCCAAAGCCAGAAACACCATATCCACCTGGCATCATCAAAACACTAGGTAGTCGCCAGCGTAAGGCACAGGAGTACCGTGACTTCATCAGTAGATGTGCATTTGAGTTTCCGCATGTGATTGCGATTGCAGGCAATCATGAGTTCTATCATGGCAAGTGGATTCAAAGTGTCCAAACTTTACGTGATGAGTATGGAATGTATCCTAATGTGCATTTCCTTGAACGTGACATCTTCACATTAGATGATGTTACTTTTGTAGGGGGTACATTGTGGACGGACATGAACAACTATGACCCACTTACATTACATGCAGTCAGTGATATGATGAACGATTATCGCATGATTAGGCATGATGGATTAGGTTATACTAAACTACGTCCTGCACATACGGTTCTAAGGCATCGTGATACATTGAGCTACTTCAAAACGGTAATCGATGATCGTAAGGATAGTAAGATTGTGGTGGTAAGTCACATGGCTCCATCTTACCAAAGTATCCACGAAAATTATCGTAATGATAAAATAATGAATGGCGCCTATTACACTGA